AATTACCTCTTAGATGGCGCCCTGGAGCGCCGCAATTTTCATGATGTCAGTGTAGTATTCTTCTCGAGAAATGTAGTATTCTTCAAGCATATACCAAATCACTGGGTATTTTTCAGCAAATTCATCAGAAGCTTTATTAAAATCAGACTTTGATGATAAGATGAGTTTATTATAAATCTTAGAACATAAAGCAATTTTTTCAGCAGCTTTTAACGGCTTCGCTGATGTGTTAATAGAGCGGTCATTTAATGCTTCCGCTATACGGTTAAGAACTAAAGACTTTTCCCAGTTATCGCCGGAGATAAAATTCTTCAGCAACGGATTAAGCGCCTTTATATTAATCATAGCATTGAAGCGTCTGATATTAAACAAATGCGGATGAATTAAATCATCAAGTACGTCGTCAATCAAATCTGCGTAACTATCAGCTAAAACATCAAAAACTGAAGTTAGAGAATTATTGTCTTTGACGTATTTCATTGCGCTAGGACGAATAGTATAAAATTCTTTTACGCCCGCAGCTTTACATGCTTGTCTAATATTTTCAATGATATAACTTGTAGAGCATTCTGTTTTTAATTCAACAATGTCTTCTCGATTAAGTCCAACCGCTAAACCTTCCAATTCACGAACTTCATTTGCGGTTAAGAACAAATTAGTCGATTCCCAACGAAGTTCTGAATCCAATTTCCATAGTTGAGCGTTCGGAGATTTTGGACGTTTGACTGCGTCTGAATTATCTGGCTTATTGATTTCGGCATCTTTGGCACGGGCTTGTTCCATATCAGAAGCTTTAAAAATAACTACTTCATCGCCTTCAAACAACTTCTTAGCAAGTTCTACAACTTCTAAATGGTCTTCATTATTTGGGTCAATTAAAATAACTTGACAGCCTTTATGAATATTAAGATAGCTCATTCCACGAATAGTGCTTGCTCTACGGTTTGGCTTATCATCAATCATAAAAACAATCTTTTTCTGATTAACATGAATTAAGCCAGATGCCGAATATCGGTTGCGCGTGCTCCATGAATTACTAATTTTGCGGCGTTCAGCCATATCACCGACAAAGTAAGTATACATATTAGATGAATACATTTTATTTTCAAGAGCGCGTTGGTCGAAATAATCAAGCCATTCGCGGCAAGTTTTACCTTGAATTTTTGATTGGCTATTACCAATAATAGCAAGAGACCTGCTAGAGAATTTCTTTAACTCACGAACCAACTCTCGCTTATTGGTTATACTTTCAAGATGTTTAATATCAGCGTTTAGAGCTGTTTCTTCGATGTTATTAATTTTGTTACGAATAGCTTCGATAGTTTCTTCGTTGTAAGAAAGCTCTTCACGGCTAGGAGTAATATCAAGTTCACCTAATTCAAAATTAACATAAACCGTGTTATACTTGTTATTCAACCATTCGCATTTGATACCAGGAACTTCTTGAACCTTAATCGGATAAACAATTCGTCCATAAATCGCATACAAACTCGAATCAGTATCAAAATAAGAGCGTTGTTTATCAAACCATTGCTTTTCTGGAGTGAACTCTTCGAAATAATCAATATCGATATTAGCGCCTTGAATTTCCGGTTCAACACCAGAAAATGTGCGTAAAGTACGACGAACTTCATGATGCCACTTATCAATATCGTCAGTTTTTACCGGGACAGTAATTTCAATACCAGTGTATTCATCTTCTTCCATTGCTGTGTCAAACAGCGGAATAATTTCTGGGCCAGTATTTTTCATTATAGCGGTGTAACCGCGCTTACGGCCCTTATGACAAGAAACGACTGTAAAAGTTTTTGTATAGCTAAATGGAGATTTTGAGCCAAGACCCATTGCCCCGATGAAATCATTTGAGTCAGCTTTAGTTGAAGCAAAATAAGTATTATACAAGCCTGGAGCATCGTCAGTTCCACGAATTTGTTCATCGCTCATACCTGACCCAAAATCGCGAATTACGAAACGCGGGTCTATGCGAGTAGGAACTTTAATAGTGAACGGACGAGTTTGGCCATTCAGTTTATGAGCATCAAGACAGTTAGTAGATAATTCACGAACGATAGCGTAAATTTTATTGGTATACAACTTGTCTGAAAGAACCATGAACGCTTTCATGTTGTTCTCAATGCCAAACTTACTTGCCTTTTGATTGGCTGAACCAAAAATCTGCTCTTCTTCTTGTTTAATAATCATCTTTTTCTCTCATTCACTTAAATTAATCTTGGTTACGCTTAATCAATTCCGCAGCTTCTAGAAGTTCTTCTGCCGTTGCGGTGTTGTTTTGTATTTTAAACCGTATTTCCTTAAAGCGTTCTTTAAAATCTTCAGCTTCACTCATGTCGAAAAATCTTTGAATGATGCGATACTCTTTATATACAGCGTCATCAAATAATACAATACAAACGTTAAAGCTTTTCATTTCCTACCTCTCTGATGATGGCTGCAAACTGGTTCATAGTGTGTTTTTCACGTACAGAGTAAACCAGCCTCAAAGCGGTTTGTTGTAGGTTCACCGGAATGGTCTGGTTGTTTTCAACTAGTACAGCAATATGTTCTATCATATTAGAGAATTTAATTAACCAGTTTTCATCTGGTGTATTCTCTGTTTTATCAAGAAACATATCTTTACTTTCTCTTATTGTTGCTGCTACATTGTCTAAATTAACATAACTTCCGTTAAGCATTTTCATAGCTGTAATCGCCATACTAAAAAGGGACTCCCGAAGGAGTCCCTGTTATTACCAAGTGGCTTTTGATACCATACCTGTAACTTTTTTCAAAGAGTTGTCCGGCTGACGAACACGAATAGTAGCCATATCACCGGGGAGAGGAAGAGCATCTCCCCACATATAACCGAAACTTCCATCTACAAGCGTTACCCAGATTTGTGACATAAACTCTCCTATACGGGCGGAATACCCGTATTATTTATTCACTCATCCAGACCTTGCGAGGAGCTGCGTCATTACCCATAACCATTTCAAAAAGTTCTTTCCAATTTGGAGGTAATGAAACTACATCATACACGGGTTGCTGAATAACTCGTTCGTATTCGTCTTCTTCCAAAGAACCAAGTCCCTTGATATAACGAAGTTTCCATCCGGCGAGTTTATCTTTTTCCGCTTCATATTCAGCAGAGTTGTAATACCATTTTTGTTCAGAGCCCTTTGACATAATAATCACCGGGGTTTTAACAAACCGAATACGTCCTTCTTCAAACAACTTTGGCCAATTAGCAAAAAATGCCAGCAGGCTTGGATAAATTGACCCTGTACCATCGACATCTGCGTCGGTCATAATCGCGATATTTTTATAATTCAAAGAATCGTAATCTTCACCAATAACTAGCCCGGTAATTGCACAAATATCAAAAATTTCTTTATTTTTAAGAGCTTCCGATGCTGACATTCCCCAGGTGTTCATCACTTTACCTCGCAGTGGATAACCACCATGAAGGTCTCGGTCGCGAGTATTAATTAGATAACCAATAGCAGAATCACCTTCTGTTAAAAAGAGAGTTGTTTCTACTTTATCATTGCCATATTCGCCGGCTTTGATATGTTTATGAACTTTAGCTTTGGCTGCCTTTTTCGCTGCCTTGGTTTCTGCTGCTTTCTCTGCCGCCAGTTTACGGGCTAATGCGGCTTCAATAATCGGCATTAAAATAGCGTCAGATTTCATAATCTGATTGGAAATTTTCTTTGCGTCGAGATTTAAGTGAGATTTAATTTCACCCCATGGACTTGTAAGACGCTCTTTGGTTTGCGAGTCAAACCGCAAGTTACTCATATCTCGAATAAACATCAACACAGTAAAACACTCTTTAATACGAGCTTTGTTTACTTCAATTTTGTGTTTACGTTTAATAGCTGGAATTAGTTCATTAGCAATTTCGTCAATAACATAATCAATATGCGAACCGCCATTCTTTGTATGAATGTTGTTAACATAAGTCATTTGACGAAAACCGTCTGGAGAATTACCTATTGCCAAAGAATAATTTTCTTCATCAATAATGATAGCATTTTCATCATACTGTTTAGAATATTTTTTGAAATTACTATCAACTTTTTTGTTGTTAAATTTAAATTCAATTTTTGGATAAACTACTGCCAATGTCTGCAGACGGTCCAGCATAATATCAAAATAAACATCATCAAAATTGTTCATTTCGAAATGACTAAAATCCGGAATAAATTCTACCTTGGTTCCTTTATAAGAGGATTTTTTGGATTTCCAAGAAACATTGTCAGAATTATTGCTACAAGAAACTGTTAATTCATTTTCTCCATCAGATGTTGTGCCCTTGAACATAACAGAGAAAATGTTAGTCAATGAAGAACCGACACCGTTCTGTCCACCAGTTTTACGTTCTTCATCAGCACCGAAGTTACCGCCTGCTTTCGTTTTCGTCCAAGCTGCTACTGGACCAGGAATTTCTTCACCCTCAGGAGTAGTAACCATAGCCTGCGGAATTCCACGGCCATTATCTTCTACGGTCACTTTACTTGCGGAAGAATCGATATTGACTGAAATTTTATTAGCAAATTTAAAACTTGTACGGATAGCTTCATCAACAGAGTTATCGATAATTTCATCAATAAGTTTAAGAACGCCAGCTACGTATTGTACCCGCTTAAATTCGCCAAAAACAAAACGCTCATGAAATTCGTTAGATACACTTCCGATGTACATTCCAGGACGCTTAAGAACGTGTTCCTTGTCAGAGAGCATTTGAATTTTATTTTCAATCATGTTATTATCCCAGTTTGAATTTGTCTAATAATTATATCATCAATTTAATTTAGCAATTAATTCATCACGATATTTCATGAGATGATGAAGCGCTGGGGCTCCATATAACGGAGTATAAGAATACGAATTAGGCTTTTCACAAAATATAGTGTGAAGAGCTTGTTCTTGGTTTTCATATGAAAATATCAAAGTTTGATTATACGGTTCATTAAAGTATGTAGTATAATTATTTTCTTGAACTACGATAAATTCTTGAACAACTTTATAATATTTTTGTAACCAGATGTACCGGCCGTTATCTAATTGAGTCGGGAACAAAGCGAATTTATATTTTCCAATTGCTCGTTCAACTAACCTAAGCTGACGGGCGGCTTTTCTTTGAATTGAATTTTTTCCAAATATCATAATATTTTATCACTCAGCTGTTAAGAATAATCGCGATTTTTGTACCCGTTGTAATGAACGGCGGGCGCGGCAGTTTCTCGGAACATTTGTCCTTCACAATTCAGAAATGAACAATCAATTGGTTCATCACGCTCTGAGACCTTGCGCATCTTTTCTACCTTTTCGCCGCAAGCTTCACAAGTATAATCATAAATTGGCATTACAATAATCCTTTTAGCATTTCAATAGCTGCTTTGACTTGATTTTTATTAGTAATTACTAAAGTGATATGAGGAATTTCATTTTCTTCTGAAGCTTCATATTCGTCATCATTAGCCGCCGAATTAAGTGTTTCCAACTTAAAATATTTAGCTTCGTCGCCCATGATAAAGAAATATTCATTACTAGTTTTAATACCAGAATATTCTGGTATTTCGTCAATTATATCTTGCGCGCCGCAGAGAGCCTGACTTAATGTTATAATCGCTTCAACAGCGCCATAATAATTAACGCTTAAAACTTTAAAAAATCCGCCATTTTTATTAATGAAATTAATAATTGATTTGTTGTGTCTATGAGCTTTGACAAATCCATCATAATCTTTAATCGAATACCATTGGCCTTCAACGAAGTGTGTTAAATTTTGTGTAGTCATTAGATAGTTTCCTTCCAGTAAGAAGTTCCATTTTCATTGATGTAACGAACTGCCGCGTAGATTGCACGGTTGTTTTCGTAAACGTAGGCGTATGTGTGATGCTCTAGATATCCTTGAACTTCTTTTTGCACAATAGTCAACTCTGAATTGAACAAGATATCTTCAAACTGCTCTTGTGTTAAAATGCGGTTCATTTTATTTTCCTCATTTGTTTTGATAGGGTTATAGTATCATAACCCTCAAGGAAAGTAAACGGTTTGATTATGCTCGGCCTGGACGAGCTTCACCGCCCATTACATATTTGATGTTGTCGATAGGAACTACAGCGTACTCACCGAGGAATACTACGTTAGCTACAATTTGGTCAGTATCTTCGTCACGATAAACAAGAGATACCCAAGCTCCCATATCAGAAATATCTTTTCCATCTGAGATTTCCAATGCGTTGTGTAAATCTACGGAAACTGGTTTGCATTCAAACTCAACTTTAGCAATAGACAGGGCGTCTGCAGATGCTTTGACTGCTTGTCTTGGGCTAAGTCCATTAACTTCATTAAAACTATACTCAACAGAAACTTTAAAATTGCCTGAGCCCAATTTAGGGCCTATAACATTAATGACACACTGACCGCTGGTGGTGTCTTCAGAAATAATCCAATCGACCAGACCTTCGTTCTTACTACCAATAGCTTTTGCACTTTTACTAGTCATATCAACACCTTATTTAGATTAGACCAATTTTGACCCAAGAAAAAGTAAACGGTTAAACTTTCACTTTCAGAAAACTGGTTGAGCGGATTTCTGCCGGAATAACTAAATCCAAATCTTTAGTAGCCATTAAAGCATATTCACCTTGATAAACCACGTTCGCAACTTCTTCGCCGTCAACACCATAAACCAAGGTAACTAATCCGCACTTACGGTCGCAAATGCGATAGTCTCCCTGCCCGCCGGAATGCTCGATTGCCGCGTCTGCGTTTCTAATTCGTACAATATCGCCAATTTTAATAACATAACCTTGAGAAGCTTCTTTCGTATAAGTGTCATTTTCAGACACATAGTAGTCTTTTACATAAATTGTTTTATTAGTTTTAACATCGCGCAGACGATATCCGTCACGCTTTGAATGACCTAGAACAATACCAACACGACCAGCATTTTTACCACTAATTACACGGAGTTCAGCACCTTTAGCAAACATATTATCACCTTTTCAATTTTCAGTATCAGATTTGAGAAATTATTCTATATCAAAATCTTTAAAGCGTTATCCACGACCTTTTGGAAGTGAAAGAGAGTCAATTTCAGCACCGACCGGAGCTTCTTCTAAGCCAAGCGCATATCGTTGAGCATACTTCAGCATCAGAATATCTTTAGCACAATCATGGATACTATCATGAGCGATGAACCCGTCAAGTACACCATTACGCAATGGAGTTGTTGTTAAATTTCTAGTCATCAGCAGAGCTTCTATTGCTGTACGGATATCTCGCTGGTTCCAGAATTTACATGGTTCCAAATTAAATGTGTCAATATCTTTATCTTCAATTCCTTTCCGGAGTTCACCTTCACGTAGGATATCAACAAGAATAGGAAAGTCAAATGACTGTCCGCGGCACCATCCGAATGAGTTCCATGCATCTACTCCGCTATCTTTCAGGAATTTAAGAAGTTTATAAAGTCCTTCTACATGGTCAATGTCATCGTCAGAAGGAGCAAGGTTAGCTCTAGCTTCAGCTGATTGCTTTTTCCACCAAGCTAAAGTACTTGCACCGAATAACCGATATGGTCGTTGTGCTCGGAGGTCGAATTTCAGTTTCATTCCCCTGGAAACTAGCTCATCAAACGTTTCGATAATTTCCGGATTAGGGTCAAAAACTACCACCGCACAGTCAATAACAGCTGAACGGGAAACGTTACCGAATGTCTCCCAGTCGATAATAAAATCTTTTACGCCTGACATACATATTCCTTGAGCTCGTTAATTTGTTCGGCTATTTTATCACTAATATTGATAAGCGGTGCTTCGCCTTGGAACCATGCAATACTCAACGCATTTTTCCGAATCTCGTTTAATTGTATCAATAACGTGAATTGTTGACCACGCCACCAGGCATCTCTAGGTTTGTTAGCTTCAATAGCATCAATCAACGCATTGAAATCATCGATATTAAGAGTAAACATATTCATTCCTATACAAAGAAAACATCGTGACGACCACGGGTAGCACCCACATAAAGAAGCTCTAACTTAAACTTGTTATCGCTGCTTACGTGAATACATGGAGTATAAATGAAACTACTATCTACGGAAATACCCTGAGCTTTATGGAATGTTGAACAAGGTAAAGCTTTAACCTTATGAAATTTTCGTTTAGCATCCCAAAATTCTGACCAAGGAGCTTTTCCACCCTTGTTCCAATTCTTATAGGTATCTGCCGTCTTTGCCAAGAAAAACTGAAACTTGTTCATTTCTTGTTCGTCAGATATTACATTAATTTTCTCACGAGCATATTCTTCATCATCATAAGTTTCTACATCTAAAACCCAGTGACGAATTAGGTGTTCACCAGATACTCCCTTCGCTCCCAAGAATGAAGACGTGTAATCTGCACTTAGAATACGAACATATTGACCATTAGTAAATAATGTTTCGTGGAATTTTTTCCCCTCAAATACAAGTTCCCGCATTAAAGGTTCTTGCATAACAATAACTTCTCCTATTACGAACGCCTCTTCCGTTTGATATAAACGTCTACGAATAATAGAGTTCAATTTATCAACTGACTTATTTGTGAATGCTAGCATTCGGTTTTCAAATAAATCTTCTGGCGATTTAACGATACTAAAATATTGCATCATAAAATCTTTGAGTGCCGTTGTACTTGTAAATCCGTGTACACCATGACCATCAACGGTTTTTTCGTAAATCCATGAACCATTTCTTATATCAGTAGCCACATCAATAATCGGAGCGTTACTGCGCATTACTTCAGTAAGATTTAACTGTTTAAAATCTTTATGAATAAAGAAAGGAGATATATGAGTTTCTGTTTCTCCGGGGTCAACTGGACGAATTTGAGCGACATCTCCAATAGCGACTATAGTACACCATTTAGGAATTGAAGCCATTAGTATTTTAAATAGTTTACGGTCCCACATTGAAGCTTCGTCGCAAATTAGCACTCGACATGATGCTAAATCTGGTACTTCTTTTTGTTCAAACAACATACTTTCTTCATATGTTGTAGGGTTAATTTTTAAAATTTTATGAATAGTGTTAGCTTCCATGCCGGACAATTTGGTTAATACCTTTTTGGCCGCGTGCGTAGGAGCCGTCAAAATAATACCAGTTTCACCAGTAGAAACTAAATGCTCCATGATAAATTTTGTTAACGTAGTTTTACCAGTACCTGCTGGACCATTGATGGTAACATGATTTTTCTTTTCTTTTATAGCTTTAATAGTTTCATCAAATGCATTTTTTTGACCAATAGTCAAATCTTCAAATGTGATTTTCAAAATGGCTCCTACGCAATTTTAACTCTTTTGACGTGCAAGGTATTAATAATCTGTTGGATGTTTCTTCGCTCAGTTTCATCAACAACAGGGATATAAATTATTGTATTACGTTTAAAGAAAAGCCATTTAGTCTCTTCTCCAACCGATTTTTTCCCGAGACGCAAAATTTCCTTTAAACTCACCAGTTTGGAATTCTTCATATGCTCAGCATCAGCTTCGTTTGAAAAAACCGTAGATGCTCCATGAAGATTTCCTCTGAACGAATGATACAGCGGAATTTCATATCCGTCTTTATCTTTATAAACCAACATATATCCATAGTGCATCACATTTTACCTCGGATAAATTGAAAGAATGTTGCAGAAAGCGGAAGACCTTTTTTCAATTTAGCTTTATCTAAGCGGGATAAGCTTTGAAAACGGATTAATCCCTTGATAATAATATCATAATCTTTCACGGTGATTTCTGCTTTGCTATTCTTTTTGGACGCTGCGCCAGAAGTTACAGCTTCAGAAGACGGGTATTTTTCAAATATTCTCTTTAATGTTTTAATTCCGCCTGTGATGCGAGTTTCTAGAGAATTGCGAGTGTCTTTCAGTATTCCAGCCTGCTTAAGATGACTGCGGCGAGCTTGGACGTTTGCCCAAATGCGTTTAGCTTCTTCGCGGCGGACATCGGAAATTTTAGACCAATCCGGCTCTTTGTTCCAATCATGAGTTTCTAATACAAAGTCAGAATGTTTGACAGCTGGCGCAGGTTCTATAACTTTGTTTTTAGAGTCAACAGCAGAAACGATGCGGGCAGCTAGTTCTTCTTGCATTTTAACGAGGTCATCAATTTCAAAGTTAGACCGAAGTTTATTGTATTTCATTTTGACAGGAATAACGTTGCCTTCTACATATCCTTTGTTGTTATCAAACCGCTCAAGAGTCATTTGGTCAGGTCCAAGTTCCTTCTTGAACTTTTCTCCTGAATATGCGCAAGTATCTTGCTCCATGATGTTCATCAAGTACTTCAAAGAAAGATTAAATTCTTTACTTCTAGAAGAAGCACTTTTGTATGTATGAACCAAACGTTGAGCGATAACAATTTCACGAGGCATAGCCATAACGATATTCCTTATTTGCTTTTTATGCGAAGGTGTTATAATGGTTTCAAGGATTATTCTAATACACTCTATCCGGAAAGTAAACGGTTAGAATGAATAAAAATCCAAATGATATACAGTATATGACGGAGATAAAGGGTCATACTGTAATTCTTCAATCTCCACTATCTCAAACTGTGTTCCAATAGGGAACATCCATTCATCTTCTCTGTTAACCATATCGAGTTTATCAAATCTTTCATCAAAAATAAAATCTGGGTCTATGCTGTGCATAAATTCTGTATCTGGCGCAGCCAGAAGCATGTTCAGTGCATGCTCTTGATAATTAAAAGCAAATGGGCAATTACGTAATGACAAAATAGTATGAGTACCATACACATTCCCTCCAGCGAATTGCCGTGCAGTGGAAAAATCTGATGTGAACGATGTAACTCGGTCATCAGCAATAATTCTTCCTATAGCCATATTTTTCAGCTAAGCTTCGGTGCGTTTTGACACTCCTCTGTAGAGTTCAACCGGGACATCGGAACTAATATGCTTACGTATAATTTTGTCCAATTCTACATGCAAATTTTTGTCAGTTTTATCGTTCATACACTGCCAAAGTATGCTCTGTTCAAAATCGCTGAACATCTTAATTTTTTCTTCATACAATTCGTATAGATTATTATCAGTTAAGTTACAAACGATTTCAGTAAGCTGAGAATTTGTGTATAACATAATAGCCTCCGTAGTTTACAGAAGCTATCATAACACATTTTGACTGGGATGTAAACGGTTATTCTGTCCACGGAGCCCAAGGAGGAGGGTCTAACCAGATAGAAGAGAGTTCTTCTACGAAAGTGTCGTTGAGTTTTACACCGTGCCGTAAGGCAAGAACAAAAAGCTCTTGTTTGATTTCAGCACGTCGGTTGCCAAATGCTTCTGAATTTTTTGACTGGTCTTCTTCAAATAAATCAAATAAATCCGACATTACATACCTCTGATGTATTTGGCAGCAGTTACGGACATAGTTTTTTCTTCAAATCCATTACGACGAATTCCAGTATCATTAAAATGATGCCAAATGAATTTTTCCAATTCAATGATGTGTTCAGGAGTATTTACAATAAATTTTTTGAAGATTTTTTTGCCATATCCATCTGTATGACACAGAGGTTCGCTAAAATTGAATTCTGGAAAAATGTATTTCTGACTGAGCAAAGTTTCTACCATACCAAACGGTGAATTTTCGCATTTGTCGATATTACAATCATGAATGATTTCCAACAATGCATTTTCGGGAATTCGCATTTTCATAAACTGCTTTTCTAGATTATTATAATGCTCGTTTGAAAAAGGTGCAGGTTCACCATACTGAGTTAAAACAACTTCAAACTTTTCTCGAGTTTCTTCTACTCGTCGATTAGTTCTTTTATAGAATTTCACTACAAATGACTTTGTTTTCATATTTTTCATGATATTTTCTTATTTTATGACTTATCGCTGTAAATGTTAGTTAAAAGCTTTTTAGCTTCTGTTGAAATACGTTTAGCTTCTTGTTCATTGCACCAATTTCTAGCGTATTCTTCCGCTTCATATTGAAGTTCTTGCTCAACTTTAGCAACCCACGAATCATCTAAATGAGTGGGTGTTTCAAACCAATTTTTGAATTCTTTGTACCATCGTTTAATCATAACCAGGACGTCCCAAAGCGAATAACAGATTTTTCACCTACAAAGTGAAAGTGAGCCTCATATACGACACGTAAAGCAGTACCTTCCTCACGGTAGCAATGAATAAAGATGTCTACTAAATCATACAGATTTGGGCTATTTGCGATAAACAAATGTTCATGAATTAAGCGATTTGCAATAAGACTATTGATACCACCAACTTCTTCAACCGGTTTCATCCAGTTAGATGTTTTCATAATATTGTCCTCATTTGATAAAAGAATTATATCATACCGTTTAAAAGCAAAAAAGGGACTCCCGAAGGAGCCCCTGCAATCAACCACCTGGTACTACTGGCGGTACGCCTTTAAACATATCAGCGTTTTTGGCAATCCAAGCGTCTCTTTGAGCTTCTTCAAAAACGGTAGAATACGCCGCTTTTTCGGAAGGGAAGAGTTGATAATGAGAACCAGCAATTTGATGCACGTCGGAGTAAAGCTTAAAAGCTACGGAAACTTCCATACCTTTTACTTCTCCGTCGGCATTTGTATGGTCAAACGTTTTTACGTTAACATAACTCATGTAATTCTCCTTTGTTGATTACATGAGTATTTATTAATAGTTATTTAAAGCCTCTACGATATCTGCTATGATATCTTCAGAATCGCCAATAAGTTCACGAAGAGATTGGTACTTATCTTCTGGGTTTAGAGGATTTAAGCCCCAATATTTTATTAAAGCATTTTCAATATCGGAATATGAAATCATTAATATCCTCGATTCTGTCGCTCAAAATTCTCAGCATTTTTCAGATAGTAAAGTTTAAAGATTTCTTCAGCTGACATGCCTAATCCTTGGAACATATTCAACACAAAGTGAAGAATATCAATCATTTCAAATTTAATTTCCAATTGGTCTTCCGGAGACATATCTGAAATATTTTTAGACTGTGCGTCAGCATAGCGAGCCTTCCATTTTTTCCATACAGCAGAAGCATCTTTATCGCCACGATGCATTTCACCTAGAGAAGTCAACAGCTCGCGGAATTCATCATCAATGCAATCTTTCTGTTCACGCATCCAAGATACTACGTCACCTGCAGTTTTCAAATTATCTGGATGATAACAAATTTCAGGTTTATCATTTGCAAGACGTACTTGTAATGATTTTTGCATATCAAGCATCACCTGAAGCGGGTCAATACCAGCATTCATAGCGTCATGATATGCATTTTCTGCTTTTTCATTGCCAGAGATAAGTTGAGAACATTCGTTAAAGTGTGCCATTATTTTTCCTTTCAATCATTGTGTACATTAATTATATCATTTAAATTCTAAAGCCGGTTAAACGTATTAAATATATTTAACAGGAGGGTAACATGGGTTCAATATTTTATCAAATTTGGAAAATAGCAGATAAGAAATCTAGAAAAATGATTATTATTTTTCTTGCTATAGATGTCATAGTCTGGAATTTTGTTGTTGTTCCATTGGCAGCTACAAAGGGCTTAGTTCTTCCTCAGGTTGAGATGATACACCTCATCAGCATCATGAATGCGTTTGGTATAGACATATCAGCTTACGGAGCAGAACTTTTGCCCTGATGTTATAAACCTGTTTTAGAATATCTCTTAAGACGCAATTGAGCCATTAATCCCGAATCTATATTTTCGTTTATATAATTCTGGATGTCCTTAATACTAGCTCCTTCATTTTTAATCATATCGTTGATATCTTTTTCTTTCCATGGTGATTTATCCCAAAACACCAACCTTTCCCCGGCGTCTATCAAACGCTTCATTCGCTTAATTGTGTCTTCCTTGCGAGGTTCATGGTCCATAATCCAAACTCGTTCATCTTTGAACGGAACGAGTTCTAAATCCATCGCCCCGCCAGTAATAGCAATAGCATTATCCAAGAACAACGAATCAATCGGCCCTTCTAATACGAAAATATTTTGCCCTGTTTTTACCGTATCAGTGCCATAAATCTTCGTGGCAAATTCATTTGATTTTATTGTTATATATTTTTGCGGGGCGTCTTTACGTAATGCTCTTCCTTGGAAACTTTCAATAACGCCCTTTTCATTAAATATGGGAATTACTAATCTAGGCTCGGTTCTTTCATTTTTATAAGTTCCAGGATTAACAGAATTCACCAAAGCTGGCCATTCCATTGTAAAATATAAACGGTTCCACCGCGATTTCGGAATACAACGATGTTTAACATATTTTATAATAGGATGCTCTTCTGGCAAACTATCTAAACGGCTACAATGAACTAATTTAATTCCTTCTGGTTCTTTAATTTCAACTTTTTTCACCTCTGGTTTCGCATCAGGCTTAAAAGTCATTTTGTCCTTTCTGAGTTCTAAAATAAACTCACGATACAAATCAGGCTCATATTCCTTTAAATACACCCCAATCGGTTTTCCGTAATCACAGTTATAACACTTCAAAAATACATCATCGCCTGTTCCGTATGCCCAAAAACGAGCTTTCATTATATCTTTTTGCGAATCGCCACATACTGGACAGCGACAGTTTAACTTGAATTGGGATACGTTGTTTACTTGACGAAAGCGAGATAAGTGAGATAATGCACGAAATGCATACTCGTTATGGACCCATGACATATATTCTCCTAAGTGGCCTTATTTCTAAGGCCATTATATTACAATTTCTTAAGATTAACTTTAATACGCTTACGTTTTGAGGGGATTTGTTCTGGACCCTTGTTGGTTATTGCTCCGGTTGTGGTACCAGAGGCGATATTCTGGACACTTCCACCGGAATCACCGACTACCATGTCCTCGAACATAGGGAGAGCATCAAATATCTCTTTCTGTTCAGATTCGGTTATATTGTATCTAGAAGCGATTGAAGACCAAGCCGACATCATAGAAGCTAGCCCATTTAGGCCCGGCACAGTTGACATCATTCGCTTCATTGAACGAACAGCAGCATGAAATGGAGTATACGCTGCCTTTTCTTCGGGGGTTGATGGTCGTTTAAGCACGCTGCCTTTTTCGTCAATGATTTTTGCTTCATATGCGTTCCATTCAGTGAATGGTTTTTGCATTAGACGAATAAACTTATATGCATAAACGGCATCTATACCGTTTTTAATAGTGCTCATAAACACCTCCTATGATATTTAATCAATAACAAAAACGGCTTTATTTCCATTTGCGTCTGTTACTTCATAAGTATCTTCGTCATAGAGAGGTATAAACCATTCTACATCAGTATCTGACATAACAGAAATAATATTTTCTGAAATTTTTGTCATTTCATATTCTTCAAATAAACGAAACACATCGATATTTGTACTTGTGCAAGTTGCAGTAGACATTTAGCCTCTCATTTAAAGTCCAATCCATTCCAGCACTTCAGGAACTGATTTATTTTCGCAATAAAGATTAGTACCAGCAACTACCAAATCATTCTGGTCTACATCTTCAATAAGCATCTTTTGGTTCGCATTAGCTCCCGCAAGAAGGTCTTTAATTAGCTTAGGTTTTACCGTATCCCAATCGCCTTCAACAAATTTAAGACATTGAATAGAGTTATAGTCAGCTACTCCCGGAGTCGCATGGGCTGGAACCGCTGAACATGATGCTACTACCAATACGAGACTTGCAATTAACTTTTTCATTATTACTCTCCAGTTTGTTGATAAAGTAATAGTATCACAATTTTTAGTTGTTGTAAACGGTTGAAGTAAAAATTTTTTCGTTACTCTCTAGTTTTTCAATAAGGTGATAGTAACTCAAACTTTTCCTTGCTTCATCAAACGTTAAATTTTTAACTGAAAGATACCTTGAATAGCTAATTTTCTTACCATTGCTAAGGACGACCAGTGTCCCGTAGTCCCATCCTGATAAATCTATTGAGTTCCATATATCAACACATACTTGTAGTGACTCATCCGCTACTATGAACTTCTCGTGACCATCTCGGTCACGATTGGCAATTAAAACATAAATCAAAATTTGAGTTCCTCAGCAAGCGCATCCAGCTTAGCTCGGGCTGATGTCTGGTCTACGCGTTGTTGTCTATTAGCTTCAGCTTTTCTTTGCTGAGCTCCGGATGTTTCAGTCACTGGAGTTGGTTGAGCTCCGCCTTCCTGTGCAATTTCAACCCAGCGCTGATTTCCTTTCTTAACGCCTACCGCAAACTTATTCCAAATATTTTTATCGCCATAACGAGATTTAATCTGCTTGATGAGTTGTTGTCCCATCTGAGCAAGTTCTTCTGTCTCAATCACAGCAAGCATGAAGTCCGCCGTCGCCGGTAAGCCAGCTGATTCTGCAATGTCGGACATATTCATATCAGAAGCATCCCATGCACCACGACCAACCTGAGCCGCAGACCAGACAACAGTTTCTGATTCTACTGCCAACGCACGGAGTTCTTCGGCAATTGCTTTCACTAAAGTGTAACTGTTTTCAGTATAAACACGAATACGACAAGAACCACATATTCCTAGATAGTCAATCATAATGATATCAGGAACAAAATTCTTTTTAAGTTTTAACTCATTTAGTAAAGCTCTAAATGTGTTCGCATTAGCTCCGCCGGTAGGATATTGTTTAATGATTAAACGGCCAAGAGTATTTTTATCTCGCCATTTTTCCATCTTACCTTTGTATTCTGCATATGACACATTGCCGTCATCAATATCATCCAAAGATACATCAAGCAAGTTAGCATCAATACGTTTAGCGCAGACCTCTTCAGCCATCTCCATAGAGATATAAAGAACGTTCTTACCAGTTTGAAGATAATCCGCTGCTAAAGAACACAATCCAAGAGACTTACCAACGTTAACACCAGCCATGAGAATGTTGAGAGTGCCAGTTTCTGCCCCGCCCTTAGTGATACGGTTCAAAATATTCATTAAGAATGGAACTTTACGAGCTTTGTTCTGATACGCTAACCAACGAGCTTCATAATCTTCCATCCAATCATGACCGACATAAGAGTCAAAACTAATAGAAAGAGCTTGACGCATAATGTCTGGAATTGCTCCAACATCCGGTAATTTTTTATTTCTTTTTTCTGGTGGTAGTTCAGCGTTTGTTTGAATTTCAATGATTTTCGATGTTGCGTTATACATCGCATGAGACTGTACATATTTCTCAGTCTCTTTTACCAACCATGCTTGGTCTTCTGGCGTATCTGCTAATTTATCAATTAATTTTTTAGCTGATTCAGCTTCAGATTCGCCTAGAGTTGAATTGTCTAACGCAATATTCAAAGCATTGATTGAAGGGACAGATTGATATTCGTTGATATGTTTTTGTAATAAGTTAAACACATTTTTAGCTGGGCCATGTTCAAAATATTCTGAATCCATATATGGCCAAACTTTTGCGAAATATCCTTGATTAAAAATAAGATGCGATAATATTGTTTCTACCACGGTAACCTCATTAAAATAATTTGAAACGTTTTTTATTACGCTCAGCTAACGCTTGCTCAATTTGTATTTTAACACATTTTTCAACATGCGGAGCTAGTTCTGCTTTTCTATCTTCGGATAATGTAGAAAAATCTACAGAAATTTCGTTTCCATTGTGATTTATTGATGTGACATAAACTATATGAGAAGAACCATCTTCTAATGTCAGCAAAATTTCTTGTACTATATTAGACATTGCCTTTTTGACAATATCTAATGATTTTTGGTAAACTCTTTCTGTCCTCTCAAATTCCCCCTCCTGAGAGGGGGCTTCTTCGACGACTTCAAGATTTAAATCTAATTCGCTTAAATCATAATCGTCTTGTTTCATTATTCGTCCATCATAGAGTCAAGGTCATCTTCAATTGCTGCCGGAGACGGAGCACTAGAACCTTCGGGCGCTTTGAAGACTTCAGTTTTAGAATTAATTAATTCATCAACTTCTGCATCAACTACTGCGTTACTATCAATTGCACCAAGTTGATATCTATTTTTAATAGCATCACGGAATGGCTGATGTTTAAACAAAGGTCCCCAGAAATCTACACATGATGTAGCTGCCGCTCGCCATGATTTTTCTTCACGAACCATTTCACCGGTTTCAATGTCCAAATATTCACGAGCATACCAACCATTTTTTGGTTTAACTACAAACCCTAGTTCTTGCGCCATTTCAAGCAAACCAGAATACGGGTCAATGCCACCATCAAATTTAACATCAATAAAGAACTTAGATTTCTCTTTAACTGTACGAGATTTTTCTGCGTTTAAAACAAACTGATAACCCTGCAAATCAGTACCATCTTTAATCTGACGTTTACCAATAATAAACACGGTATCCGCAGAATACATCGGACCAGTACCACCCGTCATTACTGTCTTACTGAACATTTCAATAGTTTCAATTGTATGGTTAACTGCAACGCATGGAATGTTCTTAATACTAAAATACGGAGTAACGATACGGAACAGAGATTTCAATGCTTTCGCACGGGTCATATCTGCAACCGATTTTTCGTTCAACGCATCTTCAGTTTCTTTCTTGGAAGCGAGGTTACCAATTGAGTCGATGAATACAATAACCTTTTCACCACGTTCAATTTCTTCCAGCTGATTTACCATATCAATCTTAAGTTGTTCAACAGACTGAACTGGAGTATGAACAACACGGTCAGGGTCAACGCCCATAGATTTCAGATAAGCCGGAGTAATACCGAATTCACTATCATAGAACAGACAAATTGCATCTGGATGTTTTGTCATATAAGCACTGACCATTGTCAGAGACATATTCGATTTAAAGTGCTTTGACGGACCGGCAAAGATTGTTAAACCAGACTGCATACCACCATCTAATGCCCCACTGATTGCAATGTTCAGCATCGGAATTTTAGTACGGATAACGTCTTTTTCGTTGAAGAATTTTGACTTAGTTAGTTCCGCGGTCATTTTAGAAGTGGATGCTTTAATCAGACGAGATTTTAAATCAGACATTCATTTTTTCCATAAGTCTCCATTATATTTTTCTCACGGGTTTAAAGGATAGAGTAATTATATCAAAACAAATTTAAAGCGATTAGTTTAAATTTTTGAAAGAAGGTACACCTGAAGTATACCTTCACGAAAGTTTTTAAACTTACAGGTCAATAGCCTTGCGGAACTCTTCTTGCCAAATTGGTTTTTCATCAAGATATTTTTGAAGAATTTTATGTTGATATTTCAAAGTTTCAACACGGAACTCTTCATCTTCTTTAATCTTGTTGATTTTATCTACTAATTCTTGACGATTACTCACATAAAAGAAATCATTACCTTCCATGATATTCATGTCAGGGTCAAACGTGATATCGAAGAATGCAACTGCAGTAGATGCTAGAGCTTCCCATACACGAGGAGTGATTTGGTTATTGTCGTAAGTTTTATCGCCTAATACAATAGTAGCATACGCGGTTGAGTTGCGTTGAACCATTTCACGAGAGTCTACTTTACCGGGAAATACCGGCGGAGTCGTCCAAGGAAATTCTGGGTTCTTGAACTGGTCTGCTTTCACTGAACCAAAGAATTCAACATCCAATCCAGTATCAAATAGGTATTCAACCATTTTAGCTTCACGGTTACCAGAACGGAAAGTGCCGCCATAAATCAAGTCTCGCATTTTGATGCCATCTGCGGCAATCTTAAAGACACTGTGATACATTTTATGACGGTCCAAAGCAAAATGAACAAAATCTAGTTTACCTGATAAGCATCCAACTAAACGGTCAGAATGAATTTTCTTGCATTGCTCTAGATTTCTTCCTTGAGATACAATACGCATTGGAGATGTTACAATGAATTGTTCTTCTTTATATTTACTGGACCATTTCTTTTTAGACATCCTTCGCCAAGCTTGCTCAAACGGAAGACGAATATCGGTGAACAAATAATAAATTTTTGATTTATACTTATTCATGAACATATAAGCTTCTTTGTTCATCTTATTTTCTTCGCCGCCATAGAAGTTCAGAGCAGCATTAACGACCAATAAGCGGTCATACACATTCGGGTCTTTTACTGAATCGAAAGAAATTCCATACTGCGTATTTTTCATTGAAATAAGGTCAACATCAAGACCCATATCTTTTAAACATTCGGACAAATAAATTGTTTCTGAAGCAGGGGTTGTTTTAAACCCCTGGATGTTATTGCCCATATTAATAATAGCAATTTTCATAGTGTCGGTTCAATCTCGCTAAATTTATGAAAAGCATCTGACTTCTGCTTTTTAGCAACACACATACGAAGTACTTTCAAAGGTTCATCATTGCCGAACATAGTTTTGGTTGAGTCACCTTCTGATTTCCACCGGGCTTGAGTTGGGAAGTCAGCATGAATTTTTTCCAGCGCTCTGTTTTGTTTAGCAGCGTTACGCATAGATGATACACCGCCTGGAGCTTGTCCTTTACCTGATTTAACGAGATATTTAAAAATCGCCAAATGAGGATAACCCATATTAATGAGTTTAAGAAACGCGTATGTATCTTCTGACAAGTCTACTATACCATATCCAATGTCATCGGCAGAAAGTTTGCTTAAATCATAAAAAGTATTTGTAAACCCGTAAGAGTTCTCACGGAAATGACCCCATTTAGAGTCAATTTTGAATATTGGCAAGCGAGAGTGACCATGATAAAAACCGCAGTCCATCGCCGTTTCAACGTAAAGACAAAGATTATTAAATTCGTCCCAGGTCATTCCAACATCATGAAGAATGCGCCGGTCATCTTTTTCGCGAATTTCCGTTGTATGAATAGTAGTGTCGTCATCTAGCATCCAAATGCGTTGTCCTTGATACATTTCGGTGATTAAACGACGAGTACCAGCAATCCCATTTACATCATCCGGGATAGTTACTATTTTAGCAATTGTGCCATAATGAGTTTCGTATTCTTCTTTTTGAGATTCGCGAACTACAAGATGAGCGACATAACCTTCGGGGAACATGTCTAGGGCAGTTACTGCCCCGACACGATTATAACTTGGAATTACAAATTGAATCATTTCCAATAACCTTTATAATCTTTCTTTGGTATATGAGTTTCACCGGTGTGATAAAAATGGTCAACTAGATAGAATTGATTTTCATATACATGGAGGCTTCCGGCGTTCCAAACAATGTCACCAACTACATATTTTTTATCACGACCACAGTTAAGTGTTTGTACTAATAATTCTAATACGTGTTTTTGCCAAGCATAGTCATTACGATAACCCGCCCAGCAATCGTTGCTTCTCATACTCACAACAGCATGAACTTGCTCATCGCGAATTAAATATTGAACCGTGTTTGTGCACATGAAATCACTCATACCATCACGGTTATAATCAGTCTGCATACTTGGACGAGTATAAATCATAATTCCACGGCGAGAATCTGGATTAACGCTCAGTTCTGCTGCACAACTTGCAAATTGGCTATAATTATCTTTATTCCAAATTGCCCATCCATAGTTTGAGTTAATCTCGCCGTTTTTGGATGAAATCTGGTCCCAAATTGCTGGAGTTTTTCCCGGAATGTCTTTAACAAACAAACTTTGAGACTTGTACCATTCTAATTCCCGTGCTACGTATTCGTCATTAACTGAACCAAAAATAAGTTCTTCATCTGCAATAAAAGACGCGCCGATAATTTCAATAGTTTTTACGCCAGTTTTGTCAATAACAAACTCTTCATTCTCGAGAGCTACAGCAAATTCCTGACGAATGTCTTGTACTGTCAAAGGTGTGATAATCATTTTGCCTCTTTAATTACGATAATTTGTTGAGGTTGGTTATTTTTTCGCTCAGCGACAAATGCCCAAATTAAAGCAACCAACCACCCAATAAAAGTCCAACCAAAAATAAGATTTAAAAAGAAAATTCCAACGTTAGATTTCGTCCCACGAAGAAGAGCAATAATCCATGGAAGAAAATACGCTAAAAACGCTAAGAACAATGAACCAAAACCAAGTGCCGCCGTACCCAATACGATAGTTTCCATTATAATTTCCTCTATTTTATCAAATGATTTATTTAGCGTTTTTAGCCATGCATTTATTAAAAGCTTTCACTTTTCCACCTGAACGATAATGAATAACGGCCAGATGAGTTTTGTTATTTGGATTTTTGAAGTACTGTTCACGAAGAACTTCTTCATGAGCTTCTACGACAAATTCACACATTCTGATAGCTTTTTCCTTTTTATCAAGAGAAGCTTGGCGTTCATCACCTTTTGCTACTGATTTTTTAATTGCAGCTTCAAGCGGACTATTCGCCCGGCGCTCTTCAACTTCTTTAATAGCGTTAAGAGTTTCCTGTGAGACTTGAGAAGTTGCACGAGTATAAACCATCCCAGAAGCTGGTTTGTAAACCAAATTACCTTCACTTCCATAATGTGGTTGCGAATAAGGTTGAATAGAACAACCTGCTAAAGTAGTTGCTGCCAGAACAATCAGTGATTTCAAATTAAATTTCATTTTATTTTCCTCATTTGTTTTGATGAGGTAATAGTAACACATCCGTCCATGGATGTAAACGGTTAGAAATCAAACATATCTTCTAACGATGCTTTCTCTTCATAGTCCATACCAGCAGCTTCACACATGCCAGTCAAAGGTTTGACAAAAGACTTCTGAAAGAGTGTGGTGTAATCCATCCAAGCCAATACTTCTGAACGAATTTCCTGTGGCAACTCAGTACCTGATGGCCAAGCAATGCACTTATCACCAAACGGGTTTCCTTCACGCAAAGGAACAATCATTACTTTGTTCCCTTCAAGAATTGGAGTAGCGCTGAACCCAGCAGTCGCTCGGTTATAAGTCAAAGCACCTCGAATGTGGAACGGACACTTAAACCCAGGCCATCCATTATCATCATACTTGGCGATGTCATTACATGTCTTAACTTCTGCAATGATTTTATAATCAAGACCACGATATTCTTTTTCAAACTGCTTGTAATATTCTTGTACTGATTTTTCACCTTCTTGAAGCATACGACGAATACTTTCTTCCAATGCTGCCTGCACCGCCTTTGGAGTGGAAGATTGCTGAGTTTCCATACCCATGATTTTTAGATGCGGCTCAGTGTAACGAGTATCTTCCATGTCATATACGTTCAATGCATAACGTTTCTTAGCTTTCCAGAAACCGCCGATACCCTTTGAACCAAGAGGAGGACAAGAAATAGCCTCACGGTCCATATGCATTAAGTGTTCTTTATTATTCATGTACTCACAAAGCTCACGGTAAGCTTTGTCAATCATAGGTTCCATTTTTTTCTTACCAAATTGGTTCATGAATTCAACCAAATCATTGGTATTTTTAAAACGTTCTAAACCTACTTTTTCAATTACTTTATCAACAGAAACGTAAACTGAGTCAGTGTCGCCAGCAGCGATAAAATCTTCGTTGGTTGTACCGCATACTCGGTTCAGATACTCGTTAATCTTACGAGCAATCCACTGGATACCAACCTGACCGAACAGAGTGATAGCAGTCGCATTACGAAGGTCAAAATATCGGAAATAAATGTTGCCGAGAGCACCATAAAGACTGTTGATGAGAATTTTACGGTTCAACTGGTTTGTATTAGCCAAAATGCTCGCGAGTTCACAATCATGTTTCATCGCTTTCAGAGCTGATACACTTAACCCGTAGAGTTCATTCTTCACTTCATCGCTAAAATCTTTATAACGCTCAACCTGAATTTTACCGCCAGAACCGCCTGACTTTGAAGCTATAACAGCATTAATAACTTCGATGTTACGTTTTTCGGCTTGCTGCTTTTTCTTCCAATCTTTACGCTGGAAAAATACCTTCGCAATCTCAACCGGGATAATACCCTCGCGGTCTTTGTGATACATCCAACCATTTGGTGAACATGAATATGTGTCACTCGGACGAGGAGCCGTTCCATTGATGTATTCATGAATTGGATGAAGCTTAAACTGACCAGCGATAGTTTCTGGACTGATATTCACTTGACGAATGATACTTGGATAAAGAGACGTCAAGTCAAAACTCATGATATAGTTACGAGCACATGCTTTTGGTTCAAATACGTAAGCGCCCGGGAAGCTTTGCTTAACATGCGAACGTCCTTGTGGAACCACTCGCTTATCTTCTTTAAGACTATTGAAAATAATAGCATCCCAGGTTTTAATCGGGCTCATTACACCGCCAAAAGGCATTTTAGCGTAATAAGACATACTAATTGCTAGGTCGATGAACCCACGAACTTGGTCAATACCTTGCACCGATTCAACGTCCATGATGTTATAACTGATATAACGTTGATGGTTCGTTTCACGCAATTTGTTAATCGGACCATCATAAGGCAGTTTACCTTTTTTGGTCTCGTATTTTGCGACATAACCCAAAGTATAAGACGGTTGGTTCGTGAAACTATACTTTTTGTACAAATCCATGTAATCAAGAATAGTTACGCCGTCAATGCTAAATACTTCTTTATCACCATACATGTTAGTGATAATTTTAGATTTAACTCGGTTGATTGGCGAGAAACGCTTCATAGAACGTTCGCCTAGAACCTGTTTAACACGGTTCATGATATATGGAATATCAAAACCTTCAATGTTCCATCCTGTGAAAATTGCTGGACGCTTTTGTTCCCAAAGACGAATATATTCCATCAACAATTCGGCTTCAGTTTCAAATGGTAGATAAACTACACGGTCAAGAATATCTTGCGGAACTTCGTCGCCGCCTTCTGCTTCACAACGAGCTGCTAGCTTTTTATCCCATTTGGATACTGAGCCATACAACGAATGAAGTAAATCAAAGACATAAAATTTGTCATCAATAGAATCGTAATGAGTGATAGCATCAATTTCATATTCTGCTTTCATCGGGTCTGGGAATTTATCGCCAGTAACTTCGATGTCACAGTTAGCAACACGAATGAATTTTCGGTCATAAACAATTTCTGAGCCGTATGTGTCACTGATATATGCGAGTTTAAAATCATCCATGCCCATTGCTTCAAGACCGACATCTTCCATGCGCTTGAACCAATCACGGGCATCCTTCATTGTAGGAAAATTAATTGGCTCACAGTCCTTTCCATAGATGTCTTTGAATTTTGACGGTTTATCAACATGACGGAACAGAGTCGGAGAATATTCGACACGATGAGTTTTTTCTACACCGTCTTCAATATAACGTTCAACGATATCGTTACCAACACTTTCTACAGATACATAAAATTTCATAAAGTTCCTTAGTTTTTCCAGTGGTCCGAGTGATTAGACCTTGGGTGTATTATATTCTATTCTTTGAATAGCAGAAAAGGCCCGGAGGCCTTTTCATTGAGTTACGCGCCTATAGTATATTTCGCGATAAGTTTCCAATCGTCTTTTTGCTTAAATGTGATGACGCGGAAATTATTTTGCATAGCTTGAAGAGAACCTCTGTCCACAAGTTCGATTAAACCCCAATCTTCCAGGAGTTGAGCAATTGAGTCGCGGCGGGTAATATCTTCATCATCAATAGTGACCGGGCGGCCGTCCAGTTTAAGCATCTCTTTAAAATGAACTACATAATAAAGACCCTGCTTCTGCAAGATATGACAACTTTGATATAGAACGCGGTCTTTGTTATTGGCGATACCCATACGAGTAAGAGTTTCTTTTACTTTCAGGAAGTCTTCAGGTTGTTTCAGTTTAATTTCGATCATTTTTACCATTCCAATGCTTGTTTTTTAAATTGTTTTTGTTCTTTAACATTTTTGGTCACGTCTTTCAAAAATTCATCTGTGACCAACCCTTTGGCTTCTTTTAACACTACGCCCAATTTACCTTTACGTTCTAGGGTTTCTCTATAAACCTGAGCGTCATTTAAATTAATAGTATAATATTTCATTAATACCTTGAGAATAAGTATCTCCTGGGTATCCTCTATTAACTTAGCCCACTTACCAAAACGGCGGCCTTGAGGAACAGCAGCCATCATATATCTGAAATGAGCTTCATCAGATAATCCCCCGCCGACCAGGTTCATTGTGTAAACCGCAACCATACATTCAGGATGCTGAGACAGCGCGCTCTCAACCATGAATTTACTGTATTCTTTTTGTGCAATGGAACACGGTTTCTTTTCATTTATCGCGCCGATGATTTCAAAGAATTCGTTCTCGGCTTTTTGTTTGAATGTATCAGCTTGTTCCTGGACTTTATTCCAATCTTTGGAGTACCAGGCTATCTGGTGTTCGTTAAATTGAATATCATCATCAAACAGACTCATTTCCATTCCATCTCTAATGTCAGCTGAATAAGCATGTAAACTATATGTAACTCGGTGTTCGCGGCGATACCATGGTACTGATTATTTTCACCGATAATCTCATACATCCGGATGATACTCGGACCCTTCACAAGATTGTAAAGTTCATTTGAGAGCTTATCAACAAACCAAGAATAATCTACCGCATATTTTGGAGCGAGAGCACGAAGCTGCTTAACATCTTTAGCTTTTAATGCATCTAAAACATCATTAACTGAACCATTGTCTTTAGTTACAATACTCAGAATTCCGGCATCCAAGACGCCTTTGGACGAATACATATCAAGTTCGCCGATAGTCTTACGAAAATCTGGAAAGTTCTTTTTAACTAAAGCAGCAACAACTTTTAAATCAGCGATTTCAATGTTTTCATTTTTGCATATTTCAACCATACGACGAATCATCTGTTTCATCATTGTTGTACGGTCTTCTTCTGTTGCTTGGCCAAATTTAATTACTCGGCAACGCGAACGAAGTGGTTCAATAATGCCGTCAATATTGTTGGCAGTAATAATAACAGAACAGTTACTTGAATATGCTTCTAAAAATGAACGTAAATGACGCTGAGATTCAGCAAGTCCAGAACGGTCAAATTCGTCAATAACAATAACTTTTTGACGACCTTCAATGGAAGCAGAACTTGCAAAATTAGTTAATGGCCCACGGACAAAATCAATTTTACAATCTGAACCATTCACAAACATCATATCAGCATTTGTGTCATTACACAAAGCTTTTGCTGTAGTTGTTTTACCTGTACCTGGTGAAGCAGATACCAGAATCATATGAGGGATTTTACCGCTTTTAACAATTTTATTCATTGTTTCGCGGTCTGCGGCGGGAAGGATACATTCTTCAATTGTAGAAGGACGATACCGTTGTTCAAGGATGTGTTCTTTTTCGTTAATTGTAATCATAATTTCCTCATATTAATATTCAAAGCAATGGGGCCGTAACCCCATTTTAAATCATTTTATTTACAGCATTAAAAATCGTGAGTGGAGTCAGCCTCCATCGCGACGACATAACTCGCATGTTCACCTTCAAACTTAGCTGCTGTTTTCTTACCATCAGCCCACAGCATCAATTTGTATGAAGCAGGTTGCATTTTCATATTAGCCATGTTAATAACAAAGTTAAAGTTATTAGTGCCGTCGTAGTCACCCAAAGTCAAAGAATATTTTACACGAACCAAAGCAGAATCTTCAACTTTATTATAACCGTTCAGAATAATTTTACCATCTTTATTGGTGAATGTGATGGTATCAATCTGCAAACCACGAGAAACTCGCATCAGCTGCTGAAGGTCTTCACCTTTAAAATCTACAATAACTGAAGCGACTGGGAATGGAATTGGCTTGCTTGGAAAAACAATGGTGCTTGGGTCAGCTGCTGGCCAGAAAATAGTTGAACGAGCATCTGCGATTTTCACATTACCATCATCTGCCATGGAAATCTCTGCATCTTCATTGACTAAACCAAGAATACCCAGAAAACCGTTCAAATCATAAATCGCTACTTCAAAATCGATTGTGTCAGCGATAGTTGCTTCAGCATAAGTTGTGCCGTTTACAGCACGTGTCATGATAAAGTTACCCTGCTTAAGCATGATACCGGAGTTAATAGTAGAGAAATTTTTCAGAATATTCAGAGTATCTTTAGACAGTTTCATTATTTTTCCTTTCAATTACACGTTTAATAAGATTTATTATATTACTTAGAAGTTTTTGCAAGTTCTTCGATAACTTCTTCAGATACCAGCAAAGCGGCAGAAATCAATTGTTCATCAGCATTAACACAGAAATCATCTTCAAGACGTTCACCGCCAATACGGTCCAGAACAAATTTAGCGCCAGCAGAAACAGACTCATTGTAATGCTTCCGCATCAGTTCAATCCATTTGTCATTTACAGCGCGGTCAATTGACTGGTAATACATATGACGTACTTCAGCAACCGGGATACGTTTGCGGATAAGTTCAGCACCCTGCTCACCCATAGCAAGTACCCAAGCTCGGCGAACTTTGTTTTGGTTATTAGGATTGGAGTCAGTACGTACATTTTTAGGCTGGATATCTTTAGTATCAATTGCAAAATTCAAGTTCATAATATTTCCTATTCAATTAATCAAAATATTCTATTACTGTCCAAGCGGTGTTGCGGTTAGACATTATTTTAACATATTCATCTTTAAAAGCATCTCTGAGCTGTATTTCAGTGACTAAGTGGTCTTCACCTGAAAAATTATTAGTCAGGATATATCTTTTAATTTCCGGTACGGCCAACAGCTGTTGGCCATTTTTAAAGTCTGTCATTTTTCCATTACCGTGAATCTGCCAACTTTCTTCATCTGAAGATGTTGCCCATAATCCTGTGGGTCATGGTCTTTATGGCTTATGATAAAGATATTACTGTCAGTCATTCCATTGAGAATTGTTCCTACTCGCTTAATACCTTCATTATCAAACGCGCCATCATAAACTTCATCAAGAAAGAGACAGTTAATTTTAACATTAGAAACTTTTTCAGCAATGTCTCGCCATGTGAACAGCAACGCAATATCAATACGAGCTTTTTCGCCTTGGCTGAATGATGCATAACTGAATTCTTCGCGTCCGCGAGATTTAATAGTTTCGGTGAATTCTTCGTTCAAAGTAAAGACATAATCAGCTTCCATAATTTTAAGATACTGATTAATCTGTTTGTTGAACATCGGAATATATTTGCTAATAATAGCTCCCTTGATACCCGAATCTTTCAGCATTTCTGTTAAAATGCCTCGATGATATTTTTCCATAACCATATTGGATTTGGTATCAACTATTTTATTCAATTCTTCGTTAAGCGTTTTAATCTCATCAGCATGATTGATGAATTCTTTCGACGCTTTTTCAATAGCAGCTTTTACTTTTTTAGCCTTTTCTACCGTTGAAATTAAAGTTTGCTTTTTAGATTTTATGTCTTGAGCAAGTTCGCGTTGTGTTCTAACATTGCTCTCATATTCATGCACTAGTGTCTCGAGATTGGCTCTATGACTTTCTAACGACTCTGATGTATGTTTACATTCATTAATCTTATCATTAATCTGAGTGACTAGAGATGATCCAGAGTCTAATTGTTGCATGCATGTTGGGCATGAACCTCCAGAATGATATAAAGAAACAACCTTGTTATATGAGTCAATTTTAGACTTAATCAACAGAGTTTGATTACCAATTTCAGTAAACGCGGACCGAGGGTCTTCATCAAGCACGATAGATGTTAAACGCTCAGTTGCTTTTTCAATTTCAGATTTGATAGAACGTGCTTCAGTCGCAAGTTCATCATACATGGTCTGAAAACGAGCTATATTTTCTCCTGATAGCTTTTTCTGACGTTCAACGTTCTCTTCATAAATTTTAATCTGTTGGATAATTCCGTCTTTCTTTGCGTCCAACACAGAGACTTGTGAATTAATTTCTCTTATATGAGATTTATTCAATTTATCCATTTCAGCTAATGTAGAAACTTCGAGCAAGTCTTCTACTAACTTCCGGCGAGCTGGAGTGCTTAAACCCATGAACGGTGTATAACCAGCTGTACCAAGCACAACTACTTGCTTAAAACTGGAATAAGACATCTTAATCAGTTCTTCAAAATAGCTTTGAAAATCTTTAACAGAAGCTGCCTCGTCCAGGCGAACTCCGTCGCGAGTTATTTCAAAGATATTCGGTTTTTGCCCGCGTTTTATATAAAAATGCTTGCCGTCATACTCCATCCAAAGCTCTACTAACATGTCTTTTTTATTAATAGAGTTTACCAGTTGACCTTTCTTGATATCACGGAAGGGTTTGCCAAATAAAGCAAATGTAATAGCTTCTAGCATGGTACTCTTACCACCGCCGTTTTTGCCGGTGATGAGAGTTTTTTGTACCTTATCAAGTTGAATATCAATTGGAACTTGTCCAACAGACATAATGTTCTGGTACTTGATGCGGTTTAACTTAAATGTTTTCATGTGTTATTCTCGCGAATATAATTGCGGCAATATTCCAGCATAAAATCTTCGGATGTATGCATTACATCAAAATATTCTTGCCATGATACACCCAATGAACACTCAGATGTAACAAACATTATGCCTTTAAACCCGCCGTCTTCGGGCCAGTATTCAATATTACCATACCAACCATTGCCTAAATTAAATTCATGAAGTTTCACGAGTTTTGAACCTCGATATAAAGTTGATTAGCATATTTTATAACTGCTTCCCTGTCATCATCGGATAAATCAGGTAAAGAGTTAATATATTCTTCCATAAGTTCAAGTAAGCTTTTAACTTCTACTTCAGCTTCTTCATCAACTTCAAGAGAATTATCAATCTTTGAAACGGTACGAAGCTCATGAACAACTTTTTCTAGTTCGCTTTCAAATTTTGGAAGGTCTTTATCAACTTCTGTGATAATGACACGAACTGAAATATTTTTGTAACGATTAATATCAAATTTACCCTTAAATGGATAAATTATTTTTTGATGCCAGCATGTTTCATTTTCGATAAAATCAAAACTGTCATCTTGAGTGTCCTGTATCCAGAAACCTCGCGGGTCATTTTCGTCTCCCGCAGTAAGTGTCCATGGTGTGCCAATATATTTGACATTAGCTGCACTAGAGATAGTATGGAAGTGACCAGAACGAACATGTTTATATTTTTTAAGGAAATCAGGTTCCAACCCATGGGATTTTAGCCCTTTGTAATAATAAAAACCACTTAGTTCCCAATGCCCAATGCAAATATCAGCATCAGATGTTTTGATGTGATTCATTATATCAGATGTGTTCTCTTCACACATCCATGGAATCATATCAATCAAACAACCGTCAAAATCCACAGTTTCAGGAGTGTCATGAATTACGATATGGTCATATTTACCTAATAACTCAGTGATTGCATTCGGATGAATCTTATGCTTTAGGTTCATGTCATGATTTCCAATTATGGTATGCATGACTATTCCAGCTTCCTCCAGCATCGAAGCTATCTCACGGGCAAATTCCATTGTTTTATGAGTGATAGCTTTACGAACATCAAAAATATCGCCGTATTGAATCCAAGTGTTAATATCATTTTTCTTGGAATATTCAATCATCTGTCGCAGACCATCTCGTTGAATATTCTGAAGCCAAGGGTCATCGCCCTTAACTCCTAAATGCCAATCACCTGTGTGAAGAATTTTCATATATCAAGCGCCGTCATAGCTGAGAGAATTAATATCATAGAAATGAACCCATCTGGTGTAGAAAAGAATCCAACCCAACAAGCTCGGCCAAATAAGTATAATCCTGTCAATAGGCTAAGTATGCCTAAGTAAGTAATCATCTTTTCACCCCAAATATATTTTAACCTGTACAAAAATGATAATTAATTATATCAAATGTATAAAAAGCAAATTAGTACGCGCACAATATTTTTGAAACGTTTGACTGGTTAATTTTGTGAATAAACTCACATTTTTCTTCTGGCGATAATTCGTGATTTCTGATGAGTGCCGCGCAAGGATATTTTGGTGGATAATCTTTCTTTAAAACTAAAAGTAACTCATCCAAATATCCGCAACTATCATAAGCGTGCCGAAGTTTAACAATATCAACATGCTTAATGCGTTCAAAATCTTTAGAGCTTTGCACTGTACTTCTCCAATGCACTTCATTATCTTTAGTCGTTGGAGAAATATAAACTGCAACTCTTAGTTCGGTGTCATTTAATTTAATTTTTTCCATTATTACCTCAAAGAACAAAGGGAGCCATGGCTCCCTTAAATTTTACGATATGTTATAGTATTTTCAGCTTTTGCTTTAGCGTGTAACAGTTTGAATTGTGACATCATTCCAGACATGCTGTTATGTATTTTTGTATAATCAACAGTCTTCTTTGGAGTTTCTGCCACGATTTTTACCATTTCCACCACCGTTTAACTTGAAAAGTATCAGCCCAAACTAATGTTTTTTCATCTATAGCAATCTCTGAACTTTTAGTTACGCCATACGGACCAAGAATTTTGTATGTGTTTTTAGAAGTTTTTAGAGCCATTGTTCCATCGATGATAGATAGAGTGAAACAAGCATTAACTTTAAGGCGTTTGAATTTAACCTTTACTATTGCCATTTACAATTTCCCAAATCTGTCGACGAGTGGTTTCCCACTGCACTTTGATAAGTTCATCTGTGTAAGGTTGGCGTAAAATGTCCCGAGATTTCTCGATAGCATATTTGTACGCCGCGAAGTTATTTTCTAGGACTGCTCCCTGTGCATGCTCATTTAAACGTTTAAGTTCTTTTGCATGCTTTTTATAAATTTTCGCTGCTTTAGCATTGGCTTCTTGGCGTGTTGCTTCTTCCATTCGAGCGATAATTTGTTCTACTTCTTCTGGGTTTTCATCAATTTTATTGATATTATCAATAATCTCTGGAGACATTTAATTACCTTATTTTGGAAAATAATCCAATGAAAAATAAAATCCGTCAGGAGATACAACATATTGATGAGGAACTTCTTTTCCATCAACAATAAATGTGATATCATGCGGATTAGTTGGGTCAATATGAATATCCATTTCGAGAACTTCCCTTAAATACATTTTTAGTATATAAGGAATAGCTTCTAATTCTGGAATATCTTCAAGCATTCCTGCGAGGTCAATCTTTAGCCTCATATAAAAAATCCAAATTTGGAGAATCGTCTACTTCAGCACTCTTTTTGTCAGACCCTGGTGCTTTGTATGTCGATTCTTCATAATGCGTCATTTTATCATAGATGTCCTGAATAAACGTTTCATCTGCTAACGCGACCATATCATCGTCACGACTGTCATAGACATTGTGAACAAAATAGCTATATTTCTTTGCCATTTCTTTGCGCTCTTTTTTGATACGCTGAACGAAAGCATTAAAACAAGCCTGAGTTATGTATGCATGTGGGTTTTTGTATTTCTCTTCGTCAAAGTTTTTGAGACCTTTAATAGCAGCCTCAACTCCGTCAGAAATCATTTCATCTTTCCATGATTGGGTGTATCCTGAAAAGTTAAAACGTTTTGACAGCCCCTCGGAAATAAGCATAATAGCTTTTCCAATAGTGTCATTCTGACGAACAAGCGTTCCTTCTGGCGCTTCTCTACATTTTTGTTTCCATTCGCATATTGCGTTGTAAAGCTCTTTGTTGTTTACATAGTCAGCCATTAATACCTCATCGCCTCAAGTTTATATATACTTTTATTATATCATATTTGCGGGGTGAGAGGTTATTTGCTAATTAGAAGAACGAAGAATGCAATACATCTGAAAAAGTTGTTCACCAATTTCTTTAAATTGGTCAAATAAAAGAAAATAAGCTGTATACGAATACAAGTCATTATCTTCCCAAAAATCGTTGAAACTATTAAACATTTCGGTATAATCTTTTTGGTTGAGCTTTGAAGCATGAGAATGCCAATATACTCCAGGCATCACATCAGTTTCAAACTTAATTCCCATCATATAATCAACGCTAAAAACACCAAAATTCTCAATAGTTAATTTAAGTTCCGTTCTTTTCATTGCTCCTCACACGTTTCGACAGTTAACTTCAAATTATCAAATTTTTAGCAGCTTCTAAAGCTTCATCCATTGAACTGAATGCATCTACTGCGTAATAATCTTTGCCTGTGTATTCATATAACCACCAGGCGCCAAAATCTTCTTCAATAACGTAACCAACACCGTTCTTCGAAGTACCTTCAATCATCAGCCGCCCATCTTCAACAGATGCATCAAATCCAGCGAGTTCTAAATCTGCAACAATTTGTTCTTTAGTCATTCAAGTATTCCTCAAGCTCTTTTCTTGTTAATCCTTCATTCCACATAGTAGCAGGATTAGGATAGTCATCATTGCTAGTACTAATAGGATAATATCTCATATCTTTACCAAGCGCATACAGACAACCGAATGCTTCATAAAAATTGATGCCTTGATAGTTTTTAATTAACTTGGGCGATAAAACTGCCTTTGCACCTGTGGTAGTGGGTTTCAGGTAAACTGCAATAAGTGCTATGCCTTCGCCGAATTCGCTCATTTTGCCGCCTTAACAATTTTGAGGTCAACAAATCCTTTCTTGCGTTGATTTTTCATTTTACGAATTGCGCTATCAGAAATTTGTTTCGGTTTATTAGTTGGAATACCAAAAGCATCTAGATTAAATTCATCAATAATATAGCAAACAATCAATTCACGAATTCGAGCTTTTCCAATCTTTTGGTCGTTCTCTTTCATAGTTCCATGAAGAGCAGTTTCCCATTCATCTAAAATTTCAGGCGTGACGATAACAGATTTAAATTCACCGTCAACTTTCATTTCTTCAACTTTAGGGAAAACAAAAGAGTTCAGAACGTTTTTGATAGCTTGTGACATGTTATTTTCCTCATTGGTCGTTAGATGTTTGACATAGAGATTTTAAATTAAAATCCCTATAGCAAATATACTATGCAGCTCTTACAGCATCAATCAATTCTCGTACCACAGTATCCAGTTCATCCGGGTATATATCCAGAACAAGAGCTTTAATACAATTACTCATTCGTCCCGGGTAGTGTTGAGCATGATTGAGCGAAACATCCGTCCGACAACCCTTCGCCCGGAAAACAACTTCTTCGTCAAAAATTTCAACTGTAAGTGGCACTTTATCTGTAGATGAAGTACGAATAATCATTTCATACTTAATCATACTCGTTTTAGATACGATAATCATCTTTAACTCCGTTTATTTGGTATGAAGTAATAGTATCACAGTTTTTGGAGGATGTAAACGGTTCATTCAAAAGAAAAGAGGGACCGCTAGGGTCCCTCGAATTTAACGTCAATATATTATATTAGAATGGTGCAAGAATGGGATAGAGTATCACTCTTCGTCCAGGTTATAACCTAAGATGTTGAGTTGTTCTAATAGGTGGGATTTGTTGCGTATTCTTTGATTGTTCAGAAAGACAATAGGATATCGTAGAGCTAAACTCGGATAACTACCTACTCGTTTGGATGCTTCGGTAATTCGGTCTCTGTCGTAGACAAATCCAACTTCGTTTTCGTTTGGAATTATTACATCGTAAAAAGCATAAGGGATATTTTCTTCATCCAAAGTTTTACGAATTGAATGGCAGGCCGGGCAACGACCTACTGTCTCAGGAATTCCGTATATTTCTATTTTTGCAGACATCTTATTTCTTCAATAAGCGCTTCAATTTGTTTCAGTTTATCTTCAATTGAAGCTTTGTTTGAGGTTGATTCAATTATGTATTTCCCGTCAACTTCATATAGAACATCTTTGTCGCAGAAGTTGAATAAACAACTTTGGTCAAAATCGTCTGCGTCAAAAATACGGTTATCATGACTAAGAATTCTCATGACTTCAGCATGATAACCATACCCATTTAATTCTAGTACTTTGAATGCGCCGCCTTTGAGCTCATCATAAAGTTTTTCATCACTTTCTGCCCGGTTGGCAGATAACCATTTGCTTACTTTCGCTGGGTTATAAGCATACCATTGACCTACTTTGAATTCAGTAATCATATTAACATTATCCAAAGAAAATGAAAGCATAAAGAGCCGGGAACTCTTCGCCAAAACGCTCAATGTAACTATACATATAAACCTGGAGTTCATGAACCCATGCGTAATGCAGTTGTAAATTCATTTTAATGATTTCCTCAGTTGTTTTTTGAATGAATCGACTATTTTGGATTTAGTGTCGGTTTCATTATAATTAAATCCATACGAAAGCATTTGTTCAATCATTTCAGGTCTGCCAAGTCTAGAAAATTCTTTAGTTTTATCATTGACAAAATTAGGATGGATATTATTATTAGTATAATCAGCTTTTAGATAAGTTAGTAAGCTTTCTAACCATTCTAAATAATCAATATCTTGACCTTTTAACCCAGAACGATTGAACTTATGCTTCATTTGACCTTCTGCGGCATTACAAAGATTACATAGTAACCCACGAACTTTACCAGCTTTTGGCCCGTTTAGCTCGTGGTCGTGGTCAAGGTGATTACTTTGAACATCAGAATTTAATTCGCGTTTACAAATTAAACACTTACCATGTTGTGTATCATAAAATTTTTGTTTTTCTTCTTTATAGAGCTTTCCAGTCAATAACATAGTTCACCTCAACAGTAGATGAACTATTTATCTCAATTATAGAGCCAATATCTTATGCGGTACGTGCTTTAATTCAAGTTTCATTTAAATCCTCGCCGGAAAAAGATAGCTGTTTTTCTAGAGCGCGAATATAATCCGCTGCTGCTTGCATTATATTAGCTTCATACCCATTAACACGGATTTTCGCGGCTTCAAGATGGTCTGTTATTAGTTGTCCGTCAAAAAATCCTAAAGTAACCGCTGGAAATAAATCAGAATCATGTTCTTCAATTTCTTTAAGTTGATACATACCATCATCGCAATAAAAACACCAGAACCAACTATCGCGGGCGTTAATATGAAGATAAGGGCCGTTTTTAATTTTGACAGAAGTGATACCGTCTTCATGACCGTTTTCTTTGTCAACGGTAATAACTTTAAAAACAGTTCCGACTTTCATTTCAGGAAATTGTTCCAGAAGTTCTTCATCGTCTTCAATAATTTCAAAAACTTTATTCACTAAACTCATATTAAATTCCGTCACTTTTTAGTATTAGGAGTATCAAATAACGATATGCTGCAATCCGGGTTTCCAGTTATATGACAGCTTGTAAATAGTGCCCAGCGGCTCAAAGCCCATTTACCTAAAGTTGCTTTAGACCTTTTATTGCATTCTTCAATGTCAAGAGACATATTAAGTCTTGTAAAATAAACAGAAGTTATACCAGTGATTTCTCCAGCGTCAGTAAAAACTGTGTGACATTTGGAAATAACTAGTTCGTCGCCTCTGATAACACCCATATCTTTGAAATAGTCTATTGCATCGCCAAGCTCATGCTTAACTTTAAAAACTTCTGGTTTTACTGTAAGTTTAAGTCCAGTTAAATTCATTATTACCCTCGAAATCTAATATCTCGTTCATCGTGGGTTCATTATAACATGGTTCTTCATCCGTGTAAACTGGTTCTTCCGGTTCTGGCTCGACGGTTTCCCATCTGGCGGCCCACCAAGGTTTTATAGTTCCACCCATTCTGTGATTGTCCTCGTTACAACACGTTCGTGTTTCTCAACAAGCGAAACATTTGGAGCAATATAGTACCAGTCAGAATGATATGAACCTGAACGAGTTTCATTTACTGCGATATAAACATCATGCTTCGTAGAATAATAAATTGATTGACGGCGCTGATATTTGTGCTCTTGAACCCAGTCTTTGGTTTCCACTTCTTCAAGATATTCAGAATCGTCAAAATCATAATGCTCGTAATAACCATCATGGTCTTCCATGATTTCTTTAAGAATAGCGGTTTGTTCAGGAGACATTATTTACCTCGTAGACGGTTAAGATGTTCGTCATCAGCCCAGCTCTCAAGTCCAGATGGCAAATCGCATTCAATTTGCCAAAGTAACTCTTCAACTTCATAAAGTCTAAATAGCTCTTCTTGTTTAATAACTGCTTCGTCATCGTTCAATTCGATTGTTTTCATTGTAATGTCCACATAAATTTGAAAAGATTTTCTTGGACTACAGCATCATCCCAGCCCCAAACATTAATATCTTCAGCTAATTCGCTTGGAAGCACATCAAGAACTTGCTGAACACTAGGAGCTGATATACCAATTCTTTTAGCGCATCGACTATAAGCAGCTAAAAACTCGTCATAGTTATCAATCATAAAGTTTCACCATACAATCACCATATTTCCACTTTGACATAACCTTTTCGCCAGTAGAGTAAGTTACTTCAACCTTAGCTCGGTGATTTTTTATTTGAACAATTCGGCCAGTTTCAAGACCGCCGAAGCCATAATAAAGCGCAATTATATCATTAATGAAAAGCTCCTTTCCACGATAATCACGCATATAATCTTGACCTTCAACCATGTGTTCTATCACCGAAAATACTCGCGCAATTTATCAAAACCACCGATATAACTTCCGTCTGGAGCAAATATCTGCGGTACAGTAAGACCGATTTGTGTATCTCTTCCAAGACGAGTCAAAAGTTCAGCAATAATTTCATCGTCAAATACACCTTTTTCTGGCATGATATTGATGAACTCATATGGTTGTTTTTTAACATCTAGAAGACGTTTAGCGTTATCACAGAATACGCATTTATGAATGCTGCTGTCGTAACCGAATACTTTGAACATTATTTTACCTCTACAGGGAATACTTGAGCTAATTTTGCAGCAATAGCTTTATCAATAATTTCGCTAAAACTTTTGTTCAATCGAGAAACAATCATTTCTTCATATTGTCGTTCATTAATCTTAATTGCATCAGCGATATAATTTTCCATTCGTTTAGCTGCTGCGTCTACCGAGCTCACAAGTGAGTCCAAAAGTTGTTCATGCGCTATACGTTCAGCTTCTTCTTTCATCACTCGTTTGAGTTCAACTGTACCCTTAACATTCCAGCCATTACGTTCAAAAAACTTCTCGAGCTCTTTGCGAACCGCATCTTCTACATTAGGAATGTTAGAACCTTGAAAAGCAATTTCAGATTTAACTGCTTCCGTAATTTTATTTTTGGAGTCTTTAACAACAAGTTCTTTAACAATATTGTTAATCACAGATTGTTGTAAAGCAACACGCATTGCGGAGCCTTCGGGAAACAACTGACGAACTGCGTGAGTATCTAATTTTAAATCAATCATTCTGTAATAACCTCATAGTATGCGTCTATTGCTGCTACATGAATTCGGTCAGATATATTTTTATATGGATTTTTAGTAAATTTTTGATTCGCTTTATGTTTAAAATAAATTACATCAAAAGCTGTCGCCGCGTTAATACAGTTATGGATAAAATTAATATCAGTTTTTTCGCCAGCGTCAATAGTGTGTTGTACAATAATTTCAGCGTGTAATTTACGAAGTTCTTTAAAAAGAGACTTCATTTCTTCCGATTCGCACATTGCGTCAGATGAACTAAAGGGATTCATAACTAACCTCAATATCAAATTTACCAATTTCACGAAAAATTAAATTCAACAAATTCTCTTCAGTGAAATTAGACGATGAGCAGCAACTAGCGAATGGATGAAGTTCATTATATTGTACACCATCAATAACTACATCGTATCCCTCGGCTGAATTCCAGCAACCCAGATCGCAATCTCCACTATCAGCATACAGCTTAGTTACTTCAATTTTCATTTAGCACCTTTGTGTTTACATTGACCGCATGGCTCGTAATCATCAGAGCTCGTCTGAGTCAATTTAGATGAAATAATAAGTTCACCATCACCAATAGTTTCAATTAAATCTTTAATAATATTATCATCAATTGGTTGAACAGAAACAAGTTGCTTAGCTAATTCGTTTGGATTAATTAGTTTCATTTAGCACCTTTGTAAATTTGTGTTTACATTTACGGCATTTCATTTTAAGAACTTCAGTATGCCAATTAATTAATTGAACTTGATTGGTTTCGCATTTTGGGCAAGGAGTAACTTGTTTCATGGACCGTTCACGACGGTCCGCCATTTCTAATACAGTATTCCAATCAATTTCAAAATCTTCTTCATTTTGAACTAAATCTTCTTTTAATTGGTTCCGCATAATACTGCATTAGCCTCTTTAAGTTTCTGTGATTGTTCTTTAAGACGTTTAAGTTTTAAATTAGACTTTTTAATTTTATCACTTAAATCTTTTTGCACTGATACTTCTTTTTCAATTTCCACTTTAATTAGGTCAATAAAGTGTTGAATTTGATTAGAAACATGAGTTTCTACCAATACGTCAGTTGTCTCAAACTGCATTGTCGGAGAAAATTTATTATAAACCACCGGATTATTAGCGTCAATGCGCCGCGAATAAGTTCCACTAATAGTATCTTTCATATCTTCAGTTTCTTTTAATTTGATGTTAATTTTAATTCTTGTTTTACATTTTGCATCGCCATAATTAATATCGACATTAACATCTTCAACATAATTCATATGCTTTAAACCAGCAGCAAATTGTTCAGCTATAATTCTAGAAACATTATCAGACTGCCCAATCATCATTTTAATTGAAAATTGAATATCATAATCTCTTAAAGGAGACGTAGTTACTTCAGTTTGAACATATCTCAACCGGTTGATAAAACATTGAGAATATTCATGAATTAAGGTTTTACGGCCAAGTGTAATAATTTGTTTGTATTCACTCTTTAAAGCATTAATAAATTTGTATTTAAAAATTTCAGACTTTTCACAAATAATTTTTCGTTCACTCGTTGAATTTCTTTCTTCAGTGAACATATTCAATGCACTTAATTCCATGAATGAGCGCAAGCGCATCACTGACGTGATATATGAAGTTATTTTACAACGAGTCACTTCTTGAAAAAATTCATCATATGTTTTATTATACGTTTTAATAGAATAAAAATTATAATTGAATTTGTTAAACAGAAAATTCAATGTTTTAGCATCCAGACCCTTTGAAACAAAAGCATCAATATATTGCTTTGTCCGAGTTTTATTTTCATAACCAAAATCAAACACTGGCTTCATGTATTCTTTCAAATCTGCTGCTGTTTTAATTTCTTCAAATTTCATTTCAATTATCTCCAGAATCCGTAAACCCATTATAACACTATTAATTAGTAAGCATTTTAACAGCAGATGGGCGTTTATAAAAGGCGTGAGTATTGTCATCAACTGCTTTAGTAAAAGTAGCTTTGAACTCAATTTCGCCGCGATAATTTACATCAACTGCTCCAGGTAATGAACCATAAACAGTAGCTCCATTTTCAAGACGCACCATCATTTTAGCAGATACTCCCCAATAGTCTTGGTAAATTTTTGTTGAAACTACTCTGCCTTTTACTACTTGTTTTCCTTCAGGTGCTTCGCCTTTAGTTGCTTTAAGTTTATCGTAGTAAGCATTGAACCATTCTTCGGAGTATTTCTGAATTGCTTCAAGAATACTTTTATGGGCTCTAATTTCTGCCATCAAAACTGCAGTATTATCTTCAAGTTCCCAATGCTTATATGGTTCGCGGACTTCAATAGGGCATCCGTAAAGCTTGAGCTCATTAAGCATATCAGATGTTAAACGAAGTTTCCACCAGCCAAAATCTCCAGTGAATTCCGGCTTATCTAAAACATCGAGCTCAGTAACATACGGAAGGTAACTCCCTCCATGATAAGCTTCAACTTCGCCAAGTTCATTTTCCCAAAGATAACCGTCAAACGGAGCATGTGGACGGTCGTCAATTCCCCATGTTGGTGCAACCACCCTTTCAAATCCTTCGCGACTGTAGAGAGTCTTCGCCCATCCTGCATTCAATTCCTGAGCGCGTTTTTCAACTTTCGCTCGGCGAGCAGCACGTGCTTTGCGATTTTCATCTAAGATTGAATTGATGATATCAGTTAACATTTTAGTCTCCGTTAGTAGATTACGAGACTATTATATCAACAATCTCGTATTCTGTAAACTATTTTTTGTAGAATTTTCTCCAAAGAGTTACTGCTTCTCTTCGTGAGACTTCAACTGCTCCCAAAGAAATTGCTTCTTTGCGTCGAATATCTCTCAAGTCATAATGAGGAACTCGTTTGTTTTGAAACCAAGAACGTTTCATCCCGATAGCTTCAGCCATTTTATGAAGTTCTTCTAGGTCTCCGTCACAAAACATATGACAATTTTTTACTTGATGACCTCGCATTTTCCACCCGTGGTTCATCAAAACATCTACATATACTGTCATTTTTGGCTCTCTATGTATGTTTCAATAATAAATCTTGCAAAACACAGAACGTTATCTTCGTTTGGAGAATCGACAATATTTTCAACTAAAGTTTGCACTTCTTCAACATCAAGCATTTCTTGTATTTCGTTCCAAGTAGTTAATTTCATTTTATTACTCCATCAGTTTAGTTGATAAAGTAATAGTATCACAGTTTTTAGTTGTTGTAAACGGTTGAAGTAAAAAATTTTTGAATTCACCAGAACGGTTGAGAGGAACTTTCTTAGGAAGGATGATTAATCATATTACGAGGATATAAAAATGCCCCAGCGAAGCCGGGGCGTACACTAGTGGTAAGACGGTGCAACATCGTCACCTTGGAACCAGGCCGAATTGGAAGATACTTTATTAGCATATTCCCATTTTTCTGTTAAGTCATTTAGCCCGGCTTGCATTTTCGCGTATGACGCTTGCTGATATCGGTCCATTGTTATTAAAGATTTTGCCATTGTGGACAAAAGTTTTCGCCTACCTTCATTGCCATAATTATGAATAAGCGTTCTATTATATTCCGGCACTAAAAATGAAAGCGAATGTCCGATGTCAGACAAATGCTCAGCCTTTAATTTTAATCTTTTAACGGCAATAGTTTTTCTTAACTTTTCAATCATTGTCAATTATCCTCGGTTTGCTAATGCGCATTCAATATCATTAGCATTAATATAATCCTCAGCAAAAACGATATCACCGATTTTTAGTTGAATTACAAATAGAGAGTCTAAAAACTCAGGTGGTTTAATCTCGATAGACATTTCTTCTTTAATAATTTCTATTACCGCGCGGTGTAATTCATCTTTAGTCATCATTTACCTGCAATTAAAACACCGACCATAAAAATAATCCAGAACGGGTAAAAGAAAACCATTGACCATTCTGCAACTATTTTTGTCAGTTTCTGTTTAGTAGTACGACAGCTCGACGCTGGCATTCCAATACACCAAGCAAATTTTCTAACAAATAAAAAACCGATAATTAAATAAGCAACTACACCTAATACAATTAAAATTTCCATAATTATACCGCCATTATAAACCTAATGCATCCCGTTCTGATTCGGTTAATTTTGCTAAAGCTTGTTCGCGTACTCGTTTAATGCGCTCTTCTTTGTCTTTGGCAGTTTCTCGTTGAATATCAAAACCATTTTTAACGATAAATGAAAGCGTCTTTCCATCTGCAAATATAACTGTTAAAGCTTCTTTTGACGTGTCTGAAACATGTCCGTCACTGCCGTACCAGGATTTACCAGCGACACTCTCACGCGCTTTTTCATACGAGTCATAGTATCCATAATGTTGAGTTCTGCGGTCATCTGGGGATATCGTAGCTTCCCAGACCTTTTCAATTTTACTGCTAATAATAGTTGTATTATTAATCATTTTTAATTCCTCATAAATGGCTTTCATAATTTACCCTTAAAGAATTCTGCCCGGGCAGCACGTTTAGGTTCGCAGTTCCAATATTTATCTTTGCACGGCGTGCTGCAAAACTTATGTTGCCAACTACGCTTTGTAATAACCTTTCGGCAATAAGGACAATACATTTTTGTCCCTACTTTCACTGAAGTATTATTATCATAAATTGGTTTCATTACATTATAACGAGTATCTAATTCTTCCTCTTCAACGTAATCCCAATCTTCATCTAATCCGTATCCCATTATCTTTTGCTCCAATTATTAATTATTTCAACATTGTTACTTCTGAGATTTCACGCCAATTTTTCTCGTCTGTTGCTACGAAATCCGCCAAATACAAGGCAGTACGTAAAGATACATTGCGAAGACGATTTACGTTATTTTTCATAAATTCAAGAACATCTACAACTTGTGAATTACGTAATCCGCGATTTTGCAACATCCGGGTATTCATAATAACTTCTTCAACACGGACCATTATTTCTTCATTTGAATGAACGCCTAAATCTAAATAAACTGAACGTGATACCAAAGCAGCGAGATGCGGTGCTAATTTGCTTCCACGTTCTAATTCTTTATCAATATCAACGTTTGTGATGAAAACTACTGTTCCCTCATATTCAAATTCATTTGGGATGTTTTTTTCTTCCAAGTAAGAAGAAGCAGTACTCCAGCAAACCTTGCGTTTATCGCCCGAATCCAAAGCAGCTTTAAGAAGATTTAGAATATCCATATCAGAAAATACATCCACATCATCAATAAGCAGAACTGAATTAGCATTGCGAGATTCCCAAAGGCGGCAGTAAAGACCAATCCCGGAAATTTTACCATTGACTGATTTATATTCAATTCTACCATCATTGTGAGCATTTTCTAATGCTTTATCTAAGGTGTAAGTTTTACCAATACCCGCAGCTCCCGAGATGATAAGTGAACGAATGTTACCATTTATAATACCATTCGTCATAAATCCCATAACGTTAAAGCGCTTATTAATGCGAGCTTTCATATCATCTACGCTTTCGATAAGTTCAATCTTTTTAGTAGTTCCGCTGTAGCTGATATCTGATTTGTAAACCCAAACACCTTTTTTCTTACCGTCAATCATTACGAATACTTTACCATCACCCTGAGCAGCATCTTCGGGTTTCAAAGTTTCCGGGAACCATTCCCCTACTAATTCGAACGTCCCGGAAATTTCTTTTCCGAAGTTAATACCTTTATTGATAGTGATGGTTGTCATTTTATTCTCCAAGTTATTTTGTTTTACCATTTATTTGGTATGAAGTAATAGTATCACAGTTTTTGGAGGATGTAAACCTTTTTTGAAATTTTTCTTCAAAAACAACAAAACCTCCCGAAGGAGGTTATTTGGAGTGTTTTTCCAGCTGGCGCTCAGCAAACCGTTTAGGGAGCATCAACAACCATTTTAAGATATGCCAGAGACCCGTTAAGATAAAAACAGGTAACCATAATAGTAATACAAACAGGTAAGAAGAAGTGTCCTCAATCGTCCCTCGTTTAACGAGGGCATTTGTTATAAACCAGCCGCATGTTAGATAAACTAACGTAATAATGATAGGCATAATCCACCAAAGCTGAGCTAAAAGTAAAGTAACCATAAATCACCTATAGTAATGGTTGTGATTTTCAAGATAAACCTCTTCCAAAAACTTGCCCCAGAATGTCATATCAATTTTGTTAGGCATTCCATTTTTAGCCGCGACCATTGCTAGTGCTTCAACTTCATCTACGATATCCTCAAGACTAGCTTGGACATCTTTGAATGGGATTAATCCTTGCTTAATTTCTAAGATGAATGGTGCAGTACAAAGAGGATATTTTAAGTCACCTGTTTTGTAAATTTCCTTCAACTGATATCCAGCACGGTACGCATGACTCAGAGCTTTCCAATCAATGCCTTCGTTAGCTTCTGCCTTTCGTGCTCGTTCGCCGTATTCATTATCAAGTTTAGTCAGAGACTGTTTGAGTTCAGTAACAGAAAGTGTAGTCTGGTATTTGCGTCCTAAGACAGTATAGAACGTTTGTGGACCAGTTTTCTCATGGTTATGGAATACCCATTCGCAGAATTCATTCTCTGGAAGACGATGTTTGATATCTTCAACCTTAGTACGGCGCGGACGTGTCGGAATACATTCCTGATGGTCGACCCACTGCTCAGGAACTTGATTAACAATTTCAAGAACCTGGCGAAGAGCAGCCAGGCGCGAACCTTTTACACCATATTTAGAGGCTTGTTTACGGACATATCCAAGATAAGATTTCATATTGGTGGTGTAAAACCGCCAACGGTTGTCTTGAATAAATTTCCACACTTCGGGTAAATCAGATTTAACAATCATATTGCTAGGAGTATGAAGCATATCAAGAGCAACAGTTTCTCCTTGCTTAGCGAGTTCCAACCAATATTTGAGAGAATAGAGTTCATGATCCACGTCGTCTTTGGTGTTTTTAGTTTCGGTGTTATTGGTGTTAAAATTTGTGTGGTTCATAGCCCGGCCAAGCAGAATGTCTCGGGCATTTGGAACAAAAATTTCTTTAAAATCGACATCACTCTCAGGCGTAGATGTACCGTATAAATGACTTCCAAAATAGCTTTTTACAACTGTTTTCATATTAGCCCCAAAATAATCCATATGCAGAAAGCGCATCTTCATCTTTAAAATTAATCATTTCAATTTTACGAGTGTTTTCATTTTCAACAACTACAGCAGAGCAGCTATCGTTGACGTAAACTACTTTCCAATATCCAGAACTTGAAGGTTTAGAAAGCATATCACCAACAGCCACAGGAACATTAATGAATTTTTTCTTATTTACAACTTTACATAATGTATATTTTTGAGGGTCAAAAACAAGTTCTTCGCCTTTATATTCAACAATAGAAAAATGTTCAACTTTGAAAAAATCTGAGCCGTTATAATCTAAAATTCCGTCTTTAAAGTCCACACGAACGATAGCATCCGGGTCTCCAACTACTGTGCCAAATATATAATTCTGGCGCCCTGCGTCCGGAAATTCTCCAAAACAAGTTTTACCTACCACACGTATTTCGTATTTTTTGGTTCCAGCGAGGTCAATCAAAATATTAAGAATATCGCCAGTTTCAATTGGCACTAGTTCCGGTTCAATTACTGTCTTGGATTTTTTAAATGAAATTTTGCTCATGTTTTTCTCACAGATAAATATGTAGACCTTTAGCAAACTCAATAAGAGCTTTGCCGTTTTCACAAGCTGTATTAGCTTGCTCTTCACTTTCATTATATTTCGAGACCAGTGAAAGCATACCAATTTTTTGATGAACTGAATAATGAGTCACATCAATCGTACGATATTCTCGACGGTCTGGATGAGCTTCACGAGATACATTCTTAATAACACTTGGGTTATGCATTGGGTATAAGCACCAATCATTTAATCCGCGAATCAAAGCCATGCTAGTAACAACTTTTTTATAAGGGAAGTTAGTGATATAACCCAGGACCCTGAAACCAGGGTCCTTCATTGCGAAGCTGATATCTGAATAAGATGCTAACTTCATTTGTTTAACGATAGACAAAGATAATTTCTTCTTTGTTGTTACAATTTCGATTTCCATCATTTTTCCTGCACAAATTCAATACGTGGACAGAATTTTTCTTTGCGTGCCCGAATAAATTCAACTAACATATTCGGTTTAGGTTGTACATAATTAGGGTCTTTCTTATGCTCGAGCTCTTCTTTATATTTTGCATAACGACGGTCAGCAATTTTGTCTTTAATTGTTTCTTGTATTTTTACAAATCCATAAGCTATGCTAAACAAAACTGCGCCAATAGAAGCAAACATAATTGCACCAACAAATGTGCTAGTTGGCCAAATTACAAAACTGGAAGTAATACCAACCATTCCAGCGAGCCAAATAGTTAAATCATTACCAGCTAAAGTGAACATTAAAATTATCATAGAAATCACAATAGCAATAAGAAAACAACAAAACAATGTTTTCCAAAAGTACAGACACAAACTTTCAGGACGAGACCAACGATCGAAGATTTTATCATATAGACGACAATGCCAAGAACTAGTATTAATAATCATTATTCATTTCCTTTCATAGTAGGCAGTACAACGTTCAAATAGTCACGAAGTTTTTCAGCTTCAGCTTTCATCAAAGAAATTTCTGTATTTCCATCTGCATCTTTACGAATTATACTAACAAGTTCATAGTTTTGTCCTTGATAATCATGTTCAATAACGTCTAAGTTAAGAACACTTATTTCGTCAAAAGATGTATCAATTACAGTAGCTTCGCGACCAACACCTTTAAAATTCATCACAGTCATTATTATTTCCTATCGTCATTAAAAATGCAATTATAATTAAAAGAATTATAGATATTATAATCTCAAACCCATAAAGCGTAATAAATTCTATCATTTATGCTTATCCTGTTTCCTTTGATTGGTTTTGTTAGCAATGTAAGACATTTTAGCAGCATAAACATAAGAGGAGCTTTTATGAATAATTTGAGCTAAATGGGGCAGCGCTTCAGTGTCTTTTATAAACCTCTCTAGCTGTGAACGACATACTCCATCTTCCATCAATTCATCATATATGGTATACATCAAAAACCCAGTCTGGCCCTTGTACTGACAAATTTCAATTCGTTCATTGCCATCATAACAACGAGTAACAAGCAAATCACCTACTTCAAGTTTTGGAAAACTCATCTTACACTCCTCGATTATAGTTTATTGTAAACTTCCCTTAACCAATTCAATGATACCATTCACCAAATTGTAAGTAAACAATGGATGATTGTACTGAACAAACAGATAAACAGCAATAATAACGTTTTTCATATATCCTCCAGATGATGAGATAATTATAACATATCTCATCATGAATGTACAATCAAAAACTAAATGAATTCAAAAATGCTTTTTCATCTATTGGACTATTATTTTTAGCGTATTCAGCATCTTTTGGGTCACTAAATTCATCATCTTTCAATTCAGAACAGAAATGAATTGCTCCACCAAAACTAGTGAAAATTCGGTTCAAATTGTAAACCGTGCTTCGCTCTGAAGTCTCAACGCCCATATCAGCTAAAGAAGATTCAGTTACGTATTCTTTCATTTCACCAAAACTTTTATACTTTCGGATGTGTTTAACGAACCAAGACCTAGAATACCCAAAATCTACTAAGAACGGATGACTCAAAATAATAATTTTATCAACAGACTCTTCTGAGACTTCAGTTTCGGTACGATGAATTCCATAGACGTGATATAGAATTCGGCCAGGGACAAAATCTTTGAATTCTGCTTTCATGATATTTCCTCATTTGGTTTGATGAGGTAATAATAACATAGTTTTTGGAGGATGTAAACGGTTGATGTGAAAATGCCCTGTTTCCAGGGCAAGATGGGTTACTCTAAAGAGAGCAAGTATTTGAGTTGATAGAACGCGCCTACGATATCGTCTAAAGTGCTACGTATAGCAGAAGGCATTTTTTCGTAAATCTTATCCGATTCGTCTAAGATAAGGTCAATCATTTTTATAGTATCGCTTGGTAGTGTAGATTGTTGCGGAATTTTTGGAGAGTACTTTTTACCGGAAAAACCAAGCCATTGTTCGCCGAATTTGTCAATCAGGTCAGGAAGAACATCAAATATAAAATTGTATGCTTTGTGACGAGCATAACTTTTAGTTTCAAAATGAGCCGAATGAAAATAAGAACGAGAAACCATCAGCAAACCAAGATAAGCATCAGCTTCTGATGTTTTGCCAAGTTTAGTAAAATCTTCAAATTTCATTTTCTTCCTTTTCTATTAATCTATTGGTGTAATATTGTTTAGCAACCTCAGCACCTTTGGCTTCGCAGCTTTCAGCGCACGATTGACTATCCCATTTAGACTTAACAAATGAGAAGAACTGCTCGCTCTCTTGCTTATTGTAGATTTTATAATGAGTGTACACCTTAAGTGCACCTTCAAAATACTCATCAAACTTTGGATTAAAAACATCAGCCTGAGCTGGAATGCTTAAAATCCAAATAAGCGCCGATAAAAACAGAGCTCTTAAGGCCATAAAGGCCTCCTTATTTTTGTCCAGTGTTACGTTTGTGCTGTAATACAGCCTTAACTTCACTGAGGTATTTTTCCAGCTTTCTCTTACGTGTATAATCCGCTTTAGAGCCGTATAGGCGGATTTCTTCTTGAAGGTGCGAAATACCATGCCCAATCTCACGACGAAGTTCGTCTAATTGCTCTACAGTAAGATTACGAAGTTGTTTTTCGTTTAAATGCTGCATATACACCTCATTAGTTAGTAATAGTATTTATAAATGTAGTACTATTATTACATACCAGTTAATTCACACCAGTGTTTGCGACAAAGAGATACATATTTATCTTCGCCACCTAACTCTATTGTATTACCTTCTTTTACGGCATTTCCATTTTCATCTATGCGCGCCACCATCGTCGCCTTTCTTCCGCAGTGACATACGCCTTTCATTTCTATTAATTTATCGGCAACTGCCAAAAGAGAAGCTGAACCAGTAAATAATTTACCTCGAAAATCAGTACGCAATCCGTATGCCATGACTGGAACATTATAGATATCTACAATTTTGCATAGCTCGTGGACATTAGCTTCAGTTAAAAATTGTGCCTCATCGACAAATACACAATGAATATCGCGCTGTGTCTGAGCCCATTTGAAAAATTCAAATATGTCCATATCAGGTGTGATTACATTAGCTTCTTGACGAAGACCAATGCGTGACACAACTTCAGTTGCCGAATCTCTATTGTCAATACCAGGTTTAAGAATTAGCGTACCCATGCCACGCTCTTTGTAGTTATGAGCAGCTGTAAGAAGAGAAGCCGATTTCCCGGCGTTCATACTTGCATAGTTGAAATACAATTGAGCCATTATAATTCCTTCACTAAATTTTCCAGATATTGTTCTAAAGCATTTTCAGCTTTTGTTAATTTATCTGATAATTGGTAATATGTTTCTGCGTCGCCATAATCGGAATTAATCTCAAACGACATGTCTTTTTCTAAATCAATTATATCATCAACCATCTGAAGTATATTATGCTTTTGTTCTTTTGTCATGCTGTTATCTCGTTTAAATATTTTTTAAGCGCTGCTTTATCGTCATCTAAAATTTTACGATAAGTTTCCCAATCATGACCAGTAATTAATTCAGCTTCATAATTAATTTGAGAATTCAAAATCTCTTCGACTAAATAAAGTATTTCTTTATTTTGCTCAGTAGTAATCATACCGGCTCTCCTGGTTCAATCCATTCTGGAGTATATTGAAAGAATCCTTCGCCAGCGTGGTTCTTACACGTTTTGTTAGAGCAATATAACCACCAATCCCACGCATTATAAGGTGGAGTATCCATCATCCCATCATTGCATAAAGAAAATACTACGGGCCATTTACAATCTTTACAGCGGTGTTTTTCTTTTATATGAGTTTGCATTTAGCCATCCCAATCCACAACGATAATATCAATGTCAGGAGTAAACATATCAATAATCAACTCAATTTTATTCCAATCACCGCCTGCAATGCCGGCACCAATGCGAGGAATATAAATCACTGGTCGGAATAATTGTCTTTTAGCCCAACAATTTAAGCCCTGGAAAGCATAGAGTAATGCACCATAATTGATGTTAGGACCTGGCTCGTATTGGGTATAAAGATTGAAGCAAATTTGGCCACGTTCGCCAGTCGCTTGAGTGTAATTTCCCAATTTATCTGTGTCTGCATGCTCAGTTTCGTAAACATCAATTTTCAAAATAGGAGGATATGCCTTAGCTAGTTGTCCAGCTACGCCTGCACCCATTGTATGAAAGCAGTTACATCCATGAGCCACATTATGACCTTCAAGGAAAATCTTAACAATATCGCCTTTGATATATTCTTTAATCACTTTTTCACCATGTATGTTGAATATTCATCAGTATCATTATATATTCTAATAAAAAAAGTATCGCATTCTTTCATTATATTTTTTGCTATGTTATATTTGTCAGATGATGCTATCAAAGATGATTGTTCTATTTCTCCTTTGGCACTTTTCTCGCAGCCCCTGATATTAAAAGAACCAACGGGTATAACGACTTGGTCACCTTTATCATCATAATTATAAAACGATATACCAAGAAGCTCTTCACTTGGAACATAAATTAATTCAACATTTCGTTTAAAAGAACCAGAAGTTTCAATTTGCTTACCGGTTAGTGCTAAAACCTCTTCTGGATAGCCTGGGAGTTTTTCCCAGGCGCTCAACACAAATGGAACAAGTAATAAACATAATAATTTTTTCAATCTGTCAATCCTCTCATATACTGCTCTAATAATCTATTTCTATAATCCAAACACATACTTGCACTTGGAGCTTTATCGCATAAATTATTAAGTTGTTTTGTTTTACGATTTATTAAAACGTTCCATTCTGATTTATTTTTAGATGCTCTTACTCCGTCTTCGTATGCCCCATCTAACTGCAGCGAAAGAATATCAATACATTCTACGTTTGCAGAACAAAATGATTTGGCGATTTTAAGCGATTCCTCCATAATACCCTCAGAAGCATTAGCTCCCGTGGTAAGTAAAAGACTAAGCACAAGAGCGATTTTTCGCATTATTCTACCTCTATCTTTAATAGTTTATTGGATTTTAAGTAATTAGCCTTTTCAATTACTTGACTTGCATACTTATTCCCAGCTTTCCAATTATTCCCGGCATTATAAGAGGCTATTGCTTTTCTTATGTTGCCATCATGCCTGTTAAGCCAGTAAGATAGTTCAATATACGCCCAAGATGCAGAATTGGAGCGTTTATTGAGCATAGTTTTTATTTGCAAATCTGTCATGTTCCAGCCGATTTGCTTTGTGCGCTCACGCATAGTGGGAAGATAATTTTGAAACATCCCATACGCTTGATGGCCAGATTTACCTTTTGTATTTAATCCAGCCGAAGACTCTTGCCATAGTAATGCGGCCATTATATAACCAAGTCCGTTATTGTTATATCGTTTATCGTGAGTCTTGTATTTCCCGTCCTTTGAAAATTGCTCTCCAAACTGATACGCATAATTCAGATTTTCGAGTTGGACATTACTGAAGTTGTGCTCAGACCCGTGGGCCGCAAAACATAAGGCCAGAAGACCTGCGCATAGAGCTTTTTTCATGTTTACCTCATTTAAAACTTAAAGATAGATTACATACTTACTAGTTTTTCCTTCGTACCTGTTATTATTAATGAAAGCCATGCGGCACTGCATAGAATATGGTGTAGAAAAAGTTTTTCCTGGTGTAGGTTTTGAAACAGTGAAACCAAGCCAAAGTGTTTTATCGGTGATTTCAAGACGAAGAGGTCGATATTCAATATTTGAATTTAATTCTTCTTCGACGTCAGGACGTTCCGGGAGTTCTAGGAATGTATTGACTTCGACAACATGATTTGAAAGCTTATGAAAAAGTTCAAAAACATAGTTCTCATCAATTTCTCGTTGAATGGCACGGTCCAGTAAATGTTGAGAGTACTTTACGTGAAAACCTGGAATTCCTGCTGCGGTAGAAGCTGCTTTTATTTCTGAATTAATTTTAGCAAATTCCGTTTCAAAAAGACGACGAAGTTTGTTGCGGCGGATGAATACTTCTGCATTAGTTGACATTTATTTCTCCTCTTTATGATATAAGATTATAATAACACATCCAGAGGAGAAAGTAAACGGTTAGTCTTAATGTCTTAGTTGTATTTCACTTCCTCATTTGTACCAATATCGTATTCAACTAAACGGATAGGCTCTTCCATCCCATACCCACTCATAGAAATATAAGTGGATGGATAAATTGTTTCTTTTCCGTTCCAAGTTCCGCCATCCCATGTTTCCATAAAGTCTTGTTCGCCGGAATTAACTAGCCAATCAACAAATGATTTAAGGGCCATTTCTGACCCTTCGATAACTATTTTAGCCATTATTGTGTTCCTATAACAAAAAATAGAGGTAGCTCATTGGTGTTTTTGAATGAAGAATAATGAGGACCTTTGAAATGAGCTTCGTAAAATTTGTTGATGTCAGGCAATCTAATTGGCTCGTCTATGATATAGAGAATACGATTAAGTGTTCTTCCACGGCATTGGTATCCACCATTGTCAATAAAAGACCTGACTGTTTCTACAAAACAATGCTGGTTAAATTCTTGTTTGTTATAATTGTGATTTCTATTAGAGAAAAACTTATCACTAATAGCAGAATGGGTGATTTTAGCGTATGACTGTTTATTAGAAATTATAATAACTGAGCCACCATCATTTAACCATTCAGATGCGAATTGAGTTACCGCGGTGGTTTTACCAGATTGCCGCCCAGCATCTAAACGAAGTGTTCGATTATCTCTGATATCTGAAATTGGGTCATAACAAAAATTAGGATTATTTGAACGACTGAATGCTTGGTCTTTAAATGCATGCATCAGGGTCAGATAAATTGGTGTTAAGTATTTCATATTTTCTCTTTTGTATTTTGTGGGGCCATTCCGTGGCACATGGATGGTCCATTATCCAATGTAACTGGCATTACCGCACTTGGGCTAGGCCTTTTTACAGGCTCCAGAAGCTACTTCACTCAGAGGACACGACGTTCATGAGGAGAGGTCTGGCTGCTTTTTAGGAGGAGACGATTAATATTTTCCGTTTGTTAATACGCCAAAATTATCAAAATCGTCTTCAATATCAGAAGGGTCTACCTTTTTACCAGGTACAACATAAGCAATTTCGCGCCGTTTCGCGTGAGTAACAATTTCTTTGCCTAAACCATTAAAGAAAGAATAGCCATTTCTTTTTAGAGACCCAAAGTCTTCTGCGTCACCAGTAAATGCACGCACTTTAAATGCACCCTTTGGAGCTTTGACTGACTCAGTAATAAATTCTTCGTAAGTTTTCATTTTAATTTCCAATATAAACCAAATATTAGTAATGTTCTGTAGAAATATTATTATCTACAGAACATGTAAACAATTATTTGATTGATTTAACGTATCGGGTAACGCCTTTGTCATTAACAAACGCAATCTTACCGCGGCTATTATACATCGTCACAGTACGCTGATAGCCATAAGTCTGTTTACCTGCCTGATAACCAATCAAAGCGAAGTTATCTTCACCAGGCTTATTCAGTTTAGCTTTGATACGTTCATGGCCATAAGCCATTAAACTTCTCTGGTCACCAGTGTTCAATGCTTTACGAACACTTTCATCGTCGACAGAGGAAACAAAATCCTCAAATGAGCTGAACTTAGCGTGGCTCTTGTTGTAAAGTTTGCCTTCAACCACATAGTTATAGCCCATAACATCCATATCAACTTCAGTACCATCTTCAAGTACTACAGTGATTTTTTGACCTTTCTTGTATTTCAGAAGACCATCAGTAGATTCGTTGATGATAATCTGGGAAATAACTCGGGCTTCATTGATAAAATCTTCATAAGTTTTCATGTGTAATTCCATTGTTGATTGACGTTAATTATTATAACTAATTTTTTAATTAGCATAAACGGCTTTGCCGTAATATTTGTACCAGCCCGGTTTTTGAGAAATTTTCTCATCCAGACGTTGTTGACTAAGTTGAATAGACCAAATAGATGGATGATAATCATTTTTCCATTCGTTTGGAATATCATTTAAATCATGAATTGACGTATCTTTTATATTAAAGCCTCGTTTCAAACATTCAGCAATAATTTCTTCATGACGATTTTTAAGAAATAAAAGTTTATCATAAAAGAACGTGACATGGCCTGACCCAAGAACAAAAGTAGAACTGATTTTAAAATCCGAAGGATGTTTACCAGCCTTAACGTGCTTACGTACTGCTCCAAAAACACGAGGAAGTTCGCGGTACTCGGCAATTAAATGCTGATCAGCAAGTTCAGATACTAAAGTCAAATTTATACGAGTCATAAGTTTCTCCTGTAGATGTTGAATATTATAAATCATCTACAGGAGAAGTAAACATCAAGGACGAATAATTTTAGCCAATTCTTCTAGATGTTTGCGAACTTCTTCTTTATGAGCGTGATGGTCTTTAGAACCTTCGCCGCGCTTATCTTTTTTATCGGCATCTTTCAAAAGCTTGACAAGTTCATCTCGACGTTTTTCTTTGCCGGCTTTGGTTTCAGCTTTACTAAAAAATTTAACAGCTTCATCTACATCTTTAAAATCCGGTACACGTTTCACATGTTCAGATTCGGAAATAAATTCTTTAAAAGTTTTCATACGCTTTCCAATTTCCCGTTTTAAACGTGTTGATAACACGAGTAGCACGATTAGTTGTTTGTCTATACCACTTGGATTGAGCTAAATTTACGGCAGCTCTATCCCAATCTTTAGCTTTCAATAGAGCCATAGAGTTTTTAAATCCCGCCACTCCAGCTACGCCCATTTGGAAAACCATGTTAATTAAAGCCGCCATTCTGGCTGAATCTCCGCCAAACGAAGTGTATACAGGGCGCAATACAGAATTAGAAAGAATCCCCGAAATAGCTTTTTCAACGTCGGCGTTAAAAATTTTTTCAGCTTCAGCTTTAGTAATTTTGCCAGACGTATTACGACCAACAAGACGGTCCAACTCGCTGATAGCTACCGATTTATTAGGGTTTTTAGTCAAAAGATGACCTATACCGACGGTCCAAAAACCTTCGGTATCTTTATAAATTTCAAGTTTTAAGCCTTCGTCGATACGAAGCATGTCAAAAATGTTCATAATACCTCCTCTAATAGAGGTATTTATTAATCCCAACTTTTGACAAAAAGGTCCGTCATGAATTCTTCTAGGCGAGTTTCTACAGAAGCGGACACTCCAGTTGATATAGAAATCAGATAACCGCAAATAGGCTTAAAGCTTTCTAAATTACTTTCCATTTCGTATTTAATTTGTTCTTCGGACTCGTTATCACCAAATGAATAGAGATAATTATATCCATTTTTTGAATTTACATAAATTGCTACGCTCATCATATCACCCATGAATAACGCATCATTAACATACCAGAAGCCGCTAACGGCTCAACAGAATAAATCCACGTTTTTGTATATTTTCTGCATAAGTCAACTAACTCACCTGTGTCATGAACAACAACAGATGTTAAAGGCAGAGTTATATGACCCGTATTAGTTAATACTACCGCTTTCGGGTCATTAATAACTAAGTGCTCAATCTTCTCGACTTCTAAATAATTTACAAGCTCTTCAAGTTTATTCATATACCATCCAATTATATAGTACGTCCTTCGACGATTTTAGCGAAAGACCAATTTTTAGTAATGAACTCAATGATTAAATTCAATTCTTTAGCTTCGACAATATCAGTTACGTGATTTTCGTGATTTCCAGTATTCAGAACAGCACGAAAACGATCGAATTTACCGAAATCGTTAGTTACTTTATCGATAGTTACAGTATTGAATTTAGCCATGATTTTATTCTCCAAGTTATTTTGTTTTACCATTTATTTGGTATGAAGTAATAGTATCACAGTTTTTAGTTGTTGTAAACGGTTGAAGTAAAAATTTTTAAAGTTAACCAGAACGGTCGAGAGAATGGGTATAGAAAGGATGATAGATTATAAATCTATACAAATAAAAATGCCCTAGAGTTAAACTAGGGCACGAGAGGAACTAAACTATTAATACTGACTGCGCATTTTAGCTTTAATGGCTTTAAGTTGCGGAGAATCATTACCGTATGCTTTCCAAACGACCATTTCAGCACCGTTGTTTTCCATGGAGTGAACGATAATTTTGCCGTTCTTGCCTTTTTCTACACCAGCTTGATAGCGTTGAAAATCGCTGTTAGTAATTTTCTTAAAGTCTTTGATATCACCTTCAATCTCATACGAGAAATTGAAGCCGCTCCACTTACTTTCATTGATAAATTCTTGGTAAGTTTTCATTGTACCCGCCCAGTTATAAAAATATATTTATTATAATTTAAATTGGTCGAGACAGTAGGGATCGAACCTACGACCTAGGACTTAGAAGGTCCTTGCTCTTCCTTCTGAGCTATGCCTCGGAAATAGTTTTACGTCTATATATTTCGCCGTCGTAATATTTATCGACAAGACGTTTTACTTGGCTGTGTGATATTTTTAATATTTTAGAGGCTTCAGAAACCCACCCAAATTTAGTTTTATCCACGTCTTTTATTAAGTTTAATTGAGACGTAGATAATTCTAGACCTCTAATCTTGGCTTTAGCACTACCAGCTTTTCCTAGTTTAACACCGGCCAAATAAAGTTGTTCCTTGGTTCGAGTATCAACTCTTTTTCCATTTGTATGGAGGTCTTTATTATTTTGGCTATTAGTAGCGCAATAAACATTTTCAATAGAATAAGGTCCAGAATCACCGATGCGACACATACAATATTGTTGAGCTTTATTACCGCGTTTTTCTAATTTTCCAGTTGAAATCCACCAATTAAGCCAGGACTCATATGTAAATAACCATTCTATGTTTCTAGCATTCGCCTTTCTTCTTTGATTTTCATATCTAACTTTCATGTTTATCGCTTTCACATTTATCGCTTTCATTCGGCTATCCAATTTTAAGAAGAGTGAGAGTCTCAGTCTTGTACGGAGTAACCTTTTATGCATTGGCAGCTATCGCGCGATTCGCACTTCCGATAAATGGAGTTACCGTTACACTCTAATTTGGCTGGGAATACTGGACTCGAACCAGTGCATCCCGGAATCAAAATCCGGTGCCTTACCAACTTGGCTAATTCCCAATTATTTGGTGGCCCTTGCTGGTTTCGATCCAGCTACCTATCAGTTATGAGCTGACAGCTCTCCCATTGAGCTAAAGGGCCGTAATTCTATTATGAAAGGCTCTATGTTAAGAACCTTTGGTAATAGAGGGTACTTATTAATAATAACACTAATTTCTTAAAGCAAATTAAAACGTGTGCAAATATATTTTACGAATATATTCCAGTTTTAACGGATTTTCAAAAATATTATATTCCTTTCGGCCATCTTCAGTTAGCAAAAAGAATTCAAAATTGACCGTGTTAAACTCGCGCTCATTTCCTTCCAATTTAACAACAGAAGAGTTTCGGTCAATGTCAATATATTCAACTTCAAAATATGATAAAATTCCATGCTCGTCGATTAACGATTTAGCTGCTAACTGGTCAGTTGCGTATCCGTTTTCAGTATTATTTACGGCTGCATAGAGAATCATCACCACATTCCTTTGTCAACGATAGTATGAGTATTGGCATTCACAATTTGCCACCATTTGGCATGATAGAAACTATGTTTAGGTTTTTTCTGATTTTCTTCAATAAGTTCACGAAGCTCATCTTCAGAAAAAGCAGTAGCAATTAAATCGTTGTATCCGCCTGCTGGATAATGATTATCACCACCAAATAACAAGAAATTGACTTTATTCATAATTTACTCACATTTAAGTTGGGCGTTTTAAACGCCCTTTCACATTAAAAACCTACGGCAAAACCGGCGCCATATACTGCTTCTTCTGGAGTTGCAGCAACAGTAGCTTTAAATGCAACCGGAGCGTTAGAAGGCGTAAAATTAGCACCTACCGCCAGAGCAGTTTCTGAATCAAAAGAACCAAATGCAGCACCGACAGACAATTCTTTGCCTGGTACAACCGGTACGTTATTCATAGCAGCTACACCAGCGACGCCAGAAGATACTTTTTTCCGAAGTTCTTCAATTTGGCTGGAAGTCTGGCGATATACATCACCAGTTGTAATACGATAGTCCAGAGAATCACGGACCGCTTGTTCTTTTTTCGCTTGTTCCAGTACAGCATCTACGTCAAAATTAAAATCAAATGCCGCCACAGCAGGAACAGTCATAAGCATAACCAGCGAAGCAATAATCAGTTGTTTCATTTTCATTTCTCTTTGTTGGGTTGTGGATATTTCTAGTTAATTAGAACACTACTTCTTAAAAGCATTTACCTTTTAAACATCTGATGAGACATGTAAACGATAACAGCTAACCACAAAAATACGCTGTTAATCGACGTTAAGACAAGGCCTGTTATAATTCCAGCAAAAGCAAAATCCCACTCAGTGAATTCTTTCTTGTCAAAATTATAATTTTTTCTAATATATTTCTGAATTTCTTTAAGCTTTTTCATTAGAAATTTGGTCCATAACGAATGATACTACGCCAAGAGCCACTACAGCAACGAAAGCGCTCACAGTTTCAGTTGTAGATAAAATTGCTAATGAACCTGCCATGATAGAAAAACCAAAGCCACCAAGGCATGTCACTGCGGATATGTTACGAATAAGTTCACAACGTTTCATTTTATTTTCCTCATTTGTTTTGATAGGGTTATAGTATCATAACCCTCAATGAAAGTAAACGGTTAAATCGCACCGTCGTCTTTTGCAATATCAAGAATGGTATCATACAATTCCTCAGCTTCTTTCTTACGTGCTGAGATTTTGGTGTACTCTTCGTATTGTTCAATCTTAGAAAGCATAGATTTTACAGATGAATAATGCGTTTTCAACTTTTTGAGTTCAGAAGTGGTAAAACGTTTACCAAGACCTTCATTCAGCGTAGTTGCTTCGCTCATAAATTCTTTAAAAGATTTCATTTTATTTCCTTAGGATTGTTTTTGATATGGGTTATAATATCATAGTCTGCAAGAAATGTAAACAGTTTACATTTTGCTTCCACGAATAACACCATACGTCGCAAAATCATCAGTGATATCTTTAGCAGAATTTCTACCAGTTTCAATATATGCAATATCAGATTTTTTCGAAAAAGAGGTAATTTTATTATAGTTAGAGTCTAAAAAGGTGTAACCATTGCGCATCAGATTTTCAAAATCTTCGGCGTCGCCTCGACCTTTAAAATCTACCCATTTATAAGTGTTTTTCTTACTAAGACCCATGGGCCATGATTTTTCAGTAAGAAAAGCTTCATTAATAAATTCTTTAAAAGATTTCATTTTAAATCTTCCGTCCAATTGATTTTAAGTGGTTCTTTATATTCCCTATCAAGTATAACAGGGACTTGGACTACACCCGAAAATTGGGCAGGTCCTACGTTGTAGCTCAGCGTGATGTGTGGAGAATAGTCATCAAAATCGTGAGTAGCTCCAAGTGCTCTGGCATAATTATGACGAAATTTAAGATAATCAGAGTCTAGAACCAAAACCAATGTTCTGCCGTCTTGCGTATCCCAAACTTGAAGTTCTCCAGACTTTGCTACTTCAAAACTTCCAGTAGAAATAACGTAAGGCACATTAACCCGAGAGTAGCAAATAGTGCTATGAATTTTGTGTCTTGGAACTGGATTAGGAACCTTCAATTCTCGCTGAAGGTTCTCAATTTCGTCTAGTGTGCTATCGCTAAATTTGGCTGCAACGTAGAGTCCAGAACTAAAGTCCTGGAATTTCATTATTCAACTTCCGGAGTCGCAGTTAACTCATCAATTTTTTCAAGAATAGCTTCAAAGGTCACTTGGCCTTCAATAACTTCTAGACCGATTTTTTCTACAATTTTGCTTACTAAATCATTGAGTGACTGAACCGTGTTATTAGTTTCGGCAAATTGCTCGTTCAAATCAAAAAGACGAGCTTTAAGAACAGTTACAGTAGCTTCAAGTTGTTTAATTTTATCAGTCATTTTAAAACCTTTTTAATTTTTGCATAAAGTTCTTCTAAAGAACCGTCATTAGTAATAACTGTGTCGCCCTGTTTAATGGGTAGCCCAGCTTCTGTTATATGAGTGTCAACTTTTGAATTGACTGAGCTAGGACGAACTACATGAATTACCGTAGCACCCATCGCCCTAGCCGCGTCCAATTCATGGTCTTGACGAGTGTCTGGTACTATAAAATAATCGAGATTTTTTCCAAAATTATCTAAATAGACCAGAGAAAACCATTTAACCCAATACATACGGTCGAAGTGATTGACCATGATGTCTGTCCCAAGGGTCTGCATGAGACGACGAACTGACCATTCATCTTCAATACTATTTATAGTGTCTTTAATTATTGAAAGAGAACGATGGTCGATATATCCGTCATAAAAATAAGCATTTTTAATAGATAATGTATCATTTAGCCATGACATCGCAGACTCGATGATGTTTACAGCTTGTACCTTTGAAATTTTCAAATCAACTTCACGGTCATAATCAATTCCTTCCCAATCACTTCGAGTTAAAGCTGGAAACAATTTACCGACGTCTTTTGACATGATAGCAACTTGATAAGCATAACAAAGAGCGTCTTTAATTGGCCCAGCTAATTGGTGCTTAATTGCACCATAATTTTCCATTATGTAATCAGCGGTTGTGTCTTTTCCACTTCGTTTTTTACCAATCAAAAAAATTAATTTCATTATTTCCTCATAGATGGATGCATTCCAATGCGTTGATTAGCAGCCTCGGCCATATTTTGCCGTGTTGTAATAATTTTACCATCTTTTTCTATTTGCAAATACTTATACGGCATGATGGCTTGACATGTTACAGCTGGGTCAGTGTCTTCCGTGTAGTTGTATTCAACTTCGCCTAAGTCGCTTATCCAGCATCCATAGTAATGAATAGACAAAACAATTCTAGTTTTGCTATTGTCTAAAATATGAACACTAACGTGTTGAGGCATACTACCATCGCGCCAGGCGAAGTTATCTCCAGTTTGATAGTTGTTTATTCCTATCATCCATTGATACATCTGCAGCCAAGAGTCCAGTTCTTCGTCCACTAAAAATCTGATAACCAGTGGGTCGAATTCAAAGGTTGAACCGGGAAGGTTAGCTCGTCCAAGACCCATAGTGCCAGAGGGAATATCAGTAACGGGAATTCTTATACCAGGTATATTAGCTGATTGCGCGTTAAGCGTAAAACCCTTTGTCAAGCCAACATCCGGAATGTCTACAACAAAGTTAGTTATGTTGGTTTGATTGTATATCTGTTGTGTGTCCAATCTGCTTTTCTCCAGATGTTGTTATAATGAATTTGTCCTTCCGGTTAATCAAATAATCAATAAACCAGAAGAACAAGAAAGTAATAATTATGCCTGCCATACAGCGTTTGCGCTGAAACGTTTACCTTTACTTTGGAAATTCTGAAGAGGTAACATAACTACATTTGCCCAATCAGCGGGTTTAATTTCAGTCAAACTCCCCTTTATATGACCAGGTAAATATGCTTTAATCATTTTATCTGCGCCTTGAAATCCTTTCACTTGACTCCAGTTCACCTTCAATTTCGTTTTGTTTGTTATAGTTGGAGTGTTAGAATACTGCTTTAGCAGCTCTTCGAGAAACTGCTGCCGAGCCTTCGGCGGAATGTAGTGTAAGTTTAATCCATACATTAATGTTGAATTACCCTGTTTACCCATTCCCAAATAAACTATCAATGGAAATCTATCCCAGTACGGAAGAGTGTCTTTATGCTTAGCATCATACATATAAGCATATAATTTTCCAGGTTGAGGTTTTGTTACTTGATGGCCTCTGATATTCTTTTTGATAGTCTCGGAGAACCATTTAGCAGATTTATTATTTACTGCCGCTCCCTCGTTTTTAATTTTATCGCGCAGCGAAGACCTGAAACTATTAATCATAATAAGTTGTCTTTCTTGCTTTGACAACTTATTAGTAGGTTTTCCTTCAAGTTTAGCAATCTTTTCTGCGAACTTTATCTTAGAAGAATACCTTGACATAGCCTTAGTGAAAGTAGCATAAGGTATTTCTTTGGACTCAGCAAATTCTTTTGAGCTCATCCCTTTGGATTTAGCTTTATTAAATTCAAGTCCTATTTCAACCCATTTCTTTTCATTTCTGGAAACTGGTTTAGGACGAGCAGTAGAACTTGCAGCCTCGCCAATGATTTCAAAAATAGCCATTATCCTTTCCACCCGAGTCTTCGAAGACCATCTTCTGTTAATAATCTGAACTGTATATTATTTTTTTCTGCGACTTGCAACGCAGCTTTCCACTTATCAGTATTTACTGAATACGTATAAACTGAATCGATGTATCTTTTCTTTGCTGCTGTAGTTAATTTAGCAGGTTTAGGAGGAGGAACTGTTTCTTTTTTGGGTTTTACTTCAAAGAAAAACTCTTGACCTGTATCAAATTTCACCCAAAAATCCATGAAATAACGACGTTTTTTGCCGTCGGCATTGCTAAAGTATGGAATTACCACTTCTTCTGAGTTCCACTTTACAACCTGAGGATTTGTATCGCACCATCTCATAAAAAACTGTTCCCATGAAGAACGATAAGTTATTTTACGGATGTCTCCTCTATATTTTTGATGGTTCGTTGGAGTGAACCTGCCTGAATATGCCATTATTATCTCCTCTAATAAATACTAATATTATTTATATGTGGGAGAGGTTCCATGATTTTTTCTTTTTTCGACCCAATTGATTATAAGGCAAAAACTGTCGATAAAAATGCCAAAACTATTAAAATGACTGACATCTTTCGCAATTATAAAGCTTATTTTAAACGGGTTGCGGCTGGTTATCGTCTAAGAACTTATTACATTCAAGGCAGTCCAAGACCCGAAGAATTAGCTTATCAAATTTACGGAAACTCTCAGTTGTATTGGGTTCTTTTATTTTGTAACGATAACTATGACCCGTACTACGGTTGGATAATTTCGCAAGATGCTTCTTATCTCGCAGCAATGCAGCGGTATGAAAAAGCGGGAGGAGAACAAGTACTTTATCATGTTGACGAAAACGGCGAACGATATTATAATTTAGTCGAAGACCCTAATAATCCAGGGACTTGGTATGATAAAGGTGACCTGGAAATGAAATATCCTCAATATAATGGAGCTCTTGCCGCCGTAGATATATACGAAGCTGCTATTATTGAAAACGAAAAAAGACGAGAAATAAAAATTGTTTCTCCGAATGATATCGATTCATTTATTAACGACCTAATCAGAGAGATGGAGATTGCTTAATGGATATGATTAATAACAACGTTGAATGGTTTGTCGGCGTTGTAGAAGATAGAATGGACCTGTTAAAGCAAGGCCGTGTTCGCGTACGAGTTATAGGTCTTCATCCATTCCAGAAAGTTCAAGGCCCTGTATCGGGAATGCCAACAGAAGACCTTCCATGGATGAGTGTTTTACAACCTATAACATCCGCATCTATGTCAGGAATAGGCGGTTCTGTCACTGGACCCGTTGAAGGAACTCATGTTTATGGTCATTGGTTGGACAAATATCGTACTAATGGTTTAGTGCTGGGCACATACGGCGTAAATGCCAGAGTTAGACCAAACACTACAGAGGGTTTCTCTGATCCAACTGGCCAATATCCGCGTTACTTAGGTAATGATACTAACCTTTTGAACCAAGGCGGCGAAGCGGGATTTGAGTCAATCCCTAACGTTATTCAAGATAATAACCTTGATACGGCTATTAATCCTGACGACACAGATTTATCAAATATTCCAGAAGATAATAATCCAAATTATACTATAGAAGCTATGCTTCGCCGCGATGAAGGTCTTCGTTTGAAAGTATACTGGGACACTGAAGGATACCCGACTATCGGTATTGGGCATCTTATCATGAGACAAAGAGTCCGTGATATGACTCAAATTAATAAAGTGCTTTCAAATCAAGTTGGAAGAGAAGTTAAAGGAAATCCCGGTTCTATATCAATGGATGAAGCATCCGCATTATTTGCTAAAGACCTAGCTGATATGCAAAGAGATATAAAAACCAACTCAAAAGTCGGTCCAGTTTATGTCAAAATGAATAAATCGAGACAAATGGCTCTTGAAAATATGAGTTTTCAAATGGGCGTTGGTGGTGTAGCTAATTTCACTAATATGCTTAAAGCCATGGATGAAGGCCGTTGGAAAGATGCATATAACGAATCTCGAAACTCTTTATGGTTTCAGCAGACTAAAGGACGAGCTTCTAGAGTATCTATGATTATTCTTACTGGTAATATGGAATCGTACGGTGTTCCTGTTAATCCGGTTCAAGGAAAATCTGTTGGTGCTCAATTAGCTACTGTTAAAGCTTCAGTTAATCCAAGCGACCCCCCTATACCAAGTGACAGCAGAATTCTTTTTAAAGAGCCTGTATCATCATATAAAGGACAATATCCTTATGTTCATACGATGGAAACTGAATCGGGACACATACAAGAATTTGATGATACTCCTGGTCATGAAAGATATCGTCTTGTTCATCCAACAGGGACATATGAAGAAGTAGCTCCAGATGGAAGAAGAACTAGAAAAACAGTAAATGATTTATACGATATTGCTAATGGTGATGGAAATTATTTAGTTTCCGGCGATAAAAAGGTAAACGTTGGTGCAGATGAAACATACTATAACATGGCCAACAGATTACATCAAATTGACGGTAATAATATTTTGTTTATCCGTGGAGATGAAACAAAAACTGTCGAAGGAGATGGAACACTTTACGTTAAAGGAAATATAAAGATAGTCGTTGACGGAAATGCTGATATCTTGGTTAAAGGAGATGCTAAAACTCAGGTTGAAGGAAATCACGATTATACAGTAAACGGAAACGTAAAATGGACTGTAAATGGTAGTGTTAATATGACAGTTGCTGGGAATTGGTCAGAAACTATGAGCTCAATGTCTTCTATAGCTCAGGGCCAATATACTATTGATGGCAGTCGTGTGGACATTGGTTTATAAATATTAATTATTGACTAACTGGAAATTATATGGCTCAGATACTTCCCGTTAATACATCCCTCGGCGATATTCAAGAAGGCGGGGCTGTTGATTTGACTTTCACTGCTCAGCTTGATGCTACTGATACATTAAAGTCAATAAATATAATAGATTATCAGCCAACTTCTGGTATAATAGTTGAAGGTTCCAGATATTATGGAAATTATAATAGTGTATTTTCATTTGGAACAGATGCATTAAAATATCGCGAAGGCGATGAATTAAAAACCGCGGCAACTTGGGAGGATTTACCTCCTCCCAAAACTGCAGATTTATATATGTGGAGAGCCCCTAGTTCACTCCAGAGAACTTTTACGTATACGGTTGAATGTATATATGATTATCAGTCGGAAGAGTCTTCTAGCGGTTCTGGTGAATCAGGAGGCACAACTCCTCCACCGGTAGAACGAAGAATAACAAAAACATATACTCAATTAGTTTACGGAAATTGGAGTCGTTGGGGAAATAAACTTCGTGAATATGTGTATGCGGGGAACTAATGGCAGGTTTAAGTTTTAATCAATGTATAACAGCTGGTCATGATGCGTTTCCTCCTACCGTAATTAATTCAACTCAGCCAAAAGTGTTTACTGGCGGAATTCCGGTATTAGTTGATGGAGACCAAATCACTCCTCATACACGCATCGTAAAACCATATGACACGCACGGTGGAGCAGTCCAGCCAAGAACATCTAAAGTTTATGTGACTGGAAAGAAAGCTGTTCAAATGGCTGACCCTATTTCATGCGGCGATACAGTCGCGCAATCTTCTTATAAGGTTTTCATAAAATAATGGCAGACCCAATTAACTATCAATTAACGCGCACCGTAAACGCTATTCCGGACATTTTTGTAGGCGGAACATTCGGTGAAATCAAGAGAGATTTACTTGATTGGCTTCGCGGGCAAAACGAGTTTCTAGACTATGATTTTGAAGGTTCTCGTTTAAACGTATTATTAGACCTTTTAGCTTATAATACACTTTACATTCAACAATTTGGAAATAGTGCAGTCTACGAATCATTTATGAGAACTGCAAACTTGAGAAGTTCCGTGGTTCAAGCTGCTCAGGACAATGGATATTTACCTTCTTCGAAGTCGGCGGCCCAAATTGAAATAATGCTTGAATGTACTCATGCTTTAAATTGGAATACTATAAGCATTCCTCGTGGTACAAGATTTTTAGCATATGCATTAGAAACTTCTGTTAACCCGTATTCATTTGTAACAACAGAAGAAGTCACAGCAGTACGTGATGCTAATAATAAGTATTTTCCACGAATTAAATTAGTTCAAGGCCGCATTGTTCGTACTGAATTACGATATGATAAAATGAAACCTATCATTATTCGTGATTCTAATATTGACCGCAATGAAGTTAAGTTATCAGTCAATGGAGTTGAATGGACTAACTGGACCCGACGTTCTATGGTTCATGCTGGTTCTACATCTACAATTTATTACATGCGTGAAACTGTTGATGGACATACTGAAATTTTCTTCGGAGAAGGCGAACAAAGCGTTTCAGTTGCGGGTGGTGCACTTGAAGCCAATTACATCGGTGGATTAAAACCAGTACAAGATTCTACTATTGTTATAGAATATATTCGTACTGATGGTGCTGCAGCAAACGGGGCAACAGAATTTAGCTATGCTGATACTTTAACTTATATAACTGTTCAACGCATTTTTGAAAACCCGGACGATTCCAAAGATTATGTTGGAGCTGACGGCGGCGGTGACCCTGAAGATATAGAACGTATCCGCGAACTTGGAACAATAAAAAGAGAAACTCAGCAACGTTGTGTAACCGCAACTGACTATGACACATTCGTTTCAGAACGTTTTGGCTCTATTGTCCAAGCAGTGCAAACATTCACTGATATGTATAAACCTGGATACGCATTTATTGCTATTAAACCTAAATCTGGATTATACTTAACTTCAGTACAGCGAGAAGATATTCAAAACTACTTGAAACAATATAACTTAGCACCTATTACTCCATCTGTTATATCTCCAAACTATTTGTTTTTGAGACATAATATTAAAGTATCTTATGCGCTGAATAAATTACAAGAAACAGACCAATGGCTTCGTGGTAAAGTTCTGGACCAAATAGATCGGTATTATATCGATGAAGTCGAGATTTTTAACGCATCGTTTGCTAAATCCAAGATGTTAACATACATCGATGACGCAGACCACAGCATCATCGGTTCATCTGCAACAATTCAAATGGTTCGTGAAGTTCAAAACTTCTTTAAAACTCCGGAATCTGGTATTAAATATTATAATCAAATGATTAACAGGTCGCTAGAGTCAAACTCTTTCACTTTCCATGGTAAAGACTCGGATTATTTGGTTAGAATAGTCGGTTCAGACCCAGACCAAAACGGAATTGGTAAAGTTATTATTGGTCCGTTTAAAGATGGTGACGTTGAAGAGAACCAAGACATTCAGCCTTATACCGGTAATGATTTTAACAAGCTTACTGCAGAAAACCGCGATAAGTATTACGTTATTGGTGAAGTTAATTACCCCGGAGATATAACTTACTGGAATATTTCGGCAATAGATTTAACATCTGAACAATTTGAAGTTCAAACTATTGAACTTTATTCTGTGCCGAAAGAAGATAATATTTTCACAAGAGATGGTTCATTAATAGTGTTTGAGAATGATTTGCGTCCTCAGTATACTACCATCGAATTGGAGCCTATAGCACAATGACAGTAAAAGCACCATCAGTAACGAGTCTCAGAATTGTTAAATTGTCAGCAAACCATGTTCATATTAAATGGGACGATGTTGGTGCTAACTTTTACTATTTTGTTGAACTCGCAAATACTCGCACAGCAGAAGGGGTCCCATTGACCCCTGCTCAGTATCAATGGAGAAAGTTAGGATACACTCCAGAAAATGAATTTTTTGAAAGTAATTTTATTCGTCCAAACGATTATTATGTTATGCGTGTATCCGTAGCGGCGCAGGGATTTGAGCGTTCTAATTGGGTACAAACTGAAGAATTTCAAACTTTTTTAACCAATGCTTACACATTTCAAACTATGCTTGAAATGACTTTAGCTAATAAATTTATTCAAGAAAAGTTTACCAATAATAATCAGAATTATGTCGATTTTAACCGTGACACAGTCATGGCAGCTTTAATGGACGAGTCTTTTCAATTCAGTCCTAATTATGAGATAGTTTCTTCAATTTCAGACCATATTCTCTACGAAGAAGAATACCACGAAATTCAAGGAAGCATTTCTGCTATTTGTAAAGATATAAATCGAGTTATGTTAATGGAATCCGAAGGAATTCTTTATCTCTTCGAAAGATTTCAGCCTGTTGTAAAAGTTTCAAACAATAAAGGGCAAACTTGGCAAGCCGTAAAATTACTTAATGACCGTGTAGGAAATCCAGTTTCTCGTACTGTATATTATCAAAGCGAATATACCACTTATTTGCTAGGTTACGACAGAATTTTTTATGGTCGTAAAAGTAATGATATCAGATGGTCTTCAGATGAAGTCAGATTTTCTTCTCAAGATGTAACATTTGCTAAAATTGGTGACCAACTTAAACTCGGTTTTGACGTTGAGATATTTGGAACTTATGCATCACTGCCAGCTGATGTTTCTAAAATAGCTGAAGCTATAACAGCAAACGATGATTTCATATATGTCGTGGCTAGAGATAAAGTGCGTTTCGCTAAAACTCGTAACGCACCAATTGACCAAGACCCATTATCACCAACGTTTGGCGAAAAATTGTTTGAGCCGGAAGTGTTAACAATAACCGGTAATCCAAAAGCAGTATGTTATAAAATGGAAGCAGTTAATGGTAAAGTTTTTGCTTTAATTACAGGTGAAGTTAAAGAAGAACGAATGGACCCAACTGTTCCAGATAACGTTGTAGATTCTCTGTCAAAAGGAATTTATATTCTTCAACCGGATAATACGTTCAAACGAGTTTTTGGAAATACAGAAGAAGAACGACGTCGTATAGAGCACGGTTATACTTCTATGTCTACCAACGGAACAGAAGTATTCATTTCTTCTAGCAATTTTAAATTTTTAAAAGACCAGATTGTGCAGGACCCTGAAACCGCGGCAAAATACGGTTTGCTTGGAGCTGTTAAGTATGAATTTCCTCGGGAATGGCTTTCAGACAAGCATTATCATATGATGTCTTTTAGGGCAGATGAAAAATCTGGATATGAACAATTCGTTCCCGGACCGATGAATTATTATGCTGAGCCATTTTTTAGCTGGTCTCGTAAATCCGGTACTCGCTGTTGGATTAATAACTCTGACAGAATTGTGGTTGTTTATTCAAATATAACTCATACCAAAATAATTGATACTCACGGCTCGGGTTCTCCTGAACGAGTTTTACATGAATTTTGGGATAAAGGCACTTGTACTGTAACTGCTCCAAACGTTGAATTTACTGGTTTTACTAAATATGCGTCGGGAATTCTTTTTTATAAAGCTTCTGGTGAAATAATTTCATATTACGAATTTAATTATCGAGTTCGTGATGAAACTAAAATAATTTGGAAACCATCTGAAATTTTCCTTAAAGCTTATTTGCAAAATCAAGAGCGAGAAACGGAATGGAAACCAGAAGAGCGGGATGGCATACAAGACCCAGACTTAAGACCGCTAATTAGAACTATGATGCCTGATAGTTACTTGTTAGAAGATTCCAACTTTGAAAAATTCTGCGATGCTTATATTCAGTATTTGTCAGACGGATACGGTACTCAATACAATAATCTTTTGAATTTGATAAGAAATCAATATCCGCGAGAAAAAGACTCATGGGAATATCTCTGGTCTGAAGTATATAAAAGAAACATATATCTTAACAAAGACAAACGTGACGAAGTATCAAGATTTTTTGAAGCTAGACGCTCAGATTTTTATTCAACTAAAGGAATTGAAGCTTCTTATAAATTTTTGTTTAAACTTTTATATAACGAAGATGTAGAAATAGAGATAGAGTCTAATTCGGGAACTGAATATGACATAGTCATCGAATCTGATTCCATAAATGAAGATTTAGTTGGACAGACCATTTATACTCCGACTGGACGCTGTAACGTTACATACATTGAAAGAACTTATTCTAAGGGTAAACTTCAATGGAACGTAACAATTCATAACTTGTTAGGGCGTTTAATTCAAGGTCAGGAAGTAAAAGCTGAACGTTATCCAGGTTTTGATGGAATGATAGTTCGAGGGGTTCGTGGCAAGGAATTAGTAGAAAATACTATTGATTATATTAACCGCAACCGTTCTTATTATGTCATGAAAATACGCTCAAATCTTCCAACATCAAGATACCGAAACGATGTGCTAAGATTTGTTCATCCTGTTGGATTTGGCTTTATTGGTATTACGTTATTGACTATGTTCATAAATGTAGGTTTAACTATGAAACATGTCCAAACTATAATCAATAAATACAAAAACTACAAATGGGATGCTGGCATACCGACTTTTTATCCAGACCGAGTAGCATCATTGGATTCAAGCGGGAACGTAGAAAAAGACCCAGTCACAGGTGAAGTAATTTATCTTCCTGGACCGATGTCTGGAATTGCGTATCCAGTGCCATTAGATTATGACGCGGAAAATAATAATTCTATTTTTCAGGGTCAAACTCCTACTGAGCGCCGGAAATCAATGAGTCCATTATTCGATCAATCTGCTGTAACTTTTTCTCAATTCAGAGACTTAGTTGAACAACGTTTGATTGATAAAACAGGTCTGCCTCGCGAACCTAATAATCCAACACAGGTTAAAATAGATGAATGATTCAAGCGTAATTTACCGTGCGATAGTTACTTCAAAATTTCGCACTGAAAAAATGCAGAATTTTTATGATTCAATAGGTGATTCAACAAATAAAAATTCGCTTTATATAACGTTCGGACGTTCTACTCCTTGGGCAGATAACGAGAATGAGGTGGGGTTCGCCCCTCCTTATCCAATTGACGATACTCAAGGCGTAGTTGATATGTGGACTAACATGATGGGTTCAGTCAAAGTTATGCCATCAATGTTAGATGCTATTGTTCCAAGAAAAGATTGGGGAGACATTAGATATCCAAACCCACGAAATTTTCAAATTGGAGAAATTGTAGTTGTTAACAGTGCTCCGTATAATGCTACTGAAGTCGGAGCTGGTTGGCTAGTTTATCGAGTTCTAGATATTCCTGATTCAGGAACTTGCTCTATACAAGATATCAAAAATAAAGATGAGTGTATCAAATTGGGTGGTAAATGGACTTCTTCTATATCAAGTGCTAACCCGCCAAGAGGAAGAGGAGATGCAGAGAAAGGCTCTTTAACCATAGATACAAATGACGGGTATTTGTGGGAATATCTCTATGAAATTCCGCCAGATGTATCAATCAATAGATGCACAAATGAATATATTGTCGTTCCTTGGCCAGATGAAATAGCTGAAGACCCAGCTCGTTGGGGTTTGCAGAACAATCTTTCTTGGCAGCAAGACGACTATGGATTAATTTATAGAGTAAAAGCTTATACTATCAGGTTTAAGGCATATTTCGATTCGGTTTATTTTCCAGAAGCTGCGTTACCAGGCAACGACGGATTTAGACAAATATCGGTTATAGTCAATCCTCTTGAAAAGAAAGTTAGACCAAATGACCCAAATGTTAAGGCTGAAAATTTGTACTACAAGCCGCATGAGTTAGAACGACATTCGGGCGAAATGATATATATGGAAAACCGGGCCCCTATTATTATGGCTATGGACCAAACGGAAGAAATAAATATCATTTTTGAATTTTGATAAGGGACTCCTTCGGGGGTCCCTTTTTTATTGCATAAATATAAATATAAAGAATAGACAGATATCACTTGAGGAATAGATATGTATAATCAAGACCCAAAACAATTAATCGACGTCGGTGAAATCGGTAACGCCTCTACTGGTGATATCTTATTCGACGGCGGTTTAAAACTTAATTCTAATATGAATGCAATATACAACGCATTCGGTGACCAACGCAAAATGGCGTTGGACGATGGTCAAGGAACAACTGGACAAGTTATTCATGCCACTGGATATTATCAAAAATCTGAAAATCCGGCACTTGATTTTCAGACACCAGTTCAGAACGGCTCCATGCATGACATAGACACATCTGCGGGTCCAGTCGTAGTCCAGTTAAACCAAGGTGTCCGTGGAGAAGCGGTATTTTTTATTAACTCAAGCGGCTCTATATCAGTTACTAATCCGCTGACAATAGAACCTAAAGACAACTTCTTCGGGATAACTGGACCGCTTGTAGTGACAGCTCCGTTCAGTGAAGTTAAAGTGTGGTGTATTTCTGATGACGGCGGACGGTCAGTCTGGAACTATTCAATACGAAATATGTTTGGAGATTATCATGACCCAGTCCAAGGAACATGGCAGATACCTTTAGCTGGTTTAACAGATATTCCTTTATTTCATAAAAATGAATATATAGCTTCAAAGCTTTTAGTTACCGCTCGGTCAAATGACGGCAAAAGAATGAAGTCTTCCGAAATAAATATATTAATAGATGTAGTAACTAATACAGTTATATCGACCGAATACGCCGTTATGCGAGTTGGTGCAACAACAGAAGAAGACGATATTGTAACATATTCTTTTAGTATAAATGGAACGGGAATGGTAACGATGACCGCCAATGGAGCGTCGGGATTAAGAGTAGCTGTTAAATCTATCACAACTCAAAAAATTGGGGCAGCGCAATGAAACAAGATTTAAAAATTGGAGCTGTGGTCGATGACGGCTCCGGAGACTACCTGCGTAAAGGTGGTGAAAAAATTAATAACAACTTTAACGAACTTTACTATCAATTAGGTGATGGAGATTTTCCTCATGCCGCTGGCGCTTGGAAAACTTTTAAATCAGCCGATAGCGTAACTTTAAAATCCGATTTTGGTCGTTCTTATGTATTAGACACTGCCGCAGGAAGAATGACATTTGAGCTTCCAAAGGGCAATACTCCGGATTATAATAATGTAATTCGTGTTCGTGATGTTTTTGGAACATGGCAAACAAATCCAGTTACTATCGTTCCAGCTCCAGGAGATACTTTAAAAGGCAATCCTAATCCAGTCGAATTTAATATTCCATTGAGCGATTTGGAACTTGTATACTGTCCTCCTGGTCGTTGGGAATATGTAGAAAATAAGCAAATTAATAAAATTAGTAACTCTGATTTAGCTTCGGTAATTCGTAAAGAATTTTTGGTTGAAACCCAAGACCAAGTTGATTTCTTAGATGTTTTTGATGGATACGATTATAATAAAACTAACACTCAAGTTTATCACCGTGGTAACATTCTTTATTACGGGAAAGAATTTAGTGAAAACAGTGACTATGGCTCGCCTGGCGCTACACCTGATGAAGTAGTCGCTTTGAATGGTAGAGATATTCGTTTACGTCAAAAATGTAACATTGGAGACACAGTAATAGTTGTTTCTTATGTCGACGGAATTAGTCAATGGCGTAGTTCTTATAATAAACGCCAAATTATGTTATTGGATTCTTCAAGAACAAATCAAGCTTCTGTTCCCGGTTCTACGTTTGTCGGTGATTTAAAAAATACTAACACATTCACAGTAGAGATGTTTGGATTAACTCTACATGAACCGATAAATCCTAATTCGTTAGAAGTTGAATTTAACGGTATTAGCCAAGTACTAGTAGGCACTACTGGATTGCCTGAAGTTTATTGTCAGGGAGCGGATGCTGACACTTACGAATCATGTGTCGCAAATGGCGGTACTTGGGTGTCATCTAATATGGATTATTCAATCAATTTTGACTCTGATAACCGTATTATTTCTATTACAACAGATAGAGAAATGGAACACGGCGATATTATTACCATAAAATGGTACAATAATAATATCGGAACAACTACCAGTATGGAAGATATTATTCAAGAGACCGATTCTCTTTATATATCTCAAGGCGGCCCAATTCATTTAACTGGTCAAGTTTCAATAACCGATTATAACAATCCACAAATTCCTAACACTGAACCAGTAGCTCCATCTGATGTTTTAGTTACAAGTCCATATGCTTTATTTGACTTAATTTATCCAGTTGGAACTATCTATGAAAACGCAGTTAACCCAAATAACCCAGCAACTTATATGGGTATTGGTAGATGGGTATTGTGGGGTCAAGGATTAGTTACTGTAGGTTGGAATTCAGATATAAATGACCCAAGATTCGCTATGAATAATAACGACTTGGATATTTCTGGACAGCCTTCTCATACTGCGGGTGGAACTACCGGAGAAATTTCTGTTAGTATATCTAATGAAAATCTTCCTACAACTCAAACTGACGAAAAAGTATTAATAGCAGACAATAATGGTCCTATTGTTGTCGGTGGTTGTCAGATTGACCCGGATGATACAGGCCCAGTTTATACTAAATACCGCGAAGACTACGCGAAGACTAATGAAAGCCATGTTAGTGTTAAATCGCTTGACAATATTCAACCGTCAATTACAGTATATCGCTGGTTAAGGATTGCATAATGAGCGTAATGAGTACCAAAGCGGGAGTTAAATCCCGCTATTCCGATAATATTCAGTTTATACCAGCGTCAGCTAACAGTGACGTAATGAGTAAGCAGCCATATGGCAGCTTGACAATTTCTGAATATTCAAAAGGTATTGAATTTCCTAACGTACAGTCAGCAATTAATGATGTTAGAAATTTTACCATTCGTCCTATAAATTCTATAGAAATTAACACAGACGGTGTTTCTCCAGAAGGTGTTTCTCAAACTGACACTTGGACATTCACAGGTACAGTCGTTAAACCTGATGGCGGCACGGGTGATGCTATAATTTCTGTGTTCGGATTTCCAGTAACTGCAACCGTCGGAGACACCGCAGAAGAATTTACGGCAAAAGCCAAGCTAGTTCTAGAAGATGCGGTTCTTAAAAATTTCATTATTAATACCGTGTCTCAGGGTTCCACTGGAGCTGAATTGACAGTTTCTTATATTGATAATCAGACCCATGTTCTTCAGCCTGAAACACATTTTGGTATTACGGTAAGTTCTACTATCATATCTCCAGCTAAACCGGGATACGGTGCATGGACTCGTATAGGTACAAAAACCGAAACTTTAGAAGGCTCAGCAACTCCGGTTCTTCTGCACTACTTTAAGAGATTAGCATAATGCAAAATAACACTCTAAAACATATATCAGACGAATCTAAATATGTTACATTTGACCCCGCGGGCAGCGGGTTTAATCAAACCATAACAAACGTGCAAGATGCTTTATCTGCAATTAGCGCTGATGGTATCACAGGTGTTCCACTAGCAACAGAAACTGTAGCTGGTAAAGCTAGAATTGCGACACAACTCGAAGTAGATGCGGGAGTTTCTACAGACACTATTATTACTCCTGCCACTCTATCATATAAATTGCAGCGCCCCGAAGCTAGTACTACGGTTCTTGGTGTAACTCAATACGCTACAGATGAAGAAGCCATTGCTGGTATTGCAACAAATCGTACTATTGTTGCTTCATCGTTAAAGGCAACGATAGATAATGTTTTTACAGTTAGAGTTGCTACTGAATCTGCAAATGGTGTAATGAAAATATCTTCTACTCCGGCCGCTCAAGCGGGTGTTGATGATACTACAGCAATGACACCATTAAAAACCAAACAAGCTATAGCTGCTGCCACCGCTCTTATTCCCGCTTGGGGACCAGCCACCGAATCAGAACAGGGTGTAGTTCGTTTGGCAACGTTACCACAATTAAGAGACCCGGGTATAAGAGATGGTTACTCTGTGTCCCCATTTACATTGAACCAATGGCAGGCGACTGAATCAAATTTAGGGGCAATTAAATTATCTAACGCCGGACAGATGGATGCTGGTAATGACCATACTACTGCAGTAACTCCATGGCGCTTTGCATCAACTCGAGCAACAACAGGTCGAGCAGGAACAACAATTTTATCTAACGATTTAAATGGAGACGGCTCTAAAGCATTATCCGCTAATTCGGCTGTTCTTCCTAGTAATAGGGCGGCAGTATCAGCTGGAGTATATGAACATGATACTGCAGCAGATAATAAGTACATGACACGAAATAATCTTAAATCTTATTTACCTGTTGGTACTATGACACTCGCAGCTTATAATTACGACACTGGTAACTGTTTGAAATGTAATGGTCGTTGGTTAAATAGACATCAATGGCCTGAATTATTTGCTGTTATTGGATTTACTTACGGCGGAGATTGGGGAGATAACTTTGCTATTCCTGATATGCGCGGCTTAGTTCCACGTGGATTTGATGATGGACGCGGACTGGACCCAGGCCGAGGCTTTGGTAGCTATCAAGAAGACACTATGCAGCGAATTACAGCGGGATGGACTATGGATGACCAAGCAGTAACGTCAAACTATCCTCCTTCAGGGGCATGTGAAGCTAGAGATTATGGTTCAGTTAACTATGATGCGGGTTCAGATGACAGAAGATGGCGCGGATTCCGTATGTATTTTGACTCAGCTAGACAAACTCGAGTTTCTCATGAAACTCGTCAGAAGAACCTTGCACTTAACTATGTAATTGTAGCTCGATAAAGAGGAAAGTATGGAATTAAAGCCATTACCGTTTGTTAATGGCCTTCCAGAAGAAGGCCAACAGCGTATAAATTGGATTAAAAATGGGGAGGAACTAACTGGTGCCAGCACAAAATTTGGTACTGATGGTGAACTGAACCGTGGACCCAACCAAGTACAGGCTAACGTGGTTGTTTTGGATGAAAACGTTAGAAAAATTGGAACGGCTTCTACCGAGATGTCGGCTCAAATAAAAACGATTAATAGCATTTTAGAAGTTTCTGGTAATACGGAAGCTTTATCACAAATTGGTAAAAACACGACAGATATTGGTTTATTAAAACAGTCTGTTACTACTATTCAAGACGGCGTTCTTGAACTTGACACCAGAACGACTTTCATTGAAGAAGATATTGGAGTTTTTAATTCTTCTTTGGATAGCGTTCATCGTCCTATTCGTGATGATTTATACTGGATTAAAAAAGAAATTGGCCAATATCCAGGTCAAGACATAAATGGACAGGCTGTTACCGGAAATGAAGCCACGGGCATGAAACGCCGAATTATTGATAACTCTTCTGCTATCAATAATAACACAACCCGTCTTTCTAAACTTGAAAAATCTTTTTCAGATTCTGATGTTGGTTCTTTGACAGCTGAAGTGAATAGCTTGCGCGCTGAAATAGGTCCAAAACCGACTGGAGCTATAGACCCGGTTTATACTCGTTTAACCAGAATGAATGGCAGTATTGGTGGTCTTGCTACCAATATGGAAGACGTCATGGATTCAATAGGATTTAATACTGGTATTACTAGCATTATTACCTTGGTTAATAAAAATACCGCTGATATTGTTGGAGTAAATGGAAAACTTTCTAATCCTACTACCGGTGTTATTCCAAGATTAGACATTGTTGAAGCAAAAATTGGAGATTCTGCTTCTCCTAGTTCTATAAATGGAAGAATAAAATTAAACACCGATTCAATAAATAGTTTGAATTTAATTGTGGGTGCGGATACTTCATCTGGGCTTAGAGGACAAGTTGCTTGGATAAATCAGACTGTCGGTATTGTTCCGAGCGGCTCTTCTCCTGCGCCGACTTCCGTAATTTATAGAGTGGACCATTTAGAAACTCAACAAGATTCTATTAATGGCTCTATTCAAAACCTGCAGATAGAAATCGGTAACAATACGGAAGGAGGACTTAAAGGTCAAGTAATTCGTTTAAATACTATTATCAACGGCACATCTTCCGGCGGTACAGTTGAACAAAAAGGATTGCTTCCTACCGTAAAAGAACATGAAGTAAGCATTAATAAATTAAACCTAGATATACAAACTCTTGTTCCAGAGGCCCCAATGGATGGAAAGGCTTATGTACGTCGAGATGGTGCCTGGGTTGATATTACAACTTTAACTCCATAATATGAAGGGCCGCAAGGCCCTTGAGGTACTTATGTCTATTCACGCTCCACAAAATCCAAAAGAATTAAAAGATGCTATTTTAACTAGGCTCGGCGCTCCAATTTTAAATGTTGAATTAACAGAAGACATGATTTATAATTGTATTCAACGCGCCTTAGAGTTATTTGGTGAATATCATTATGATGGTCTTAATAAAGGCTACCATATGTTTTATATTGGCGATGATGAAGAGCTATATAAACACGGCGTATTTGACTTAAGAGGTTCTAATATTTTCGCAGTAACAAGAATAGTACGCACTAACGTTGGCTCTATTACTTCTATGGACGGCAACGCGACTTATCCATGGTTTACTGACTTTTTGCTAGGAATGGCCGGAATTAATGGCGGAATGGGAAGTTCCTGTAATAAATTTTATGGTCCAAACGCCTTTGGTGCCGATTTAGGGTATTTTACCCAATTAATGACTTATATGACTATGATGCAAGACATGTTGTCTCCACTGCCAGATTATTGGTATAATGGAGCTAACGAGCAATTAAAAGTCATGGGTAATTTCCAGAAGCATGATATCATTATCATAGAAGTTTTTACATTAGCTTATTCTGGTGTTGATAAAACTGTTGGAAATACAGCTGGTTATGGATATGCTGGTAAAGCTGACCAATGGTCTATATCTGAACAGTGGGATAACATGGACCGGTCTTTGCCACAACGGCGTGCAGGCGAAGATGCAAACGTTAAACAAGGAGCGTACAATAATCGTTGGGTAAAGGATTATGCAACTACCTTAGCAAAAGAACTACTAGGCCAGGTTTTAGCTAAACACCAAGGAATGCAATTACCAGGTGGAGTTACTCTCAATGGAGAGAGATTGTTAGATGAAGCCGAAAGAGAAAAAGAAAGATTGCGTGAAGAACTATATTTGCTCGATCCTCCTTTTGGTATTTTAATTGGATAATTGCGAGGAAATTAAAAATGATGAATAATAATTTATTCGCAAAACTAGAAAATAGAAGTGGTTATGAAAAAACAAACGCTGTCAATATTCTAAACCCGTATGTAAATTTCAATGGCCATAAAAATACTCAATCATTAGCTGATACTCTTGTAGCTGAATCAATTCAAATGCGCGGCGTGGAATGTTATTATATTCCAAGAGAATATGTTAAACCCGACCAGTTATTTGGAGAAGACTTACAAAATAAATTTACAAAAGCTTGGATGTTCGCGGCTTATGTTAACTCGTTTGAAGGTTACGAAGGAGCTAATTCATTTTTTAGTAAATTTGGTATGCAAGTTTCTGATGAAATAACTTTGTCCGTAAATCCAGGGCTATTTAAGCACCAAACCAACGGAACTGAGCCAAAGGAAGGAGATTTGATTTATTTTAAAATGGACAATAGTTTATTTGAAATAAATTGGGTTGAGCCGTATGACCCATTCTATCAGGTCGGAACAAACTCAATCAGAAAAATAACGGCCGGTAAATTTATTTACTCAGGCGAAGAACTTAATCCAGAATTGCAGAAAAACCCAGGAATTGAAATTCCAGAGTTTAGTGAATTGGATTTAGCTCCAATTAAAAATCTTGATGGCCTCGCAGATATTAGCGAAATTCAATATGAAGAAGTTGACCAAATTAATAAAGAAGCTTCTGAATTTGTTCAAGATTATATTGTAATAAATGGTCGTGGAACCAATGACCCACAGAAGACTAGTCCATTTGATGATGGTTTTATGTCATAAATATAATTATAAACATATTAGGCCCTTAGTGGCCTTTGGAGAAAAAATTGTTCGGACATTTTTATAATTCGTCTTTCAGACGGTACATTTTGCTCATGGGTGATTTATTCTCTAATATTCAAGTAGCAAGAACCCGCGAAGACACTGGAACCCGATATATAAAAGTACCTGTTACTTATGCATCAAAAGAACACTTTATGATGAAACTTAACAAATGGACTTCAGTTAACTCTCAACAAGATGTGGCCAAGGTTGAAACAATTCTTCCACGAATTAATTTACATCTTGTCGACGTGATGTACAACGGAACATATAAAACTAATATATCGAATAGGACTGCTCTTCAACAAGCTAATCCTAAACCAACTACTATATCTCAATTCAATCCTACACCATATAAAATGATTTTTGAATTGGGAATTTTTACGCGTTACGAAGATGATATGTATCAAATAGTTGAACAAATACTTCCGTATTTTCAACCTCATTTCAACACCACAATGACTGAACAATTTGGCGATGAAATTGAATTCGAGCGCGATATTAGAATTGTTTTTCAATCTATATCAGTAGATGAACAAATTGATGGAGATAACATCAGCCGTCGAAGACTTGAGTGGTCTATTATGTTTGAAGTTCAAGGGTGGATGTATCCTCCTCAACATAATATTAAAGGAGAAATCAGAACGGTTTATTTGGATTTTCACGCTAATACTCGTGAATTAGTCCCAGAGGGAATTTTCGAATCGGTCGATTCTGAAGTTGAGCCACGTGATGTTAATGTCCAAGATTGGAACGGCGACTCTAAACAAACTTATTCTTCTAACATACCTGTTCCTACTCCTCCAACTCCACCAGGCCCAAGGTCTGATGTAGAAGGTAGTCAATCAGCGAGGAAAAAATGAGCGAACAATTAGATATCACCAAACTCTTAGATATTGGGGAAATCCCCGGTGTTGATGGGGAAGAAATTCCAGTATATGAAAAATTAGAATTAGTAGAAGTAAAAAGTAATCCAAATGACCGTAAACCAGACTTAGAAGATGATTATACGGTCGTTCGTAAAAATATGCATTTTCAACAACAGATGTTGATGGACGCCGCGAAAATATTTTTAGAGACTGCTAAAAACGCGGATAGTCCAAGGCACATGGAAGTATTTGCTACTTTAATGGGACAGATGACGACTACTAATAAAGAAATTTTAAAACTTCACAAAGAGATGAAAGAAATTACTGCCGAAAACATTGGAACCCAAGGCGGCAATCAAACTAATAACATTGAAAACGCAACGTTCTATATGAGCTCTCCTACTGACCTGATGGATGAATTAGGAGATTCATACGAATCTCAAGAGCGTCAGGAGAAAATAGTAGATGGAACAGACTCAACCGTTTAATGTTATAGCAGATAATCATCCATTAAATAATTCTAACAAAATTGTAATAAAACATCCTGGTCAGCTAGAAAGAATGGTTGACCAAGGAATTAATTGGATTAAATCACAGTGGGACGATAAGTGGTATCCAGAGAAATTTGATGATTATTTAAGAATAAACAAAATTGTTAAAATTAAATTACAGGGTGAAGACCCAGATAATTTTCAGACTTTTAAAAATAAAAACGTAAAACGTTCTAGGTATATGGGTCTTCCAAACCTAAAACGCTCTAATATCAAAGTGAATTACACCAAGGAGATGATTCTTGAGTGGAAAAAATGTCGCGATGATATTGTATATTTTGCCGAAACATATTGCGCTATCACACATATAGATTACGGTACGATAAAAGTTCAGTTACGAGATTATCAACGTGATATGCTTAGAATTATGCATAAAAAACGTATGACGGTTTGTAACTTATCTCGACAGCTTGGTAAAACAACTGTAGTAGCTATTTTTCTCGCTCACTTTGCTTGTTTCAATAAAGACAAAGCTATTGGTATTTTGGCGCATAAAGGTTCAATGTCAGCTGAAGTACTGGACCGTACAAAACAGGCTATTGAGTTATTACCAGATTTTCTCCAGCCTGGTATTGTTGAATGGAACAAAGGTTCTATTGAACTTGACAACGGGTCATCTATAGGAGCTTACGCATCATCTCCGGATGCTGTGCGTGGTAACTCATTCGCGATGATTTACATCGATGAATGTGCGTTTATTCCTAACTTTATAGACGCATGGCTTGCTATTCAACCGGTAATTTCTTCTGGACGTCGTTCTAAAATTATTATCACAACGACTCCTAATGGATTGAACCATTTTTATGATATATGGGATGCGGCGATATCCGGTAAATCTGGATTTGAACCATATACCGCTATATGGAACTCAGTCAAAGAACGACTTTACGATGATAATGACATGTTCGACGACGGCTGGCAATGGAGTTCACAGACGATTTCTGCTTCATCGCTTGAACAGTTCAAACAAGAGCATTGTGCTGAATTCCACGGAACTTCAGGTACTCTTATTTCCGGTATGAAACTTGCCAATATGGAATGGATTGAAGTTACTCCAGACCATCAAGGATTTAGCAAATTTAAAGAACCTGAAGAGGGACATAAATATATAGCAACGCTGGATAGTGCAGAAGGCCGTGGTCAGGATTATCATGCTATGCACATTATTGATATAACGAATTCAGTGTGGGAACAAGTTGCTGTTCTTCATAGCAATTCTATTTCTCATTTGATTTTACCAGATATCATAATGAGATGTTTAAACGAATATAATGAAGCGCCAATTTATATTGAATTGAACTCTACTGGTGTTTCGGTTGCAAAATCTCTTTATATGGATTTAGAGTATGAAGGAGTTATTTGTGATTCAATGCAAGACTTAGGCATGAAACAAACTAGAAGAACTAAGCCCGTGGGTTGTTCAATTTTAAAAGATTTAATAGAAAAAGATAAACTTATTTTGCATCATAAAGCCACTGTTCAAGAATTCCGTACTTTCTCTGAAAAGGGTGTTTCGTGGGCAGCTGAAGACGGATACCATGATGACTTGGTGATGAGCCTTGTTATTTTTGCTTGGTTATCTACACAAACCAAATTCACTGAATACATTGAAAAGGATGATATGCGTTTAGCTTCTGAAGTTTTCAGTCGTGAATTGGAAGATATGAATGACGATTACGCACCAGTAGTTTTCTTGGATGCAGTGGCCGGGGCCGAGTACAACCCGTCTGAGCGTGGTCTATCGTTTGTATAAATATATTAAAGCACACATTTAGAGGATTTATTCATGGCTTTACTCTCGCCGGGCGTTGAGCTCAAAGAAACTAGTGTACAAAGCACTATTGTTAATAATGCTACAGGCCGTGCCGCTATCGCTGGTAAATTTCAATGGGGTCCTGCATTTCAGGTAATTCAGGTAACTAACGAAGTTGAGCTTGTTGATTTGTTTGGTACACCTAATAGCGAAACCGCTGATTATTTTATGTCAGCTATGAACTTCCTGCAATATGGTAACGATTTACGCGTAGCACGTGCAGTTAATCGCGATGTAGCGAAAAACTCTTCTCCTATCGCAGAAAATATTGAAACCACAATTTCTGCTGCTGGTTCTAACTATGCTGTGGGCGATGTTATTCGCGTTCGTCATAATATGGACGTAATTGAAACCGCAGGTAAAGTTACTCGTGTTGACGCTGATGGAAAAATTCTGGGAGTTTATATTCCCACTGGTAAAATTATCGCTTATGCAAAAAGCACTAATCAGTATCCTGCTCTTGGACCAAACTGGACTGCAGAAATAACATCAAGTTCTTCTGGTGTTTCTGGTACTATTACTCTTGGTAAAATTATCACTGATTCGGGCATTCTGTTAACAGAGCCAGAAAACGCGTATGAAGCTATTCGTAATACGATTTTTCAAGATAGTCTTAAAAAATACGGTATGCCTGGAGTAGTAGCTCTTTACCCAGGTGAAATCGGTTCTCAGCTTGAAATTGAAATAGTTTCGAAAGCCGCTTACGAAAAAGGCGCAGCAACAGAACTTTCAATTTATCCGACCGGCGGTAGTCGAGTTACTACAGCTCGCGCGGTATTTGGTTATGGTCCTCAAACTGATGACCAATATGCAATCATCGTTCGTCGTGACGGCGCAATTGTGGAATCAGTTGTTCTTTCTACGAAGGAAGGTGAAAAAGATATTTATGGAAATAACATCTATATGGATGATTATTTCGCAAAAGGTTCTAGTAACTATATTTTCGGTACGGCTATGAATTGGCCAAAAGGATTTTCCGGTATCATTAAATTGAACGGCGGATTATCGGCTAACACGGCTGTTACTGCTGGCGATGTTATGCAAGCATGGGATTTATTCGCAGACCGTGAAGCACTGCATGTTAACTTGCTTATTGCGGGTGCTTGCGCAGGTGAAGGTTTAGAATTTGCATCAACAGTACAAAAGCACGTTTCTTCTATTGCTGATGAACGCCAAGATTGTCTTGCTTTAATTTCTCCGCCTCGTGAAACTATTGTTAATATTCCGTTAACTCGTGCTATTGATAACTTAGTTAATTGGCGTACGGCAGCAACGACGTTTATTGATAACAACATGAATATCAGTTCTACTTATTCGTTTATTGATGGAAACTATAAATATCAATACGATAAGTACAACGACGTTAACCGCTGGGTACCTCTCGCTGCTGATATCGCTGGGTTATGTGCTCGTACCGACAATATTAGTCAGCCTTGGATGTCTCCGGCAGGTTATAACCGCGGTCAAATTCTGAACGTGATTAAGCTTGCAATTGAAGCTCGTCAGCCGCAACGTGACCGTTTATATCAAGAAGCAATTAACCCGGTTACTGGCACTGGTGGTGATGGTTTTGTTCTGTTTGGTGATAAAACTGCTACCAAAGTTCCAACTCCATTTGACCGTGTTAACGTTCGTCGTCTGTTCAACATGCTGAAAACGAATATCGGTAATTCATCGAAGTATCGTCTGTTTGAGATTAACGATAACTTTACTCGTTCTTCTTTCCGCATGGAAACTAGCCAATATCTGCAAGGAATTAAGGCACTCGGTGGTATGTATGAGTACCGCGTAGTTTGTGATACTACCAACAACACTCCAGCAGTTATCGATCGTAACGAGTTTGTTGCTTCGTTTTACATCAAACCGGCGAGATCGATAAATTATATTACGCTTAATTTCGTTGCAACAGCTACTGGTGCCGACTTCGACGAGCTGATTGGTCCTCAGTAATTCTAGAATGGTTTAGGGACCCTCTTACGGGGTCCATAAATACATACAGAAAATATTTTTAAATTAAACCTGATGGCTCTGGTGAACAAAGAGCCGTATAAATAGAATAGAGGCTAATATGTTTCTTGATGATATGACTCGTGCATTTGAGTCTGGCGACTTAGCTCGTCCTAACTTGTTTGAAGTAGAAATTCCGTACCTCGGAAGAAACTTCAGTTTTAAATGTAAAGCTGCTCCGATGCCTGCCGGTATCGTAGAAAAAGTACCAGTTGGTTACATGAACCGCAAAATCAACTTAGCTGGTGACCGTACATTTGACGACTGGACTGTGACCATCTATAACGACGATGCTCATACTACTCGTCAAGCCATCGTTGATTGGCAGGCTATCTGCCATGGTCAAGGTAACGAAATTACTGGCGGTACTCCGGCTGAATACAAGAAGACTGCGGTTGTTCGTCAATACCATCGTGATGGTAAGACGGTAACTAAAGAAGTAACAATCACTGGGCTGTGGCCAACTAACGTTGGTGAAGTGCAAATGGATTGGGACAGTAATAATGAGGTTGAAACGTTTGAAGTAACATTTGCGATGGACTGGTGGTTGTAATAATATTCAAACAATGAAGTTGAGGTTTGAATATACTGCACTTATCTTACAATTTATACGGGGAATAAACTTCCCCGTCATTTTTAGATGCTGCAAAACTGTTATAAATAAGTATATGCTTATTACCCTTTCACGGAGACTCTAATGAATTTCAATATTTTAAGTCTTTTTGCTCCTTGGGCGAAAGAAGACGAACAAAATTATAAAGAACAAATTAAAAATGACTTAGAGTCTATTACTGCTCCAAAACTGGATGATGGCGCGCATGAGATTGAGTCTTCAGCTAATGAAGCTTCTTATAACGGCCTGTTCCAAAAAATGCTAGGAAGTCACGAACCTGGCATGAAAAATACCAGGGAGCTTATCAATACATACCGTAATTTGATGAATAATTACGAAGTTGATAACGCTGTACAAGAAATAGTAATGGATTCTATCGTATATGAAGACGGTCATGAAGTTGTTGCTATTGAGCTTGATACAACGGATTTTAGTCAACGTATAAAAGACCGGATTATTGAAGAATTTAACGAAGTTTTAAATTGTCTTAATTTTCAAAGAAAAGGCACAGACCATTTTAGACGTTGGTATATTGATTCCAGAATTTTCTTTCATAAAATAATAAATCCTAAAAAAATTAAAGAAGGAATTCAGGAACTCCGACGCTTAGACCCGCGCAATGTTCAGTATATTCGTGAAGTTGTCACAGATACGGAACAAGGCGTAAAAATCGTAAAAGGGTATAAAGAATATTTTATCTATGATACGGGTCATGAGTCTTATCAATGCGACGGCAGAATGTACGATGCTGGTACAAAAATAAAAATTCCTAAATCTGCTGTAGTATATGCTCATTCTGGTTTAGTGGATTGCACTGGACAAAATATAATTGGATATTTGCATCGGGCTGTTAAACCTGCCAACCAACTGAAATTGATGGAAGATGCATTAGTTATTTACCGTATTACTCGTGCTCCTGACCGCCGCGTATTTTATATTGATACGGGGAATATGCCTTCCCGCAAAGCTGCGCAGCACATGCAAAATATCATGAACACGATGAAAAACCGTGTCGTATATGATGCATCTACTGGTAAAATTAAAAACCAACAACACAATATGTCTATGACAGAAGACTATTGGTTGCAACGTCGTGACGGTAAAGCAGTAACAGAAATTGATACTCTTCCGGGTATGTCAGGAATGAGTGATATGGATGACGTTCGTTGGTTTAGAAACGCTCTTTATATGGCTTTACGAGTTCCATTATCTCGTATTCCTAATGACCAACAAGGCGGAGTTCAATTCGACGCTGGTACATCTATCACTCGAGATGAATTAAGTTTTACAAAATTTATCCGTGAGCTTCAGCATAAATTTGAAGAAATCTTCTTAGACCCTCTTAAAACTAACTTAATTTTAAAAGGCGTAATTACTGAAGATGAGTGGAATAATGAAATAAATAATATTAAGATTTCATTCCACCGCGATTCATATTTCTCCGAGCTTAAAGACGCTGAAATCATGGAACGCAGAATCAATATGCTTCAGATGGCCGAACCATTTATTGGTAAATATATTTCACATCGTTCAGCTATGAAAGATATTCTTCATATGAGCGACGAAGAAATTGAACAAGAGGCTAAGCAAATTGAACAAGAGTCTAAAGAGGCTCGTTACCAAGACCCAGAAAATCAAGAGGATTTCTAATGGAAAGTCAATTTATTTCCGCATGCTTATCCAACGACCTCGTTCAGGCACGTAAGCTTTTTGAAAGCATCATGCTTGAAAGGACCACGGATTTGATTAGCGAACGTAAAGTTGAAATTGCTAGCTCGTTTTTAATCGAAGGCGAAGAGCGTGAAGACGACGAAGACGAAGACGAAAAGTCAGAGAAAAAAGATAAAAAAGAATCTGACGATGCCGATGAAGGCGATGATGACGAAGATGAAGATGACGACGAAGATGAGGATGACTAATGTTTCTTATCCCTGAAGACCATGAATTAATAATCGAAAATGTCGAGACTCTTATTCCAGAAGCTCAGGGTCGTTACGAATCATTATCTAAAGCGTTAAGCAAAGACGATATAAATACAATTGTAGAAAACATGATTGAAACCGAGACTGATTTAGCAATTGCACTCGGTTCAATTAATGAAGATATGCAAATTAACGAATTTATCGTTAAACACGTTTCAAGCAAAGGCGAAATCACTCGAACTAAAGACCGAGCTACTAGAGCTAGAAACGCATTTCAAACTACAGGATTGTCTAAAGCTAAACGCCGTCAAATTGCTCGTAAAGCGACCAAAGCTAAACGCGCCAACCCATCTGGTCAGGCTCGTGGGCTTCGTAAACGTAAAAAAGCTATGAAACGCCGTAAAGCGTTAGGATTAAGCTAATGAATGAACCCCAGTTATTAATTGAAAATTGGGGTCAACCAGGCGAAATTATCGATGGTGTTCCTATGCTTGAATCCCACAATGGAAAAGAATCTGGTTTAACGCCGGGTCTTTACATAGAGGGGATATTTATGCAAGCTGAAGTTGTAAACCGTAATAAGCGACTTTATCCTAAACGTATTTTGGAAAAAGCAGTATCCAATTACATGAAAGAGCAGGTTTACACTAAACAAGCATTAGGAGAATTAAACCATCCGCCGCGCGCTAATGTTGACCCAATGCAAGCCGCTATAATTATCGAAGATATGTGGTGGAAAGGAAATGACGTATACGGACGAGCTCGTATTATTGAAGGTGACCACGGTCCCGGAGATAAATTAGCTGCTAATATACGAGCAGGTTGGATTCCAGGCGTTTCAAGTCGTGGATTAGGTTCTTTGACTGAAACTAACAAAGGTTATAAAATTGTAAATGAAGGTTTTAAACTTACTGTCGGGGTAGACGCAGTATGGGGACCTTCGGCTCCAGATGCTTGGGTGACCCCGAAACAAATTTCGGAAGGCGCACAAGATTCGGCACCAGCTGCCAAGAAAAGTGCTGACGAAGCATTTAAGACTCTCGCAGAGAGTTTAAAAGCATTATAAATAATAATGTAACTTAACAACAGGAACATCAAAATGCTGAAACAAGAACTTATCGCTGAATCCGGTGCGCTGGAAATCGCGGTAGAACTCGACAGCGTTTTCGAATCAGTTGAACTTTCTCCGGAAGTAAAAGCTAACTTCAGCACTGTATTCGAAGCCGCAGTTAAAAAAGGTGCCGCTGACCTGGCAGAAAAACGTATTAATGCTCTGGTAGAAGCAGCAGAAGAAAAAGTTAAAGACGAAAAAGAAAAAGCAGAAGAAGAAGCTGAAAAGAAAATTACAGAAGCTGCTTCTAAATTTTTCGACCATTTGGCCAAACAATGGCTGAGCGAAAACCAGATTGCTGTTGACCGTGGTATTAAATCTGAGTTGTTCGAATCTATGCTTTCTGGCATGAAAGAACTCTTCGTTGAACACAACGTTGTAGTCCCAGAAGAAAGTGTTGACGTCGTCGCTGAAATGGAAGAAGAACTGGCTGAGCAGAAAGAAGAAACTGCGCGTCTGTTCGAAGAAGTTTCAATGCGTGATGCTTATATCAATTATGTAAGTCGTACCGTTGCTATTAATGAAGCTGTTAAAGACCTGACTGAATCTCAGAAAGAAAAAGTCGAATCTTTGACTGAAGGTATGGAATATTCCGATGCATTCGGTTATAAACTCGAAGCAATCGTAGAAATGGTTAAAGGTAGTTTTTCAGAAAAAGCGGCAGTAAATGAAAGTATAAATACTGTTGATACTGAGGCAACTGGCCTTAATTTCGTAACTGAAGCGGTCGCTGAACCGTCTGAACCAGCAGAAAAAACAGTAGCGCCTTCCATGGCAGCATACTTAGCTGGTGCAAAACGTCTCTCTTAATTTAACAAGGTTATACAACACATGAAAAAGAATCAACTCGTAGAAAAATGGCAGCCGCTGCTGGAAAACGAAGAACTGCCTGAAATTATCGGTGCTGGTAAGAAAGCACTGATTGCTAAAATTCTTGAAAACCAGGAAAAAGATTTTACCCAGTCCCCTGAATACCGTGATGAAAAAATCGCTCAGGCTTTCGGTTCTTTCTTGAGCGAAGCTGAAATTGGCGGCGATAGCGGTTATGACGCTCAGAATATCGCTGCTGGTCAGACATCTGGCGCTGTTACTCAGATTGGTCCGGCTGTTATGGGTATGGTTCGTCGTGCTATCCCTAACCTGATTGCTTTTGATATCTGTGGCGTTCAGCCGATGAGTAGCCCTACTGGTCAGGTTTTCGCTCTTCGCGCAGTATATGGTACCGACCCGCTCGCTGCTGGTGCTAAAGAAGCTTTCCATCCGATGTATGCTCCGGACGCAATGCACTCTGGTCAGGGCGCTGCAGAAAAATTCGCTAAACTGACTGCTGGTACTGCTATCACTGAAGGCGATATCGTTGTTCATGATTTTGTTGAAACTGGTCGCGCTTATCTGCAGGCTGTAGTTGCTGTAACTCCTGATGTTGCTGCTACTGACCCGGCTAAACTCGACGCTGCTGTAATTGCTCTGATGGAAGCTGGTCAGCTGGCTGAAATCGCTGAAGGTATGGCTACTTCTGTCGCTGAACTTCAGGAAGGCTTTAACGGTTCCCAGAATAACTCTTGGAATGAAATGGGTTTCCGTATCGACAAACAAGTTATCGAAGCTAAATCTCGTCAGCTGAAAGCTGCTTATTCTATCGAATTGGCACAAGACCTTCGCGCTGTTCACGGTATGGATGCTGATGCTGAATTGTCCGGTATTCTGGCTACCGAAATTATGCTGGAAATCAACCGTGAAGTTGTTGACTGGATTAACTATTCCGCACAGGTTGGTAAATCTGGCATGACCCTGACCGTCGGTTCTAAAGCTGGTGTATTTGACTTCCAGGACCCTATTGATATCCGCGGTGCTCGTTGGGCTGGTGAAAGCTTTAAAGCTCTTCTGTTCCAGATTGACAAAGAAGCTGCAGAAATTGCTCGTCAGACCGGTCGTGGTGCTGGTAACTTCATTATCGCTTCCCGTAACGTAGTTAACGTTCTGGCTGCTGTTGATACTAACGTTTCTCCGGCTGCACAGGGTCTGGGTCGTGGTTTTGAAACTGATACCGCTAAAGCAGTATTCGCTGGTGTTCTTGGTGGTAAATACCGTGTCTATATCGACCAGTATGCTCGTCAGGACTACTTCACCATCGGTTATAAAGGCGCTAACGAAATGGATGCTGGTATTTACTACGCTCCTTACGTTGCTCTTACTCCGCTTCGTGGTTCCGATCCGAAGAACTTCCAGCCGGTTATGGGGTTCAAAACTCGTTACGGTATCGGTATTAACCCGTTTGCTAATTCAGCAGCTCAGCAGCCTAAAGATCGTATCGTATCTGGTATGCCTTCTCTGGTTAACTCTGTTGGTAAAAACGCTTACTTTAGACGAGTTTACGTCAAAGGAATTTAAGATTTAACCTTAATTAAGGGAACCTTCGGGTTCCCTTTTTTATTTTTTAAAACAGTCGTTAATACTTGGGTTATTAATCCAATTTCTTATTGTTTTATCTGAAACATTAAAATGTTTGGCAGCATACTTTGGATTATCAAAATCTATGCCCTTTATATGAACGGGAACTAATTTTATAATTCCTCGTTGAGCGTCACCAATCTTTCTTTTATGCTCTTTACTCCATTTTTTCCCTTTATGATGATGCTCATTATTTTCATAATAAGCTTTCCAACTTCTTACCCTCTTTTCTACTAACTCTTTAGATTGAGAAATTCCTTTTTTAGATTTTGAAATCCTTTCTTTAACTTCTTTAGTCATTCCAGCTTTAGTTTTATCTGAAATCATTTTACGATAAGAGGGATTTTGAAGATGAATTATAACAGGGTTTCCCCGGCCTCCAAGCGCCGCATTATATGTATCACGTCTGAGCACAAATTCTTCATTAACAATCTCAGCTTCCTTTTTATACATTTCTTCTGATGTTTTAAATATAAATAATATTTGTTTAGTAAAATTTTCAACACCATACTTTGCTATTGACTTAACAATATTAACACCAGAACCCATATAAGAATCGTTTATATTGGTAGTAGCATGAGCTCCAATATATATCTTTTTGTTGATGTTGTTTTGAATTTGGTATATTAAATAATACATAGTTTACTCCGTGTGTTTTAAACATATTTTATCATAATATCCTATGGTTGTAAACGGTAATAGCAAGTATAAATATTAGTATATTCTAACGAGGAAAAGCGCAATGGCAAAGATTAACGAATTACTGCGCGAGTCAACTACAACTTCTAGCAGCTCTTTAGCTCGTCCTAATTTGGTTGCTTTGACCCGTGCTACCACTAAATTGATTTACAGCGATATCATCGCAGAACAACGCACCAATCAGCCCGTAGCAGCTCTTTACGGCGTAAAATATCTCACACCAGATGGTGAATTTAGTTTTCAGACTGGCGCAACTTATGGCGGCCAGGTAGGTGAAAAAGACCGTGAAACTATTCCAGAATTAACAAGTAAAGCACAAGCAATCGCAGAAGGCGATTATTTTAAATATCAAAATGTTGTGTATAAAGCTTTGCAGGCTAATCCACTTGCATCTACTACATCAACTGATTTAACAGACGCTTTACAAGAAGGATTAATTTCCCTTACATGTCGTTTAGTTCCGGATGCCGCTAATACAGAAAAATTCGAAGACACAAACGTTGAAATTAGTAATGCAGTATTTGAAGTAAATAAATGGAATGCACCAGTTAAAACTCGTAAATTAAAAACTTCATTAACTGTTGAACTTGCGCAAGATATGGAATCGAACGGTTTTGATGCACCGGCGTTTTTAGAAGATTTATTGGCTACAGTCATGGCTGATGAAATTAATAAAGACGTTCTTCAATCGTTGATTACCGTGTCCAAGCGGTATAAAGTTACAGGCGTTTCTGATAATGGTATTGTAGACCTTAGTTATGCAAATGCTCCAGAAGCTTCGCGTAAGCTTTATGAAATCGTTTGTGAAATGAATTCAGAAATTCAGAAAACAACTTCTTATTCTGGAACATATGTTGTAGCTTCTTCAAGGACTGCTGCTTTACTTGCTGGTTCCGGATGGTTAAAACACCGCCCAGAGGATGATGAATGGCTTCCTTCTACCGCGTATGGATATCTGTTAAATGGTCTTCCGGTGTTCTGCGACGTGAACAGTCCGTTAGATTATGTGACAGTAGGTGTTAAAGAGAACTATGGCGGAAAAGAAGTTGTTGGTTCTATATTCTATGCTCCATACGTTGAAGGGTTAGACTTGGATGACCCAGACCACATCGGCGCATATAAAGTTATTGTCGATCCTGATAGTTTACAACCGTCTATTTCACTAATGGTTCGTTATGCTTTGTCTGCTAATCCATACACAGTAGCTAAAAACGAACAAGAAGCTCGTATTATTGACGCCACGAATATGGATAAAATGGCAGGTCAAAGTAATATGTCCTATTTGGTGGGTGTTAAACTGCCTAAAATAATTTATGAGGCGCCTTAATGCAAAAAATTGATAATTTAATTAGAGAATCTACTCTAACTTCGGCCAACTCGCTTGGCCGTCCCAATTTGTTGTCATATACAAAAGCCACCAATAAGCGCATTTTCAAATCTCTTGTTGCTGAACAAAAAACTAATCAGCCCATTGCTGCATTATATGGCATACGAGTACTCAGTCCAGCTGATAAAATGACTTATTTGGGTGGAGCAACATTTGCTGGTCAAATAGGTTTAACGGAACGTAAATCGTTTCCTACTGCTACTGCGCCGTCTCAAGTTTTTGCTAAAGGAGATATGTTTTTATTTGAAGATGTAGTCTTCAAAGCTTTAGAAGATAATCCATTTGCTGGAACAACGGAAACCGATATGGGAGAAGTTATTTCTGAAGCTGTGGCTGCCGGGCATATAAGAATGGTATCAGATGCAGCAGATACTAGCAAATTTGAATCAGGTCATCCTGAAATTGCAGAAGCTGGATTTCGTATTGATAAATGGCAGACTGAAGTTAAATCCCGTAAATTAAAAACTTCTATAACGGTTGAACTTGCACAAGATTTAGAGTCAAATGGTTTTGATGCTCCAGATTTTATTGAAGACATTTTAGCTATACAAATGGCTGAAGAGATTAATAAAGATGTTCTTCAATCATTGATTACAGTATCCAGCCGGTTTAAAGTACAAGGCATATCAGAAAAAGGTGTTTTAAATCTCACAGACCCTCAGTATGATAATGCTCAGGACCGAGCTCGTACTCTTTATTATTATATGTGCGAAATGAACTCAGCAGTCCAACGTAATACATCGTTCGCTGGTACTTATGCTGTAGCTAGTTCTCGCTGCGCAGCTATTCTCGCGGCGTCTGGTTGGGTAGAGAAAAAGGACGACCAGGACGAATTAGCTTACGGCGTATTAAAGAACGGATTACCGCTTTATGCTGATGTAAACAGCCCGTGTGATTATGTTATTGTTGGTGTTAATGCTGATATAGGCGAAGGACAGACGGTGTCATCATTGTATTATGCACCATATGTGGAAGGCTTAGAAAACGTCGATGAAGAAGGTGATACTTCTGTAGGTGAATTCAAAATAATTGTCGACCCTGATAGCTTGCAACCTACTATCGCTCTTTTAGCTCGATATGCATTGACAGCAAACCCGTATACTGTAGCCAAGGACGAGCAAGAAGCTCGTATTATTGATGGTGCAGATATGGATAAAATGGCTAACCAAAGTCAATTAAGTTCTTATCTTGGCGTTAAGTTACCACCGTTAGATAAAAACTAAAAAGGGCCGCAAGGCCCTTTTTTACTATTCTACAACTTCTAACCATTTTTCTCTGATAGTAGCCATAACAATATTCTGTAGTTCTCGTTTTACTAAGTCTGGATTATCAGCGTGAATAATTTCAACACCTTCTCGTCCAGCTTCAACAAAGATATCTTGCATTGTAAGCCCTACAACTTTTCCAAAATCTTTAGCTTTCACCTCGCCAATATGACTAATCACGTTAGATACACGGTTCCACGTAGAGTATTCACAGAGGTTCGCCAGAATGGTCGAGTCATTACTAGTTAGTTCAGCTTTAGGTTTAATTGGCTTATCAGATTTTTTCTTCTCAGTGAATCTGGAGTTCTTAGATTTAATTGCAATGCGGGTGCCATTATTAAAGAAATCAGGATAAACTGGTTTTAGCACGTAACCTTCAGCAACATTATCATCTGTCACTAATGGGTCAAATACGCACAAATTGACTTCTTTCAAATCATCTTTTGCTGCTTCGTTATAAGCTTTGATTACAGACGTAAAATTGTTGGGCAATTGAATAAGTTCATCAAAAGAACCACAACCAATAAATGGAGCCATTTTAAATCCGAATTCGTTACAGAACGAAGTCATCATCATATCGTCCATATAAAGAACATTACCGTTTTGAGTATTTACTAGAATGTCAAATACATAAAAGTCTTTTTCACCATAATCAACTTCTTTCTGAATTCCGTGACCCGCGAACTCACCAAAAATTTGATAAGAACTTACTGAACCAAGTTCATTCGCATTCATGCATCGTTGAATAGTTTTAATAGACTCGTCATAATTCTTCAATATAATTTCGTGGCCATAGAATGATTCACTAGGAAGAATGGGACCACTGCGCTTGCACGCAGAAACTGAGTCTTTAGATACGATGATTGAGAAATTAGTGCCGTGAATTTTTTCACGAGCTACCCACAGACCACCATCTTTACCTTCAAATCTAATTTTAGAAATAAATTTATTGTTATAGTGGTTTTCAAGAGAGGAGTACTTCTTAAACATTTTTTCACCATTATAAATAGATTAAATAGAGAGCTTCTATTCTTTTCCGGCGGAGTGTAATGGTTACTAGATATTATCCTTGAAACCATTATACACCATAAATTCTTAAAGCATTTTACCAAATAATTGTAATATACGTGCCGGAAAATTGGCATTGGTTCCAGACCGCCGTAAATCCTTCATCTTTTAGCCATGACATGATTTGTCTTTTGAAATTAGTTTCTTTTGGATAAAAAACTATCTGTGTTTTTCCATTTTTAGCAGCGTTACTAATTGATTCTTCAATTAGCTCTTTTTGCTTAATAAATCCTTCACTGTTATAAGAATCTGCTAAGTTGCGGTATTTTTCTGATAATAACATTTAGACCTCGCTTGGGATAATACGAATATCGATAAAACTAAAATCTTTTGATTGGCGCAATTCAATTTGATTTTTATCACCAACTTCAATAATCACTATTTCATTTAATTCAATTTCAGCGATATTAAAAGCAAATCGGTTTTTAATTATGTTATAAAGTATCACAAGATAATGTTCGTTATAAAACGAACTACTATCTCCAAAAGAATATGATAATTTTTTCATAAAATCTTTGAGCGAGCACCATTTGTTTACACCAAGCGATGCTGGAGCAAACAAATTTTCATACAACATGTAGTCAATAATGTCAGTAACAACTAACTCCGAGTCTATCAACACTTGAGTTAAGTTTTTCATACTATTCCTCTCATTTTATTAACAAGTTTCTTATGGCGAATATTAACATCAATATTAGATAAGCGTTTTCTGTACACGACTTTTTCTTTTGATTTTGATTTTTCTTTAGCTACTTCGACAACGACCCAATCTTTTGCTAATTCCTGAGCAGAACCACCAAGCATTTTAGCAATTTCAATAAAACTCATACCATTTTCATGTAAAAAGTGCGCTTTAATTTTGTTGTTCATAATCACCTCTCATTGTAGAGTTACATTGTAATCATCATTGTTTAAAAGCGTTTAACCAACTAATTCATTACAACATACGGAGTTTTTATGGCAGAAAACGAATTGTACGGTCATGATGGAAGAGGTCATTTCAAAGGAGTATCTTTAGTAGAAGTTCCTCAAAATAAATCTTTAATTTTCACGGATATTTTGACAACTGACAGTGCTTTAAATCCTTCCAAACTGTCCAGCTCACAAGAGTATGGTCGAGGATTTTTAATTCAAGCATCAAAAGAAGGAGCTTTATCTCATCTTGGTATAACTCCTGAAATGCTGACGCCTGGAACTCAAGGCCCAGCTGGTCCTAAAGGAGACCCGGGTCCTCAAGGACTTCAAGGTATTCAAGGACCTAAAGGAGACCCAGGAGCTGATGGAGAACCAGGCCCTCAAGGACTTCAAGGACCAGCAGGCCCGCAGGGACCTATTGGCCCAGGAGGAGAAGGAAGTATAGGTCCAAAAGGTGATAAAGGAGACCCAGGTCCTCAAGGACTTCAGGGTATTCAAGGTCCCGCCGGTGAACCTGGTATTCAAGGACCTATTGGCCCTATTGGCCCGGCAGGATTGGTATGGAGAGGACAATGGAACTCGATAGAAAATTATGAAGCTGATATGGCAGTAGGTTACCAAGGAGCTTCATATTTCGCTGTACGAGCCAATACGGGTGTTTCTCCACTGACTTCAGCCGCTGATTGGGCTTTACTTGCTTCAATGGGAGCTACAGGCCCTCAAGGACCCGTAGGTCAAACTGGCCCACAGGGCCCACAGGGAATTCAAGGTCCGCAGGGATTAGATGGCGCTGGGATTGTCTGGAGAGGACAATGGTTTAATGGACAAGTGTATAATAAAAATGACTGCGTGTATGATTTAGGTTCTTCTTATATATGTTCTGGTGGAGGGCACATAGCATCAGAACAAAATAGACCTACTTCTGAAACAAGCATTTTCTGGGATTATGTCGCCAAGAAAGGAGAAGAAGGGCCACAGGGAATTCAAGGACCCACCGGGCAAAGAGGAGCAACAGGACCGGCTGGACCTAAGGGAGATACTGGTATTGCCGGGCCACAAGGTGTTCAAGGAGAGCGAGGCATTCAGGGAATTCAAGGTCCAGCAGGACCAACAGGAGCTCAAGGACCGGTAGGTCCCAAAGGAGATAAAGGAGAAGATGCAGTTTTTGATGTCGAATCATTAACTCAGTCTCAGTTGCAGACCTTATATAATAAATTATTAGCATTTCATCCAACCCGTTATTGGAGAGATTCTGTTAAATTCCCGTTCCCATACGATACTACTGTTGAGAAAATATTACCTCTTTGGGCATTTAACTTTAAACTTCATTTTAAAATGATCAGCTATTATAGCTTTGAAATACGAGTTTCTAACCAAGGCGGGTCTGGTCGTTACGATATCAAGAAAATGACCGAATACGATGGCGCCGGGCTTGAGTGCTTATCATTCGTAGATAAACTTTTCGCGTCAAATCCGGAAGTGTTTGACGCAGTATCATTTACACAAAGCCGAGAATTTAACCGTTATGAAATATTTGATAGAGCAACACGTAAATGGTATACTCTTTCTTTATATGCAGTCGGAAGTTTGCATCCATCAAGTACAGAAGAGGTTGAGATATTTGTATCTATTGAAGATAAAACTGCTGGCGGCAAGTTTTAAGGAGAATTTATGATAGGTTTAGTAATTGATGGGCCGCGATACGCTTTAGTTTCTCAGACCATCTTTTACCAGACTGCATTCATTTTACCACCAGGGATGGCGGTATCTGATGTAGAAATACACTGGTATAAAGATGACATTTTAATACCTCAGCTTCCAACTGAAGACCCGTTGAGTTTGTATCTGTATGACATAGATTATCCCGCCGCCGGCACATATTATGCGTTAATAACAAATAAAATCACCGGTGTAATCAATAGAAGTAATGAAATAATTTTAGAAATTGGAACCGAAGAAAGAGCTGTAGTTCTAGATGTGAGTACAAGAAAATATATTTTAGCTAATGTAGGAGAAACTGTAGCACTTCGTCCGGTGTGTGAAATTAGTCCAGATTATGCAGAAAGAACTTGCACGTGGTGGAGAGATGGAGTTGAATTATCTCCCGATGAAGATATAGACATATTAATTAGTTCAGAAAAGGATTATGGATTATACATTTTAAAATCAACAGGAACTTGCGTTGGAGCATATAAAGACGCTTATCAAGAAATAGCAGTAGATATTTATCCTAGAGCAGGCGTTGTATGTCCATTAATTTATGATAATGATTTAAATCCATATTTACCATATGGCGGTGGAAGAAATGCTGCTTATATGTGGATTGGATGGTGGGTGTGGGACGAAATTTTGGAATCTGTTCTAGGAGGACATGACTGGAGAGTTGATATAGCTAATAGTAATTTCAAATACAAGTGTGAACTTCAAAAAGTCGCTGATTTAATAAACGAATATCCAGAAGTTGATATACAGGAATCTCGCAATGGTTATATTTTAAATAAAGCTGATTTACTTCCTAAAACAATGTAGTATTATGGGCTCTTTCGAGCCCATTCGTTATCTATTAAAATATTCGTTTTTCAAGATATATCCGTTCCTGGATTCCTGAGCTTCGACTCCGCCATAATCATTCATTGCTTTTATGATAGCCTTTATAGAGCACGGGTATTTAAATCGCGAATTTCCTGGGTCAATTTTCCAATCAAATCCATCAGCGATAGCTTCTTCTATTTCATCTATAACCCACCATCCAACCCATAAAAATCCTCCAGGTCTACCCGGCATTAACGGATGAATGTAAATATCGCAGCCGTCGTCAGATGGGTCTTCTAACACCTCTATAGTGAACTCATTAGTTAAAGTAGGTCTTTGAATACCTTCTCCATACCCAGGGTAAGCTATAGCATAATACGTTGTAGTTACAATAGGAGAAACTATTAATTCTGCTCCTCCATTCTGCAACAGTGTTCCATCTTTATGATGCCAATGCCATGTCGGATTCACCGGTCTGTTGGCCTGAAAACCAATTTTAATGCTAGTAGTTTCTCCTTTATTAATTATAGCATTATCTGAATATAACCGAGCCACTAATTCTATATCAGTTAATATAGTCAAATTAATTTTATTAGATTCTGCTATAGCTGGCTCATAACCGGGGACATGAGCTGAAACTGTGCAATAGTAAAATCCTTCGTCCTCTGGATAGTGGGCTCTTTCTATAATAAGCTGCAAATCATCTGGAGTTGGGTCTATAACAGCAATTCCATCTTTATACCAATGTAAAGTATAAACGGGAGTTAATGTCGGGTCCGAGTCTACTGTACAAATTGCAGTAAATGTAACATCCTGACCTTCATCAACCATACCGGGCCCGGTTATTACACATGATAAATTAAGAGGTTTATCATCAGCGAAATAAGCTTTTACCGGTTCAGATATAGCAACCAAGTCAACGCCATTATCTGTATATCCAACGACCAGAGAATATATCCCGCTTGATAATAAATCTACCACAGGTATTGTTAATGAAGGATTAATAGTATCAACAGTAAATTCTTTAGCAGGAACAGAATTTTTCAAAATTCTTATATAATTAATCGTAACGCCGTATCCACCTGTTATTTCTCCGGTTAAATTAAAAGGCTGACCCAATACAATAGGCATTGGCTCGCCAGTTAATTTGGCCGTTATAATACGGGTTGTATCAACTGTTATATTAATAGCTTCCGAATTTTTTATTATTAACGAGTCTTCAGCATACGGATGACTAGGTTGCGCAGTTAATTTTACAGTATAATTACCTGTATCATTTTCGTCGAGATTGTTTATGCGTAAAGCTCTTGTAGTTTCTCCTGGTATTTCTACTCCGTCCTTGTACCATTGGAAACTTCTTTTACCTGCGTTTATTTCTGAAAAACCTTCTACATCACAGTCAAGTTCAATATTTCGGCCAGCGATTACGTCACCAGTTTTAGTTATCGTGACTTTTTCTTTGCCCGTCAGTATTAAAGGATAAAAACCAACCCCGTTTCCATTAGTACTTCTCAGTAGATACATTTTTCCTAAATTAGGATACCATATGTGAAGACTTAAATACTCCATCCCTACCGTGGTACCACTTGCCCGGCTATCCAAAAAAGATGAGTCCGGAGCAATTGACCCTTTTAAATCTTCAGCATAAAATCTATCGCCTAACTTCTTAGAAGTACTCTTTAAAGAATTCTCAAAAACTACATAAGGCTCTGTTTCGCTTATTCCCGGCAGAATTGGAGAAAATTCATAATCCCAAGTAGGCTTATTAAAATCCACAGGAGACATTGATTTTACTTTAACACTTTCTGCCGGAAGTACGATGTATTCCGTATCTACAAAATTTAATTCTTTTATTAAATTCTTTTCAGCATCTTTTAAAAATAATTTATTGCCAGTTCTTAGATCAGCCAAAGCTATAGCAGTGTTGATGTTAGCGGGTCTATTAAGATACGATCCGTTATCAGTTACCTTAGGGTTTGCTATATAAGTAGCTTTATCATCAACGTACAAATATAAAAACTGGTCTAACATATTATCTGGAGCCAAAGATGTGGCACGCTTAATCGGGGTATAAAGATTGTAGTAAAAGTTTAAATGGGTTAATGGAGATGCGGATGATATTCTTGGAAACGAATTTAATTCTGTACCAGTGGAATCGAACAAATATTTAAAATCTGCTAACTTGGAAACAGCACCGCTTTTATTTGGATGGATTTCAGAAAATGAGTAGAATGAATTTATAAACTTCCTGCCGGTCAATTTATCTCTTATATTGACAACAGCGTATGTAGAAGTTCTTCTGACTGTTTTAGGTACTATATATGAAGTATCTAAGCGAGCGTTAATTTGTGTGTGAAATGGGATTTCTCTGTTGGAGTGTTCAAAGAAATCTATTGAATCTATATTAAAAATAGAATTAAAAGCGCCAGAATCCATTCTTTCAGATCTTATAGTAAAAGTATAATCTTCAGTGAATGAATTATTAACTAAGTTTACAACCCTTGGGTTATCATTGCCGTCTTCAATTTGGTCTGCTGTTACGGTTAATAATGGCGCTCTTTGTTTAGTTCCGTCTAAATCTTCAAATTCAAAAAAGTATGACATATTTCTTTTTTGATATATTACCAGTGAGTATCCAGTAACGTTAAAAGGAACTCCAACTTCTCTTGGTGTTAAATTTATTCCTCCGATATTTAAATAATTGCCGTCTGAATCTACAATTGCGCTTTTATAATACTTGGATGTGCTATTTTCGGCAGTAAATTCTAATGTATACCCACAAGCATACATTCGGTACAAACTGTATTTGTCTTGCACCGCGTCCATTTTAGCAGAAATTAAACGTATTGTTTGAGCCATTAATCCTCCAAATAGGACCCGAAGGTCCTTTTATTAGTAAATGTAATCGTATATAATACCAGCATCTAGGGCTGAACGATGAATAATACGTCCGTTTCTAGATTCTTGAACATCAACTTCCGGATAATCATTAATCATTTTTGCCAATACAGCCAGGTGGCAATAATACGGTGTATCAGCTTCAGTAGCTGTCTTCCAATTTTTACCTTCGAACGTTAATTTTTGAATAGCATCCATAACCCACCATCCACACCAGATATATGCAGTATTGCGAACTGGCAAAGGATGAACATATATCAAAGGGCATTCTTCTGGGATTACAGGGTCTGCTGCCGATACTACAATTGAAACAGCGGCTGGATTTAAAGTTAATTGGTCATAATCGGTAGCGTCAACTTTAATAGTACATGTTAAATTAAGTGTTCCTTGTGTATCTGCTACTTTACTGACGCTTTTGGTAGTTTCACCAGTTGACCACAGATAAGAATAAGATGCTCCGGCTGGTGCTCCAGTGACATCTGCAGTGGCACTATAAGATTCACCGACCTTTACATTTGGAGTGGTTGTAGTAAGAGTTCCGGTCACTCCAGTCATGGTTTTATTTGATACAGCTACAGTTATTGTGCCTTCCGCCGTTTCAGCTTCACCCGCTTCAGGAGTGTTAGTTGCAACAACTTTAATTATTTTATTCCCTGTTGGCGCAGTGGCTGTATAATTAAAAATATTCGTAGTTTCAGATTGAACCACATTATCTACGGACCAAGCGTAAGTTACCGTACCCGGCACTGCGGCGCCGCTAGCAGTGGCTGTATAACTTCCAGATTGGCCAATTACGCTAGTTTGAGAACCAGCAATTGTTACAGTAAATGCCATATTTCCTCCAAGGGGCGAAAGCCCCTTTTATTTTTAATATAAACGTACAAAAGATGAATTTCTTGTTTCGCGAATAAGAATAAAACCGTCGCGCTGAATGTAGTAAATTAAACTTAAAAGAGTTTGATGTGCAGACGCATGCGGGAAAGACAACGGTCTTTCTTTCCAGTCGGGATTTTCAGAAATCCATTGGTAAATCCACCAAGGTAAAGTATAATAACCTGGATTTTTACCCATCAGTTGAAAATGAGGATTAAACGATTCGGGAAGAGAAAAGCTTTTATTTTCAACAACCGCAGTATCATTAATAATCTTCATGATTTCGTCAGCAGATGCAATTTCTGGAATACGAACAGCATCTTCTGGAATTTCTTTGTTTGTTACTTCTAAAACAGTAATAGTTTCTTCAGCTGGAGAGTCAATAATAAGCTCTTTGACTTCTACTTTATCTTCGGGTTGAACCAAATCTTTTTGTTCTTCTTTATCAATATCAATTAAATCAGAAATTGAAATTCCTTCGTTTTCTTCAGGCAGTGGTTCATCCGCCAAATTCTCATATTCAGCTTGAAGGTCAATAAGCATATTTTCGAATGACTTAGTTTTCTTCAATTTAATACCGAATTGCATTGCATACTCGTCGAGCTTATCTTTAGCTTCTTTCTTTTCAAGTACACGGATTTCTTCTATATAATTCATGTCTAGCATAGTCTTGCCTCTCGTTGTATAAATATACTTGTATTTATAACACGGAGATGTGAAGTTGGAAAATTGTAAGTATCATTATGTTTATGAAATAACCAATAACATTAACGGTAAAAAGTATATAGGAAAGCACTCAACTGATAATTTAGACGATAGATATATGGGTTCAGGTGTTTTGATAAGAAAGGCGATCAATAAGTATGGATTAGAAAATTTCACTAAAACAATTATAAAGAAATTTGATACATCCAAAGAAGCTTTTAAGTTTGAAGCTGAGATAGTAACAGAAGATATTGTTAAAAATAAAATGTATTATAACGCGAAACCGGGTGGTTATGGCGGAATTTATATGACAGAAGAGATTAAAAAGAAGATGAAAGAGTCATCTAGAAAAAGATATCTCAATTCGCCTGGGACGACGTTAGGAACTACATGCTATACAAATGGAAAGAAAAACAGATTTTTAAAACCTGGTGATAAAATACCAGATGGATTTTATATTGGTCAAGTTATTCCAAATAAAAAATGCCGAAAGGGGTGCACCGTTAAACCAACCACAACTGGAACATTTTGGGTTAATAACGGAACAATAAATAAACTTATGCAACCGTCATCTGAAATCCCAGTTGGCTTTGTTAAAGGTCGCTTGATGAAGCGTGGTATTAATGGTGAATTCATAAAGGGTTAATTGTGGATATAAAAGTTCATTTTAAAGACTTTAGTCATGTTTATATAGAATGTGAAGAATCCATTCTATTTGAACTAAGAGACTATTTTTCATTTTTTGCTGATGGTTATAAATTTAACCCAAAGTTTCGCTATGGAAACTGGTCAGGCAAAATTTATTTATTAGACCATAATCGTCTTTTACCGTTCGGTTTAGTTGGTCAAATTAAAAAGTTTTGTGACAACTTTGGTTACAAATCTTGGATTGACCCAAAGATTTTTGAAAAAGAAGATTTGTCCCGTAAGGACTTTGATGAATGGTTAGGGAAGCTCCAGATATACTCTGGGAACACTAAAATTGAACCACATTGGTATCAAAAGGATGCTGTATACGAAGGGATAGTGAACCGCAGGCGTATTCTAAATTTACCCACTTCTGCCGGTAAATCTCTAATTCAGTGTCTTCTTTCTCGCTATTATGCTGAAAACTATGAAGGAAAAATTTTAATCATCGTCCCAACAACTGCGTTAGTAGACCAGATGATTAACGATTTTTGCGATTACCGTTTATTTGGTAAACAACATATGCTTGGTATTCGTTCGGGCACAAAGCGTGATTCAGATGCTATGATTTATGTGGCAACTTGGCAGACTGCAATAAAGCAACCAAAAGAGTGGTTTTCTCAATTTGGTTTGATGATGAACGATGAATGTCACTTAGCTACTGGTAAATCAATTTCAACTATTGTTTCCGGGCTGAATAATTGCATGTTCAAATTCGGTCTTTCTGGTTCTCTGAAAGATGGCAAAGCTAATATCATGCAGTATGTTGGAATGTTCGGTGAAATTTTTAAACCAGTTTCAACAGCCAAATTAATGGAAGACGGGCAAGTAACAGAACTTAAAATTAATTCTATCTTCTTGCGTTACCCGGATGAAGCCACGGTTAAGATGAAAGGTAAAACATATCAAGAAGAAGTTAAAGCTGTCACTGGATTTAAAAGAAGAAATAAATGGGTAGCTGCTCTAGCCAAACGATTAGCTGATAAAGGCGAAAATGCTTTTGTTATGTTTAAATTTACCGCTCATGGTAAAGAGCTTTATCAGATGATTAAAGACCTTGGACATGAAAAAGTTTATTACGTTTCAGGCGAAGTGTCGACAGAAACTCGTAATGCTCTCAAAGAAATGGCAGAAAACGGTAAAGGAATTATTATAGTTGCTTCTTACGGAGTATTCTCTACTGGTATTTCTGTTAAGAACCTTCATCACGTTATTTTTGCTCATGGCGTAAAATCTAAAATTACCGTATTACAGTCAATTGGTCGAGTTCTACGCAAGCACGCGTCAAAGAGCTTAGCTACAGTTTGGGATTTAATTGACGATTTAGGTGTTAAACCAAAGTCAGCCAATACAAAGAAAAAATATGTTCATATTAATTATTTGTTAAAGCATGGTTTAGAGCGTATTCAACGATATGCTGATGAAAAATTCAATTACACCATGAAAACTATCGATCTTTGAGGAAACTATGGAATTTAAACAATTTATACGTGAAGCAAACATTGGTTCATTTATGAATAAAATCGCTCAATGTCAAACATTAGATGGTTTAGATGAGCTAGAAGCTTATTACAAGAAAAGAATTAAAACGACTGAAATTAATGACACTGACGATATCTCTATTCGAGACGCTTTAGCTGGAAAAAGAATGGATTTTGAATCAGATGATGAGTCTGAAGTCGAAGAAGATTTCTAATACAAAAAAGCCCCGACCGCAAGGAAGGGGCAAAACCAACAAGTTGGCTATCAACACTAGACTAAATTAGCAATTGAGTTTCGTTTAAATGCTCTTCTGTATTTTCAGATACCGGCAATTCAACGACATAATTATAACACGGCCCAGGATGAACAGGACCTTTATCTGTGTGAACAACCAATGCCGAATCGATCGGTTGCTTACAAACAGCGCAGATTTCAGACATTGTTTGTCTCCTTTAGTTAATTACATATCTATTTATACAGTTATTTACCCGCCTCGAACTGTCTCATCTCAATAACATGCTTAATTCCAAACCCTCTGGATTTAATAGCATCCATTGCTCCTGAGCAAAATTCAAGTAAAATTCCCCAGTATTGCAAACTAGTATCAATTTTAAGAACTTCAGAATCAGCACCCAAAACGGTTTTCATTTCAGACTTTTCGTAACGGTCCATACTAAAATCATCTCCATCACCACGTCCCGTGTAGTAGTCCAATTTCTTTTTAAGAGCTGATTTTTTCTGTGCTTCAATGCGCAGCATTTCTTTGCGAATAGATGAATGCTTATTTAACCATTTTCCATATAAAACTGGATTATTAGCGGCTTCATACTGTAACTTAGTTGAGTCTAATATTAAATCCTGTTTCAACTCTTCTTGGAGCTCTTCAAGTTTCAATTCATTACCTCTTTCTTGTTCATTTGTAATTTTGTTATTGATTGAAAGGAACTAAGACCATTATAACCATTAATCACTAAAAGCGTATCATCTATTACTCGAAGCAAGTTGTAGCTTAATCTGTTCAATATCATCTGGGTTATCTACAACACTGAACTGTATTTCTACTATAAGCGTATAATCATCATAAACTGGAGTTACGTTAACTGCTAAATATCTTATCCGTGGCTCATAAGCACGGACAGCAGATTCTATGTTGCGTTGAACTGTGTCAGCAGTTAATGGTGTCATATTTTCAAATAGCTGGTCGGTAAGTGAACAACCGAAATTCGGGTCAAAAGGTCTGCTTCCTTTTCTTGTTGTTATAATACCCAAAAGAGAGTTTTTAATTGCCCTAAGACCCCGAGCCCTGGCCACGTCTTTATCCCAGTCCATCTTAAATTCTGGGTCAATATCTGAATACAAATTTTTTATATCAGCCATTAGATTAACTTAAAGAATTCTTTAAGCCCCTTTATGATATGAACATGATTTTCTCCGCATTCACTACATTTAACCGGAACTGCGAGTTGTACTGTGGGTTTTAGCAGGAGATTTTTAATATTAATGATATCATCTTCTGTTATAGCAGAATATAAATCTTCTATTTCTTTATTGTTTAAATCTTCAATACCGATAGTTTCGCCATTAACGTGAATAGTTTGAATACATGACGATATCATAGAAGCAATGTTCTCATCCTCGAAAAGATTCGGATATCTGAGTTTTATTTTAAAATGTCTCAGGTTATACCAGAGCTCCTCTGGTTCATCTATCTGGGCGAATGTAAAATTAATCGGCACTTGCGTTTCGTGTCCACAGGAACACACCCATGTATTCTGGTGATTAACCTCACCTAAACTGTGAGACCACAAATTTACTAACAGTAATTCAGATTCTTGCTTGTTTAGATTTTTTGCATTTGTACAGTTTTTAATCAAATCCAACACAGATTGTTTTATGCTGCCTTGCTGTTTGGATACAATTAAATTTTTATATTCTTCTAGTGTAAAAGCCCTGCACTCGATGGTCTTTTCACCGATTAGGACTTCAAAATTATAGTCATAGTTCATGATTTACTCCTCTTATTACTTTATTTATAAATATTAATAAAGGAGACCACAATGGCTAATATCATACGATGTGTGCTTCCTGATGGTGTTCACCGTTTCAAACCGTTTACAGTCGCAGACTATCGAGATTTTCTGCTTGTTAGAAACGATTTACTGAACAAGTCATCGGACGAGCAGACTAATATACTAAATGAACTTTTAAATGATTATTTTCATGAATTTCCCGAAACTTGGAGACCTCATATTTTTCTTAAGGTTTTTACTGGGTCAATAGGAAAAACAAAAATCCCTATTGCGTTTTCATGTCCGATCTGTGGAAAGAAGAAACAAACGTTATTTGATTTATCTTTGGACGATTTAAAATCTCCTGAAGTAGAAGTTGCTGGTATTAAAATTTATTTTAATTTTCCTAATAAATTCTATGCAGATAAAGCGCAACAAATAAACGATAATATACGTTCTATTTTATATAATGGAACAGAAATATTATGGGAAAACTTATCTGATGAAGACAAGTTACAGGTCATTGACGCTATAGATATTGACACATTAGAAAAAATAATAAGTCAAATGACGCCAATGAGTTTAACTCTTAAAATGAAATGCTGTAAAACGACAACTATAAAATATGAAGATTTTTTAAATATATTTTGTCTTCTATTAAACCCAGATGAAGTTTTTAGTTTTTATCAGATTAATCATATGTTGGTAAAGAACCAATATGACATGAATAGTATAATGAATATGATACCAGTAGAACGAAGCATAGCTCTTTCTTTAGTAGAGAAGGATAATAAACAATGATAACGCAAATTCCGGGTTTTCCTAATTTAAGTATAAAACTTTATCAGGACTACGATTCTTGGCAAACCAACCGATACGTTGAACTTGCAGCTACTGTAATAACTTTAACAATGCGCGATGGATTATATGGCAGAAATGAAGGTGTATTGCAATTCTTCGATTCAAAGAATTTACACACTCTAATGGACGGACGACAAATAATTCAAATATCCGTGGCAAATGCAAACTCGAAGAAAGTACAAAACAGAATTTACGGATGTAAACACTACAGCGTATCAGTTGATTCAAAGGGCGATAATATTTTAGCTATAAATTTAGGGCTAATACATGAAATAGAAGACCTAAAATTTAGTAGATGTTTTTTCAATGATGCCGGCGAGTCGTTAAAGGAAATGATTGGAGTTATATACGAAGATAAACCTTTAATAGCTCCTGCTATCAACACAATTAATACTTACGTACCTCGGGTTCCATGGACTAGTAACATAACCACATATAAACAGTATGTTCGAGATATAGGGTTAGCTGTAGATAATGACCAATTTGTTTTTGTGTGGGAAGATATTTATGGACTGAACATGATGGATTATAACACTATGATAAACCAAGAAACAACAAAAGTCATAGTTGGTGAACCTAGAACAATTGGACAATTCGTCAATGAACTTGAATATAATTTAGCATATGATTTTGAATGGTTAACTAAAGCCAACTCTCATGTCAGAGACCCAATTTTCAATGCTACTATATATTCACACTCATTTATGGATAACGAAATTCCTAGAATAGTAACTGGAGACGGTAGTAACAGTATTTTTGTTTCTAGGTCTGGCGCATATTCGGAGATGACATATAGAAACGGGTACGAAGAAGCTATTCGTATTCAAACAATGGCACAATATGACGGTTATGCTACTTGTAAGATGGTTGGAGATTTTGAAATGACTCCTGGTGATAAAATAAATTTCTTTGATACAAAAAGACAGTTTAGAGCTGATTTTTACATCGATGAAGTCATTCATGAAGTTTCCAACAATCAAAGCATAACTACGTTATATATGTTTACTAATTCTCGTAGAATAGAGAATGTTGAACCAATTAAGGTAAAAAATGAACTTAAACCTGATACTTCCACTCAAGAAAATCAAGTGCAATGATAAAGAAATATCTATTCCTAAACTTGGTTTAAAGCATCATAATTTAATAAAAGAAGTAAGAGACCTATCCGAGAATATGGGAATTTTGTTAGATTCAATTCATCCAGGTCTCACTGCGGCAGAATCTGACTTAGTATGTCTTCATTTGTTGGAATTCAATGGTAAATTAAAGTCCACTGTAACTAAGGACGGTTTTACTTACAATATAAATGACATTTATATATGTCAGCGTTTGGAATTTCAATATCAAGGAATTACGTTTTATTTTCGTTCTCCCGAGAGATATGAAGTTTTTACTACAGTAGATAACATGCTTTCTTCTTGTTTTATTAAAACAAGCTTATCTGACGAGACTCCTGATTTCCTCAGAATGCCAGCATTTGTTTCGAAATGGGCAGATGATATAACAAACATGATAGCAATTCCTGGGCCATACGAACCTATCAAAGGAACTTCTAAAATATTAGGGTTATTCGAATGAAAACTGAAAATATGACATCCTTCAGACGCCGCAAAGTAATTGCCGATTCTAAAGGAGAAAGAGATGCGGCTTCGGCTGCATCAAATCAGGTTGAATCATTAGACACTTTAGGATACAAATTAGACTCTGTTCAATCTGCTGCGGAACTTACGTCTGAAGTAATTGAACAAAAGTCTAATGATATTATTAATGCCGTTAATAACACAACAGCTGGAGTAGAATTAACGGCAGAATTTACTGAAAATACTTCAAAAACGGTAAGAGAATTAACTGATGTTGCCTCAGCAATAAGTGATAAAATATCCAAATTAACTGATATGCTTGAACAAAAAATACAAGCAGTTCAGCAAAAATTTGTCGATAGTTCAAAAACTACAGATGAAACTCTCAAAGTTATTGGAGATAGTATTCCTGAACCCGCTGAAAGCAATTTGCCTGCGATTCCAGAAAAAATATTTGAAAAGCCAGAAGAGAATAATTCTCCAGACGCTGATTTCTTTCCAACTCTACCGAGTAAAGCGGAAGAATCGGAAGATAAAAAGGACGCCGATAAAAAATCAATTGATACTGAAAAATTGCTAAATGACTTGGTCGGAACAACAAAATCCGGGTTTAAAGCTACTTTATCATTGACAGATAAGATATCAAATATGTTGTTCAAATATACTATATCTGCATTGGCACAATCTGCTAAATTAGCTGGAACTATTTTTTCTATTATTCTCGGTATAGATTTATTACGAATTCATTTTAAATATTGGAGTGATAAATTTAGTAGCAATTTCGACGATTTTAGCAAATCCGCCGGAGAATGGGGAAGTTTACTTCAATCTGTTCTTGGTTCTCTCCAGGAGATTAAAAAATTCTGGGAAAATAATGATTGGTCTGGATTAGCTGTGGCAATAGTAAAAGGTCTTGCTGATGTTCTTTATAATTTAAGCGAATTAATGTCTCTGGGAATTTCAAAGATATCTGCAGCTATTTTAAGCGCTCTTGGATTTGATAATGCAGCTTTATCAATTAAAGGAGCAGCCCTTGAAGGATTTCAAGCAAGAACAGGAAATGAGCTAAATGAAGAAGACCAAGATACATTAGCTCGCTATCAAACCCGTCGAATTCAAGAAGGCCCGGACGCTTTTGATAAATTTTCCGAATATAAGACACGAGCTTTTGATTTTATAGCAGGACGAGATAATAAAAACACTACAACGACCGAACAAGAACGGGAAGCTGAAGTTAAGAAATTGAAATCTCTTCCAGAAGAAGAATTAAACGAGATTAATAAAAAGAGCAATAATGCCAGAGCCGCTTTAGTTAGATTTGAAAAATACATGGGAGACGTTGACCCAGAAAATGCGACTAATATCGAATCTCTCGATAAAGCTTATAACAATGTTAAATCTCTGGTTAATGATTCCGAATTGAATAAAGCTCCGGCTATTAAAAAGGAATTAGAAGTTCGTTTGCAAAAAGCTGAGGCGAGATATCAGAAAATTAAAACTGAATCTAAGCCAGAACCGGCATCTCCTGCAACTTCTGAGGACAATCAGAAAGTTCAAAATATTGAAAAGGCTGAGCAAGCTAAAAAGACTGAATCTAATCAAAGTAATTCGTCTAATGTGGTCAATGCTCAAGTTAATAACGTAAATAATAGTAGAACAATTCAAACTGTTAATCCTGTTACTGCAACCCCGGCACCGGGTGTATTCAAAGCGACAGGTGTTAATTAAGGAAAAATCATGATTGTACAAGAACTTAAAGATGTAGCTAAAGAATTATGGAACAATGGTGAAAAAACTTCTGCGGGTCAAAGTTCTCAATCATCAAAAATTAAAAGCACTGTAACTGTACAATACCCGTCAGAAAGATCGGCGGGTAATGACGCTACAGGAAATTTAAGGGTACACGATTTATATAAAAACGGTCTTTTATTTACCGCGTATGATATGAATTCTAGAACCTCCAGTGATATGAGAAACATGCGTCTGGGAGAACTTAGACGCACCGCACAAGATATAGTTAAATCTATTACGGGTAAAAACACTAAACAGGTCGATAAAATACCTGTAGCTAATATTCTTCTTCCTCGTTCTAAGTCAGACGTTGATGCGACTTCGCATAAATTTAACGATGTTGCTGATTCTTTAATTACAAGAGGCGGAGGCACTGCTACTGGTGTGCTGAGCAATATTGCATCTACTGCAGTCTTTGGTGCCCTCGAATCTGTAACTCAGGGATTAATGGCTGATAATAATGAACAGATATACACTACAGCTAGAAGCATGTACGCTGGGGCAGATAATCGCACTAAAGTATTTACTTGGGACTTGACACCGCGTTCAGTTCATGATTTAATAGCTATTGTTGAAATATATGAATACTTTAATTATTATTCTTATGGCGAAACTGGCAATTCAACTTTCGCTAAAGAAGTTAAATCAACACTAGATGAATGGTACAAGTCAACATTTTTAGATACTTTAACTCCGACCGGTGCTCAGCAGAACGACACTGTTTTTGAAAAAATAACATCGTTTTTAAGCAATGTTATAGTTGTAAGTAACCCAACTATATGGTACGTGCGCAATTTCGGTAATACTTCAAAGTTTGATGGTAAAACAGACATTTTTGGTCCTTGTCAAATACAAAGCATACGATTTGATAAAACTCCAAATGGTCAATTCAATGGTTTATCTGTAGCTCCAAATTTGCCAAGCACTTTTACCTTAGAAATAACTATGCGCGAAATTCTTACACTCAATAGGTCGTCACTATATTCGGAAGCTTTTTAATGTATACTTTAGATGAATTTAAAAATCAAGCAGCTAATATAGACTTCCAAAGAACGAATATGTTCAGCTGTGTTTTCGCAACTACTCCTTCTGCAAAATCACAACAGCTTTTGGACCAATTTGGCGGTATGTTGTTTAATAATCTTCCATTAGACAATGACTGGTTGGGATTAACTCAAGGCGAATTTACTCAAGGGTTAACAAATATAATAACTTCAGGAACGCGAGATTTAATAAGAAAATCTGGTATATCTAAGTATCTTATTGGAGCCATGAGTAATAGAGTAGTTCAATCTTTGTTAGGCGAATTTGAAGTAGGCACGTATTTGATAGATTTCTTTAATATGGCCTATCCTCAATCAGGTCTGATGATTTATTCTGTTAAAATACCTGAAAACCGGTTATCGCATGAAATGGATTTCATGCATAATTCTCCTAATATAAAAATAACAGGACGAGAACTAGAACCTTTAACTGTATCGTTTAGAATGGACCCGGAAGCTGCAAATTATAGAGCAATGCAAGACTGGGTTAACTCTGTACAAGACCCAGTGACAGGGCTTAGAGCTCTTCCCACTGATGTAGAAGCCGACATTCAAGTAAATTTACATTCCCGTAATGGAATACCGCATACGGTTATTATGTTTACTGGATGCATACCAGTAGGCTGCGGAGCTCCAGAATTAACATATGAAGGGGATAATCAGATTGCTGTTTTTGATGTTACTTTTGCTTATAGAGTAATGCAGACGGGCGCTGTGGGTAGACAAGCTGGATTAGATTGGTTGGAAGACAAGGCTGTTAATGCAATTAATAAAATAAATCCAGATTTATCTCTAAATGGAAGTTTAAGCAGGCTTTCTAGATTAGGAGGCGCAGGCGGGGGTATTTCCAGTCTTGGAAGTTTAGTTAAGTCTACTAATATAGTTGATAGAATATTTTAAAAGGAAAAGGGACCCAATGGGTCCCTTTTTAATTAACGAAAGACGACAAATCCTACAACATTAGATATTTGATTATCGTCACTGATGACATTAATTGCGCACGGAACTTCTCCAACTAAATTTCCGGACAATACGCCAGAAATATAGTTATCAGCTTGTCCTTCTTTTACACCAAATCTCGGTAAAGGATGCAATTGAAAATTTTTGTCCATTCCATACAATTCTTGAAGCAGCGCATAGGCTGCTTTATTAAATTCATGCGAATCGGGCTTGGCATTTTCAACTACAGTTTCAGTGCTTGCAATACGTAGAATAGATTTCATAATATGTTCCTCATGTTGATTTAGGATAATTATAACACATCCTTCCATGGATGTAAACGGTCAATCAACAAAACGATTTGGAGTATCTTCCAGGTCAATACACGAGGCTAAAAGCGATAAAACGCTAGTCTCTTCTGATATTTTTGCAGATTTGACAAAATTGCCAAAATCAATCAATCCAGCTCCTAACTCACCACGCTCTGTCGCCCCATCTGAATACTCTATGACTTCACCAGTTTCCATTAAATGGTCACCATCATAAACAACAGTACATTCAGAAAGTTGTTCTGATGTCATGACTTCAGCTTGAATGAATTTTTGATTGCTATATTCCAACCCATCATTATACGAAGCATCAGTGATTTTATTAATCTGAACCATCGTACCACGAGGTAAAATGATTTCCATTTCGCTCGCCATGTTGCTTAAATCGCCTGGATAAATCACGTTAATTTTATGAGCACCATCAATAGCCCAACCAACATTCACTTTAATTCGCTCTTGTTTAACTGGGTCCATTTTAGTTTCAAAATTGTCTAACTTAACACCTTCAATACCACCGTCGATATTCAACACGTTCCTGGTCGCGTCAGACGTAAATGCTACGCCCTGATTACCTTTCCATCCGCCGAAAATAATCGGAGCTAAAGAAGTTGATACATAATTCCTAAAATAGAATACTTTATTTTTAACTAAAGCTTCGTATATCGGTTTACGAATCGTTTGAGAACGCCAAACTGTAATTCCTTCCGGTAATCTATCGCCTTTTAAAAAAGCTTTATCTAAACTAGAAATTGCCTTTTTAACTTCTTTTTCCGTCAATGTATCATAATTGTCGATAGTGTATCGTCCAAGTAACATATTATTGATATCAGAATACCCAGAACCAACATATTCTCTTATTCCCTGACGCTCTTCTTTGGTGTACTGTTTAGGAGTGCGATACATGGTAATATCACGAATGCTGCTAGATACTGTTCTGGCATAACCTTGCAACAGCTCTTTTATCACCTTAACTCTTTGTATGTTCCATGCGCGCTCAGCATGTTCTTGTTTTTCTAAAGCAGACAAACCATGAGGAGCCGATTTTATTTGAGCCGCAATAAAATTATGCTTATTTTCTTCTAATCTGTCAAGCATAGTCTGTACACATGCTTGCATACTTTTAACGGAAGTTAAGTTATCGTCACCAATTCGCTTTAAAAGTTCTTTTTGAATATTTTCTTCTTCTCTTTCAAAATTCGTAAATGTCTTGCCTACAATTTTTGAAACATGATAGATGATTTCACCTGTCGCTTTAAGAGTTGATACTGCTTTTGAAGCTTTTGAGCTTATAGCATTTAAAATCTCTTTGGATTCTGGAATTATTTTCGCCGTAGCTGGTTTACTGAATTCAGCTGCAGTTGCTTCATAATGTTCAAAATCTGGACCTTCAAAACGTTCTGTTTCTAAAGACTGAGACATAGCAACTTGTCGACGAGAAATTTTAGCGCGAGAAATTACACTTTGAACTGAACGGGTGTCATTTTCTTTTGCAATAGATGCCGCAATTGCTGTGTTTTTGGAAACTTGATTACCGGTTTTAACATCAATGTAAACTTCGCCTACAGCAGTATCAACCTTCTTGAACTCATCTGTTGATATCTCTGGGACCCCTGGAACGGTTGAGAGGTCAATATTTTTACGATGAATAAGAATATATGCGTACTTCTTATCGTAATCCCAGAGTTCTTTGAGTATAACATATTTACCTCCAGTACGGCTACGTACTAATCGGTCCATGATAATCTGGAGTTGACGAGCTTGACCGCCAATTTTAGATTTAGTGATACGGAACAACACTGCATCAATTTTATACTGACGCATAGATGAATAAACAATATTGAAAACGGTAGAAATAGTTCCAATTGGGTCTGGACCCAAGTTTTTCATTTTAATCAAAGAGCCTTTTTCGCTCAAAGACAGCATAATTACGTGCGCCATCTTGTCGCCAGGCTTAATATTTTTATTAGTATCGCCACCTGACGTATAGGTGCACATACGAAAGGCTGGTGTTGTACCTTGGTCAATTTCGCCAATAGCAAAAATCTGTGGTATTTTTGTTTTTGGATAAAGATTTGTAACCGGAAGGTCCAACTTATCTTCATCAAAAACTTCATTTAATTCTAACATAAACATTCCTCTATAGTTTTATTATATTTATAGACGAAAAAAGCCCCGAAGGGCTTTAATACAATTTTGTTAATTGTCGCCAGATTTTCAATTCTGGAGTTTCTTCATAACGTGTCATGCTATCAAATAACTTATCAGCATCCTGATAATACCTGAATTCAATAACTTTTAATTCTGTGTCAACTGCACCTGTGTTAGAAACGACTGTAACTTCCATCAAAATATTGAAACTCATAATCCAGTGACCTCGTTAAAATTACCCCAAATATCTTCGAAAGTATTAGCAACATCTTTATCGCGACGCATCTTTATCGCAATAGGAAGAAACAGTTTAACATAATCAGTTCGGCCTTCTGCCGCCAACCAGCCGTTGCATTCACTTTCCAATACGCTTCCGATATATTCTTCTTGGTTTTCCCAAATGCGTGTCCGGTCGAGTTCATGAGCATCTTTTCCTGGCTTGTCTTTTAAGCCTGAACCGGCTTTAACTTTAATTAACCCGCATTCCGATTCAAGATAAAAACCGCCAGCTTTCCCTGGATGTTTACTATGTGGATAAATTCCAACAATACGAAGGTCAACAGTAATTACTTCTTTAAATTTATATTGGTTTTTTGAACGAGTGTTTTCCCAAAAACCACCAATATTCTTAAGAATAATCCCTTCAAGTCCTTTATCAACATATTTGCGATAAATGACTTTAGCTTCATCAAGATTGTGGACGATGTGGTTCTCAATGAGAATCATCTGAGAGTAGCCTTGAACCATTAGTTCCAGCGCTCGGAAACGAACATCATACGCAAAACCAGGTTCTTTTCCATCGGAATATACTACATCCAACGGTACATAATCCCACACTTGAAACTTCATCCCAGCCGCTTCTTTAGCTGAAATAGTTCCTTTCAGAGATTTATTGGCTAACCCGTTTGATGCAGTTCGAGATTCGTTTTCTTCGGCGAATTCATTTGATTTGCTCGGTTCAGACAAATCACCGAACATATCATCTAGCGGTCCAGAAGGTTCTTTCACTGCATGATAAACCAACTCGCCGTCAATCATTACACCGCCTGAATGACGTTCACGAGCTTCTTTGGTCATATCGATAAGTTGTTGTTTTAACAAATCTAAACCAAGATATTCATTACCAGCACGGGACAGAATTTTTACATCATCTAATTCATCACCGCGAACTTCCGCGAACGCCCTTGCACCGTCAGCCTTAAGCTGTGCAAATGCAGGGAATTTAATATTTTTAAGAATATCTTTTTCGTTATAAGATGAGGCGAGCATTTGAGGTTGCTCTGGAATTAGTCCAGACCAAACTTTATTTGCAATAGAACGGGATGCACCACAACGAAGGTCACGAAGCAGAACTTTTTTCAATACTTCTGCGTCAGAGACATTCAAGTCTGCGATATAACTTGCTAATTCAACAATAGCAGCATTACCAGTAATTTCACGGGTGGCTAAGTTATATTCCAGGAAATCTAAAGCATCATCTAAAGTTAACAGTCCAAAGCATTGTGTACGCTCGCCAGCCCCCGGCCACTTCTTGATGTAATATTGGAACTTATTATCATATGTTAATTTGAAAACACGTTTCAGAAGTTCATTATCTTTATTGCGACGAATGATTGCTTCTTTTTCTTTGGTAGAACCTATGGCTGCAATTTCATTAATAATATCTAAAATCATATTCATCTTCTCGGTTGATAAGGATATGACTATTATATCATATCCAGATTAAAGCTTTTAAATATTCACGTCATGCCAGCTTTTGACGTAATTGCACTCTAATTTAGGTTCATGGTTCCTTTCACCGCGGGGCATGTAAAATACCTTCGCCTGTGAATTATACTGTTTGAACACCGTCGCAGCAGAATCAGTATGTTTGCCGAGGTCATCAACGTAACAAACAACACGCTCGCCGTATTTTTCCATTACTTGGGTTAATAGAGCATCCTTAGATGCATTATAATCGCATACTAATATTTCTTTAAATGCTCCCGGAAAAAGTGCATTTAAATTAAATTGACGATTTAGATGAGCATCAACTGAGTTACCTAGCGCAGTAACCGCAACGAAATCATAAGTTTTCTTTAATTCGTTAACAACTTTCAACGCATCTTCATAAACTGACAGATATCGTATAAAATCTGAGTTGTTATATTTTAACAAAAGCTTGGTTGCGAATTCTTCTGAACAATTAAAAAGAACTCCAGGAGCAATAAATTTTTCATCAACCATCATTTCAAGAATGTGGTTCAATGGAAGATTGTATTTCTGGGCAAAATATGGTAAACCACTTTGCCACTTAACCAAAATTCCATCAACGTCAGTAACAATTACTGGCTTTTCTTGTTCCAAAATCATACAAGTTCTCTTAACATTGTAATAGGAGAAAGTTCTTGTTCCATGTGCACAGACCGATTTCCGTCAACCCAATCAACTTCATATGCAGCTAAAACACTGTACTTAACAATAGGTTTAATCACATGACATATAGTTCCCGGAATGCCAGATGATTTAAGTTGTACTGTCTGGAGTTCTTTGTATTTTGCTTTCATACTTTTTCAACCTTAGTTAAAATAACATCACTCCATATACCAAATGGAGGGAGAGCTTCCTTAACTTTGTGGAATTCTGTTGTTTTATCTTTCCAGAACCATAGTTTTATTTCTCTAGTTACTTGGAATGTATCTGTTACCCGACTTGATGGTGAAACGTCAATTACATCAAATGTTAACTTGTAAGTTGGATAGAAGCGCTTAATTAGCTTAGTCAATAATTTCATAATACAACCACCCATGACGGAATTTCAAAGAAATCAGGAGCATCAATTTCATACTCAACTGAATGATTACGCACACGTACTTCAATTACATCAATCATCGGGCAATTAATCATACGTTCAAATTTGGGGGCTACATATTTGGCAACAGATACAATCATTTTCAATTCCTCAAGTTAAAATTCAATTTCATTTGAAACTATATCCCAAATTGCTTCAAGCTGTTCATGAGTTGCTTTATTACTAAGTATATGACGAAGATAAAGCTTGACCAAAAGAACACGATTGGTGTTCCAAGAAGGATGAGTGCCAAGGTCTCTTTTACGAACTTCATCATGTAAACCAATCTTTATTTCTGAACCATTGAACTGAACATCTAATGTTGGACCATTTTCAAAACTGATGAAAACATAATTATCTTCCCAGTACATATCAATCTGTGCTACTGTACCGTTGTTATGTTCCCACAATAAAGTGGTAGAAATATCCCAACCGTTGTTTTGAACGTATTTACGTCTAAAGTTAGTGAAGTCCATGTTATTCTCCGTTACCGTATTGGTTATTGAGTTTATACTATAACACATACAATGGAGGATGTAAACGGTTAGATAAAACTTATTTTGACATTTTTCTTAGCTTCTAACTTAAGCTCTGTGATAAAAACACGATAATTATCACTTGGTGTCATGCATAATTCTTCTGCAATTTTCTTGGCTTTTTCTAAAGTAAAGAGGTTCTTTTCATTTTCTCTAAAAACGACTGCACTTCCGCATTCAAGAGAGCGAACAACCATGAATGTTTCAGGTCCTTCAGTTCTCATATTTAAACTCAATTTTTTCTTGCTTCACCTCGTCAAAATCAAACAAGTTCCAACCGCGCCAGTCTTGGCCACAATCTGCGCCATCATAACGCCTATCCAAGAATTCTACTTCAGTGATACACTTTCCACCAACAGATACTTTAGTAGCTTTAAGCCAATCATTTCCAAACAAACATTTGATTTTGGTGTCAAATGAGTCCAAATCTCCACCCCATTTATCAGTCATACGGAATACATCACCAACTTCAAAACATGTTTTCATAATTTCCTCGTTAAATTTAAACTAAGGCGGTATTGGTTATTGAGTTTATACTATAACACACTTTTTCACTGATGTAAACGGCAGACTTTAGAAATAAAAAAGGGGCTCCTTCGGGAGCCCCTAACATTGCTTTATGCTTTCTTACGCGGATTACCAAAAGCAGCATCGTGCGCAATAACTTTACGAGCGCGAGAGGCTAGCTGATCCGCCAGTGGATTGATACGTTTGTTCGACCCACGCTTGTAACCAGCGCGTTTAGATGTACCAACTACTTCTTTTACTGCAGTTTTTGCTTTAGATTGTTTAGCCATTTTTAATCTTCCGTATAAGGAGAAAAATAACGAACTGGTCTTATTGGCATCGCCAGTTCTCAAGTCCTCGAAGGGATACTTAGCACTTTGGTAGCTTACACCCAAGATTTTGAACATTTAACGTGGAGATAACCTTGAACATCCACATCATTCGATTACTTTAAAGTAACCACAAAATGACGAACTGCTTTACGAGCTGAACTACATAAGCCTTTGGCAAACTTAAGTTCATCTTTTTCCTGAAGTTCAGCAGACAATGCAGCTTGAGCAGGATTAAGATGTTTGAAATAACGCAGGATTTCAAGAGCTTCGGCGAGTACATCAATAGATGCGCCATAGTTTTCATGACCTGCGTTCCAGGCGGTACGTTGCAAAGTAAGAGCGTGTTCTAGTTGTTTGTTCATTTAAAAAGCCTCAAATGAGGTTAAAATTTGGGGAACTATAAAGCTCCCCGCCATGTAATCTCTTCCGGGTAATTTGTCCAGCAGCCAGATTACATTAATATTTATATCACTTATAAACACACGCCAGTGATTTATAGTGACACGTAACGAATTTTTGTTTAATGTCTTTGGGCTGTTTAATACCCAATGCAACCAGCGGATGAGCTACGTTGCGAATATTACCGACCGGCAGAGGAGTCAAATCACCAACTTCTACGAAGCCAGCAGGTACATCAGCACCAATTGAATATACTTCGCACATTTCAGGAAGTTGGCCCTGAATTTCTTTGCCTAAGAAAATACCCGAATCTGAAATTTTTTCATCGCCAGATTGTGCTGGTTCTGATACTAAAATAACAAATTCGCCTAAAGCTTTAATAGGAAGTTCCATTCTTATAATTTACCTTGCTTGTTAACATGAATTAATAATAACATGGTTTTCTTAAAGCAAATTATTGAGTAACCAATTGAACCAAATGTTCAGCTTTTACACCGTTAACAGAAATTAGTTTATCAAAACTAAATGCGCGCCAACCTTCACTTTCCGTATCATACACTGGAAGCATATCAATAGCTTCTTTGCGTTTAACTTGAGATTCTTTGACTAATTCAAAATCACTAGGAAGAATATCTCGGTCACGAGTGCAACGCATTGAACGAATGGTTCCGTCTGCTTTTTCAAAAACCACCTGAGATTCGCCATTACTCAACACAGCTTTCAGAGTTTCACGAAGTTGTACTTTTTGTTCAGTTGTAAGTTTCATTCTTCAATTCCACAGTATTCGTTAATATTATGCCAATTCAATTTACCAAGACTTTTCTTGGGAACATTGAACACCTCTATACCAGCTGACTTCAAGATATTATCCCAGCCGGGTTCATTTTTATCGTAAGTTTCGCAATAAACTAATGTTTTAATTCCAGATTGAGCGATAGCTTTTGCGCAGTCTGGACACGGAGAAAGAGTTACATACATAGTAGCTCCTTCAATTGACGACCCGTTACGCGCAGCGAATAAAATAGCATTTAATTCTGCATGAATTTCATTCACTTTTGACCAAGCGCTATGAGCTGCTCTATGTTTGCTAGATAAACCAACTCTCGTAGGTTTCCATGCATCTTGGCGCTGACCTGACCATTTTTCTGTGATTAACCAGCCTTGGTCATCTGCGTGGTCGCAACAGTTAACTCCTCCTGCCGGGGAACCATTATATCCGGTAGAAATAATGCGACCATTTTTCTCAATAACTGCTCCTACTTTCCAAGAGCAGCATTTCGATTCCTGAGAAACTAAGTAAGCAATTTGGAGCACTGTTGAAGCTTTCATTATTTTATCACCAAATAAGTTGAACGACGTGTTTTGACTAGACTTATTTCACTAAACAGTTTTTCAACTGAAAGTACTGTCCCGATAATTATATAACATCCGTCTTTAAAGCGTTCTTTCTTATCGAATAACACGTCACCTGCAAATCTTTTACCTACTTCAATTTCTTCATTAACCCAAGGAACGTCTCCGAGCAACACCGCATCGTACGTTGACGGGTCTATTGAATTAAAGCATCGGTCAAAATGTAAAAGAGTTTTTATTTCTTGTATGCCGTCTTCGGTAAATGCTTGGTCTTCGGATAGCCAAGGATGATACTCGGTTTCACGAATTCTTTTAATAGCTTCAACTAGTGTAATCATAAATTTCCTAAAATATTTGTCATGGTAACTGAACCATCACGATTTAGCTTTAACCCTGTATGTTGAGATTTAAATCCTTGCTCGACTGAAACAATGACACCATTAGTTAACGGGTCATTTCGCATGGTAACTGAACCTCCAGGAATTTTGTTAGCAACCTGCTGAGCAAATTTTTTAACAAGTTCCATAAATTCAGTTCGACTAAATGTTTTATCTGACGCCATTATTCCCACCCATACACTATTTTGAAACTAATAAAATCATCATTAGAACTAGTAAAATCATCATTATCGCATGGATAAACAATAAAGTCAAATGTATAAGAATACGAATCGTATGAAGTTATGATACTGTACTTTATATCTTTCCATAGAACACCAAAAATCGACTTGATATCAGCATCCATACGTAAGTACAGTGCATTACTTGGGCCTTGGTTGATATAATTATCCATCACGTAAGAAATAATTTCTTTAGCAATGCCAGTGTATGACAGACTACTATTTGCTCTTGCTTTTAGTTTCATTAGTGCACCGTATGTACGTTGACTTTAACTACGAATTGAGTTACAACTTCTCCGATGGGATTAAACTCAACATGATACTCGCCCTTATAGCGAGAATTTAAATCCGTTCGAATTTGGGCAAGCTTATTAATGAGAGCAGGAGTCATATTCATGCCTACACATTGTTGTAAAAGCTTGTATGCTTCTTCTTCGACTTCATGATGTTTGTTATACATTATATTCTTCCAAATATTCTAGCACAATTTCAACGGATTTAAAAATCCCGCCACCAATGAGTTCTTCATTATCATAATCCATTATGTCTAAACCAATAGTTCCATCATTTAAACAATATGCGCAAAACAGATATTCTTGTTTCTTTTCAATTTCTGTAATTAAATCAAAAATCTCTTTAAGATTATTCATAAAAGCAATATCCCAAGATTTAACTAAAAGTCGCCGCAGGCGACTTGCCAGCATTCGACGCCGATGCGCCGCCACATTTCTACCACTTGAGACCTGTCATCAACAGCAAGAACCACATTATACTTATCTGCGATATGTTTCCAAAAGATTTCTTCTTTAACTACATCATCTTTACGAGAATCACCTTGCGCCCGTTGAAAATGGTCTTCTGGAATACAGATATGATTATCCCATAGCCAATGAAGAGTATGAATACGATACTTCAACGGTTCGTCTTTGGTTCCAGATTCTCTGCCAGATACAGTTATAATTTTATATCCTTTATCTGAAAGCATTTTAAGAAAATTAACAACCATTTCCTTAGGAGTATCGTCCATAAGTTTTTCTAAATCAAACGGAGAACGATGACTGTTATCTGCGAGTGTTCCGTCCAGATCAAAGATAACTGCCTTTGGTTTAGACAAATCTGGAACGTACATTTTCTCAACTTCCATCAACTGATAGAAATGACGCAGAATATCAATTGGAACCGCTTTAGTTCCACGGTACTGATTACGCTTAAGAAGCTCAGTCCATGGTACACTAAATTTCTTGAACTCAATTTCACACTGCCCCTTGAAACGAAGTTCCCATTTTTCTGTGGTTTTTGGGTTCAGATTAGTGTCTGCAATAATGACACCTTTGGTGTGTTCTAAATTAAGTAGAACCTCTGCCGCAGACATCTGAGTTGTTGTCACAACATTTTCACGTTGCTTAGAGTATTTGTAATCATTTCGCGCATCTAATCCGAATAATTTCTCACGGAAATCATCACGGCTCAGGATATACCAACCCGGGTTATTCGATACAAACTCATTTGCCCAAGTGCTTTTACCAGACCCAGGACAACCTACAGTCATGATAATCTTTTTCATTTTACTGAGACTCCATATCTACATAATTATTGTAAGGCTTCGCTAGACCGCTTCTTCTTGAGTTATAAATTAAACTCATCGCGCAGAGCATTACGAGCTTTCGTTAATTTCTTTCCAGATTCAGCTAAGAATAATTCTGGATCAGAGATGAACCCATTTGCCACTGTAATTTTGCGAGCACCATGTTCAATAGCAGCATCTTCAAAGATTTTAATTAAATTATTAATTCGATCTTTTTCTTCAATATCTTCTCGCCAGAATGAATACTCTGACACTGGAGTCATAATACTACACCAATCGGCTAATGAAATATCAACCGTATGTATACTGTGCGGGATATTTGAACCGGGTTTATAAACTGTAATACTATTAACTGAATCATACCCATCGAGATTACCCCATGCATAATCGAATGTACATTTCTTTTCTAGGGGCGTACGAAGACATGAACCAACACTCATGAACTCACGAAGTTCACGACTTTTAATTTTTAAAATCAGACTGGCATTAGATACAAATACTCGCATTATAATATCCTCAGTTTTATTATCCAAAGGGCCGAAGCCCTTATTTTGTAAAAAGTTTTACTGTATAATACACGGTCACACAAATAATTAAAACAACTAATGGGTCCATCATTTGCACCTTTCTTCGTTTAAGTCTTTACGATAATAACATATCATGTCATTAGCATCTTTTACGTATCTGCTTACCCCATTTAGCCAAATCCTCATTTCTTGAGATTCGGCAAATGGCATTCCAACCCAAGCTTCTCCGTCAATAACTTTAACTTCCCACTGTCCGTTCCATGTTGATATTGGGTCGGGCCATGATGGATGGATTAATGGTTTAGGGACAGCCTCTGGCTTGCTAGCACACCCTATTAGTAAAGCCATGGATACCATCAGTAACGTGTTCCGAATCATCTAGTTGATTCCTGTAAATCTCTGGCGAATGAATTAAAACTCTCGTTGATTTGTTTCTCGACGAGTCTTGGCTTTGCAGCCACCACGTTGCCTTTCTTCGCATCTTTACGCATTTTCGCATTAGAAGTTTCCGTGTTTAATCTATTTGAACTACGCTTCTCATCTAAAATTTTTATATTTTTAAAATCTTCTTTGAGTTGGTCAATAGATTTGGCCTGCTCGTCTGCAACTTCTTTTACTGCATGCAAATCTTCTTTTAACCCTTCTACCCGTTGCGAAAGGTAAAAAATAGAACCTGCAACAACAATTCCAGCTATTGCTAGCGTTTTTATACTTATTTGCATAATTTGACAATTACCTCTACAATATCGTCTTGAGATAATCCGTTCCATAAGACGTGATTTGGAGCATCCGACTGGGACACTTTAAATCCTTGAATTTCATCTGCCATTTCTGACGAATCCATATACGGATTATGAATACCTAAGCGATGCTTGCCATAAATTGGGTCAACCGTTATATAGCATTTACAATCATTGATAAGCACGTTAGGCTGAGTGATATTGATAATCACTTCCGCTCCATATTTTGTAAGCTGGTTTTCAAGAAAATTTTTCATTTCTTCTACAGCTTCAGGCATCGCTTCTTGGCGAGCCTCTGTAACTTTATTGTTATACTCTTTTTGCTTTTTGCGCTTTTTCTGATCGGCAGCGAATGCCTTTCTGAGGTCAGTTAAGTATCCAACACGACGGGAACCTTTGAATACCGAGATACCGTCGTGATGAGTACCATACTTTTCTACTAAAGCTTCGTTAGTGATAAGTTGTAAGTTCATTTTTAATCTCCGTTTGGTTGGTGTAAGAACATAGTATCACAACCAAACGGGGATGTAAACGGTCTTATTCGTATTCTTTTGGAATGAACATTTTGTGGTTCTTCATGAACAGTTCATTGACCTTCTTGATAGTTGTATCATAGTCCATGTTGTCATTGAACATCAGCATCAAAATTGTAAACAAGAACGGTAAACGTTCAGTATCAGCTAGTCTCTTTGCCTCGCCCGCGTATGTTTTACGGTCTAACCCACGAAGTTTTTGATACGACGTAGAGATAAATGACAATGAACGGCGCAGATAATCAAGATAAATTTCTTCAAACTTATTAATTTTCTTTAAAGAATAAGCATCGTTAGAAAAGAGTCCTTTGAGGTCATCAGAAGCATTGTTCACAATAACTTCAAACAGTCTATCATTTTTTGTGATAGAGTCCTTAGTATGATGTAAAGCTGTGTACCAATCAGTCTTTAACTTAAATCGAAGACCATTGTCCATCACAAAAACGTAACCTTCAATTCCTTCCATTGCTTTAATATCGGATACAAAATCTCCTTCCGGAATTTCATACGACTCTACCAAATACTGACGAAGAACAGGGTCTTTAGCGATTTCGTTGTATGGAACATAAGCTCCAGTATCATTTTCACGGATATTCAAAAGAATAAGGTCTTTTTTCTGATAAGCGAGAACAATACGATTTTCAGGAGATACGTATTCAAAGTTAGCTGTAAAACCATCACGAGCTAGTTCAAGAAGTCTCCACAATAACGCTTCATGAGTGATGCTAGTAAGCATAGCAGAAGACAAATAAGCTTGTTCAGATTTAAGCGAAGACTTTGATTTAAAGCGAAGAATATTGCCGTCCAAATAGCTTGACACTAAAGAACCATCTTCTTTCTTCATCATATGAACCGCGTTAGAAAGATCGAGGTTCATTGTAAACGGAGTTTCATTTAAATTAAAGAATTTTTCCATCGGTCTAGAAGCAATTCTTACTGGTACTCCGTCAATCATTTCAAACATAATTCCTCGACACTCTAAAGCGTCTGGAAGCAGCCAATCTGAATATGAAGCATAGTTATAACTAAAAATTCTGTACTTTAACCCAGACGGAGAAATATCATCACGATAAAAGAACCGTGATTCGTCCGTATCATTACACAAATTCATCAAATTGTCGAATAGCTCTTTCATGGTTTAGCCTTGTGTTGAGTGTTCCACGGAGGATTAAATCTTTTAATAAACATAGGTTCTTCAAGAGACATCGTCTCTACTGACATTGTACCAAGCTCATTGGTCATGCTTAAGTTAAAGCATTGACGAGCCCAGAATTCAACTTTTTTACCTTCCATTAAAGCTTCTAAAATCTTTGCCGATTTTACGGAATCTGAAGTCTGGTCTTTTCTGTTTATAGCAGTACGATAATAATTTATACGCTTACGAAGATTTTTTGTTTTTCCAATATAAACAAGTTCATCATCAACTGCAATTGCATAAACTACATTCTTCTTATTGGGAACCTCTATAGTTTTAATAGAGGCATCTTCTAGTAATTCAAGCTCAGCGTATTTTATAAATGAAAATTCATTAGCAATATCTTTCATATTAAAAAAGGGGCCGAAGCCCTTTACCTTAAAAATATTTTTTGAAACCAATAACTACATTGTCGTCAACGTCGTTGTCGATTTGAGCTACTAAGTAACTTGAAATTTCAACTTCCTGCGGAGCAGATTGTACCGCGTCTGAGTTTAAGTATTCACGAATCCACGGAATCGGATGACGAGCAGGAGCATCGACAATTGGACATGGAAGACCACAACTACGCATGCGGGAAACTGTCAAATAGTCAACAAAATCATGCAGAATTTTTACATTCAACCCTGGCAATCCGCCATCTTTGAACAAGTGAATAGCCCATTCTTTTTCTTGGCGGTTGATTTCCATGAAGATATCAACTGCTTCTTGTTCGCATTCACGAGCGATTTGAACCCATTCGTCACCGTCAGTGCCTTGTTGAAGCTGACGAATAATATATTGAGTACCCTTAAGATGTAGTTGTTCATCACGAGCGATGAACTTCATAATCTTGGAGTTGCCTTCCATAATTTCCATATTCTTATGGAAGTTAAAGGTACAAGCAAAACTCACATAAAAACGAATTGCTTCAAGACCATTGATGACATGTAAACACAGATAAAGTGCTTTCATTAAGTCACGTTTAGTTTCTTCCATGTGGATAAAACTATTTGAATTAGCGTCCAAATCAAACTCATTTTCGGAAAAATATTTAAAATTTTCTTTAGCATTTTCCCATAAACGAGTTTTAAGAATAACATCATCATAGTAACGACCAATTGATTCAGCTCGAGCCATAATAGCATCATCTAAAACAATTTCATCAAAAATTTTGGCCGGGTCCGCAAATAGATTACGCATAATGTGCGTGTAAGAACGAGAGTGAATCGTTTCAGAGAAAGTCCAAGTCTGGTTCCAAGTATCTAATGACGGATCAGAAATCAAAGCAGAAAGAACTGCAGCAGGCGCTCGTCCTTGAATACTGTCTAAAAGAGACTGATATTTCAAGTTGTTAATAAAAATATTTTTTTGATGCTCTGGGAGTTTATCAAATTGAGCTCTGTCAGTCATCAAGTTAACTTCTTCTGGCCGCCAGAAAAATGAAAGCTGCTTTTCAATCAGTTCTTCAAATGTACGGTGACGCTGAATATCATACCGTGCTAAACCAAGACCGCTTCCGAAAAACATCGGTTCATTCAAAACATTAACTGGTTGTGTATTAAAAACTGTACTCATTTATTCACCTTTGCTCTTCCTCTTATCCATCCTTCAGGAATAGTTTCAGAGGATTCAATTAATTTATTCTTAAACCCGTCGTTTATACAAATTTTACCACGGGCTCCTTTATAATTTCGTGGTTTTATTTTATCAAAATTAGGAGTAAGCGAATACGACCATCTGAATCCGTAAGCATATTGGAAATGGCCTTCGGCACAATATTTGATATTAGAACCGTTGCCGTTAACTGATTTAGCAGCTTCAGATATAGAAGGAAATGTCTCTATGAAAGTACCGTCTAAATCAAATTTGTGTATAGTTACAGAAACTTCTTCTGCCCTTTTAATTAATGGTAATTTAATCTTTTCTAAAGAATCTTTAGAGTGCTTTTTGCCAAGCATTCCCTTGGGGTGTGGGTTATTAGCTAAATATTCTTTCATATATTTAGAGGATTCTTCGGAAAATCTCTCTCGGTGCCAAGCATATAATCTATTATTAATTCTATTTCCAGATTTATCAGTGCACATTAAAGTGATAGCACATAATAAACCGTATGTTTTATGAATTTTATAAAGCAACTGATGCGCAATAAAGTGTTCCCTTGCGCTCAATGCCACTAAGTTATCTTTATCATCTGAACCACCCATACATCGGGGAATGATGTGGTGATTTTCGGTATAGCCGATGAAAGGAGAGGCTTTTCGCCTCTCCACTAAGCTATCATATATTCTTTGATAGTTCATTATAATTTACAAGCTGCACAGTCATCGGCTTTTGGTTGCTCAACTTCATAATCGTCTGTACCAGAACCGTCCCTAGTGTTATGATAATAGAGACTTTTTCCGCCAAAATACCAGAAGTAAAGTAGGTCATCAAGCATCACGCTCATTGGTACTTTACCTTTTTCATAATTCTGAGGGTCATAGTAGGTATTAGCAGAAGCGCTTTGACACAGGAACTTAGTCATGATAGCAACTTGAGTTAGGTAAGGTTTGTTACCTTGTTTAGCCAATTTCCACGCATAATCATAGAGGTCTATGTTGTGCTCAATATTGGGCACGACTTGATTAAAGGAACCCTCTTTTGACTCTTTAACAGAAACTGGGCCACGCGGAGGTTCGATACCGTTTGTACTGTTAGAAACTTGGGAAGATGACTCACACGGCATAAGTGCAGATAAGGTGCTATTGCGGATACCATGCAACTTGAGGTCTTCCCTAAGCTTCTCCCAGTCACACACATAATTGGGCGCTGCGATTTGGTCAATCTTTTTATTGTACCAGTCGATAGGTAATTCGCCTCGAGACCAACGAGTTTCTGAATAATATTCGCAAGGTCCTTTTTCTTTTGCGAGTTTAATTGAGGCTTTAATGAGTGCATATTGTAATCTCTCAAATAATTCATGAGTTAAATCATTTGCATCTGCATATGATGCAAAATTATCAGCCAACCAAGCAGCGTAGTTTGTGACACCTACACCTAATGCCCGGCGCTTTTTAGCTTTCAATGCTTCCTTTACAGGATAACCTTGGTAGTCCAATAAATTATCAAGAGCTCGTACTTGAACTTCTGCGAGTTCTTCAATCTTGTCTTGGTCCTGCCAGTCAAAATTACCCAACACAAATGCAGCTAATGTGCACAACGCAATTTCAGGGTCATCACCACCAACGTCTTTGGTCGGTAAAGCAATTTCTAAACAAAGATTACTCTGTTTAATTGGCGATGTTTCGCGAATGAACGGAGTATAGCGGTTCATATTATCAGTGAACGCTGGATACACTCGAGCCGTGCCAGAACGTTCTGTCATAAACAATTCAAACAATTCAAGAGCTTTGATGCGTTTCTTGCGAATAATTGGATTTTTTTCTAGTTCTTCATATAATTCGCGGAATTTATCTTCATCCCGGAAATAAGAATCGAACAATTCGCCATTAGCTACATCTGGGCTGAACAGTGTTATGTACCCATTTTTACCAAGACGTTCCATCATCAAATCATTGATTTGCAGACCATAATCTAGATGACGAATACGGTTTTCATCTACACCTTTGTTGTTCTTTAATACAAGCAGGTTTTCAACTTCTAGATGCCACATTGGATAATAAAGAGTAGCTGCACCACCACGTACACCGCCTTGAGAACAAGATTTTACTGCAGTCTGAAAATGTTTCCAAAAAGGAATTACGCCAGTATGTTTTACTTCGCCATTACCAATTTTTGAGCCTTCAGCTCGAATCATACCGGCGTTGATGCCTATACCAGCTCGCTTGCTGATATACTTAATAATACTGTTACTTGCCGCATTAATAGAATTCAGTGAATCGCCAGCTTCGATAACTACACAAGAACTAAATTGACGAGTAGGAGTACGAGCCCCCGCCATAATTGGTGTAGGTAATGAAATCTGTCGAGTAGATACAGCATCATAAAAGCGAATAATATGCGCCAGACGATTTTCTGGTTCTTCTTGGTGTAATGCCATACCAATTAGCATAAATGCAAATTGAGGGGTCTCGTAAATTTTACTAGTTGAACGGTCTTTAACCAGATATTTTTCTTTGAGCTGCATCGCCCCAGCATAAGTTAAATCAAAATCACGTTCGTGTTTGATTTTTGATTCCAAGAAAGTGATTTCTTCGGCTGAATACTTGGAGAGTAATTCTGAATCATATTTACCCTCATTAACACAATAAGAAATGTGGTCAATAAAAGACGGCGGTTCGAATTGTCCGTACACTTCTTTGCGTAATGCGAACATAGCCAGGTTAGAAGCAACATATTGATAATCCGGTTCTTCTTTTGAAATGGAGTTTGCAGCCACTTTAATAGCAGCTTGTTGAATATCCTTGGTGCTAATTCCGTCTTGGATATGGCTTTTAATACGCTCATATAATTCATATGGGTCAATTGAAGTGCCTTCAGCGGCCCATACTAAAATCTTTTGAAGTTTGGATGGAATAAATTCTTGTTTAATTCCTGATGATTTTACTACTTGCATTTTATATCCTTTAGTTATCAGATAATTTATTTTATCATCAAAGACTTTTAGCTTATCGTTTCCTCAAAGACTAAAATGGCAGCCCGAAGGCTGCCTGTAGTGTTATATTTATTATTTAAGCTTCTTTTACTACAACAACTTTAACTGGACTTCTGTTCATATCAATACTCAGAAATATTGATTGGATAATATAAAAATATCCATTAATCATTATTTGGCCGCCTTCTTTCAATTCATGGCCAATATCACTTTCAGTTTCGGCGAAGACTTTATCGCCATACTCTGATGTAAATTTAATAAGCATAATATTCCTATAGAAACAGGTTTAGTGAAATCATTATAACAAGAAAAATGATAAGCGTAATAGTTAGTTTGTTCATAGCTGTCATACTGCCAGTATCATTTACAAATCTAGTAATCATTCACAAGCCATCAGTGATGCTTCGAGCACTTCAATTAAGTTTCGAACTTGGTCTAGAGGTAACTCAAAACCTAAGCCAGAATAGTTGATTTTCAGACAAACTCTATCACAGTAATTCGGGTAAACTACAGCCCGAATTTCTTCTTGATATTTGTCTGTCACATGGTCTATGATAACCTGATGAAACATATCACCAGGTTCATTCATATCTTTACGTTTAATCATACAGCCATTTTTCCTTTGATTGTAGGGTGGCTCTCGTAACCGTCAAGAACAAAATCCGCCGGGGTCATATGAGTGCAAACCCAATACAACTGCATTTCGGTGTCCCAGTCTTCAAAACCTTCCGGAAAATTAATTTTCAGTTCACAGAGTTCTTTTGGCTCTCGACGGAGAATTTCTTTACATTGTTCAATATGATTTGTGTAAATATGAGTGTTACCACCAGTAAATACTAAATGCCCTGGTTTAAGCCCAGTCATTTTTGCTATGATATGAATTAAAGCAGCATAAGACGCAATATTAAATGGTAGCATTGTGTTCAGCTGAGGACGTTAATCTCAGCCCGGAATTTATCCAGCTGCATGTCACCATGCAGAGCAGACTATATCTTCATCTCAATGAGATGTCTATCGTTTCGAGCCACTTGGCCCTACTCCCTAAAGGGATAGTCGTTCGGCATTTAGCAATAGAACCAGTTCCATTTATCAGATTTTACACGGTATGTAACTAAGCCTGAAGAAATCTCAAAATGTCTAGCAGCATCTGCGGCGCATTCAAAAATAATACCATCACATGAAATTTTCTTAATATTAGATGGCTTTCTGCCCTTTGCCTTGTTAGACAATATTTCTCGTGTTTCTTTTGAATGTTCTTTACCGAAGAACGGATTACTTTGTCCTGAACGGTCTCTACAATTTGAACAAGTTTTAAATGCTGGGCTTATTCTTTTCCCGCACTTGCAAAACTTATGTTTTTCTGGGTTCCACCGTCCATTTAATTCACCTGGTTTACCATAAATTATTTTACGTCCATCAATACCAAGTTTTTCCATCTTAGCTTTAACAGTAGCAGCTCGCTTTTTTATAATTTCTTTCTTTAATGGATGATTAGTAAAAACATCTCCAAAAGAAGCATCTGCGATGTTATAACCATTTTGTTTTGAATTTAGTGTTTTAATCCAGAAATTTTCTCGTTCAATAATTATATCTTTTTCGTATGGAACTTCTTCCAATACAGAACATTCAAATACATTACCATGTTTATTATAAGACCGCTGGAGTTTTATAGAATGATGTGCATTATTAGATAAATCGGAAAAATGACGTTTCCATCTTTTATCAAAATCCTTTGCACTTCCAACATAAATCTTATTGTTTAAAACATTTTTAATTTGATAAATTCCACTTTTCATAAACACCTCTAAATTATAGAAGTATTTATTAAAGGGCGGTCCTACACATTTAGCACGGGATTGTCTACGAGAGAGGTTCCCCGTTTAGATAGATTACAAGTATAAGTCACCTTATACCCAGGCCTAAATTAACCCAAGAAAACATCGACGCTGCGTTGACACCACATTAAATCTAAAAAACCATTACGCACGTTAAATTGGAACGCATAGTGACACGGTGGTAACGCCATCTTAGAGAGCTCTAAAGGGTTCCAGGCCGTGACAATTTGGCGTCGGTCATTAGGTGTTTCTTTTATTCTGTTGATGACTAACTTCAGTTGGTCGACACCCATAAAATCACGCCATTGTTTACCGTAAACCGGTCCTAGCTCACCGTCGGAATAACCCATCGAGATAGCTTGATTTTCGTAATTATCGTCCCAGACAGTTTTCCCTTCTGTTCGAGAACCATGTTGAATTTCACGGAGGTCATTCACATTAGTTGAACCAGACATGAACCAAATTAATTCAGCAATGCACGCTTTCCATGCGAGTTTCTTTGTTGTTACCGCAGGAAATCCTTCCTGTAAATCAAAACGAAGCTGGGTGCCAAATACAGCAATTGTTCCCGTGCCGGTGCGGTCATCAGTCTCATAACCTTCATCAAAAATGTGTTGAATTAGTTCTTGATATTGTTTCATCGTTTTCCAACTTTAAAGAGAATTTCAGCGCCTTTCTTTTCAAAACGGCCTTGCATCCAAAGGAGACCATTTTCAACTTTCATATAACCAAGATTAATATAATCTAACATTTGACGATTACTGAAAAACGCTTTAAATGTTCCATGATTAGAACGTATCCATACACCATTATCACCCGCCCAGATATGCTCCAGCGGCGCCCTAACCTCATAAAACCCATGAGGAATAGTAACATATTTCTCTGGATTTCGTTTAAACTGGTCAATCGTAGGGGCCATTCCATCGATAACCAAAGCCCAGTTCTTTTGCTTCTCTTCAACAATTAAATCTAATTTAGCAGTCAAAATGTTTCCTCTGTTAATGGGTCGAAAAATATTACATTACCGGATTTTCTAAACCGTCCAACCATTGAACAACAAATTCCATTAAAGCGAGTTTGACCTACGCTTACTGATTGAAATATAGTTTTCATTTCACGACACAATTCAAGACGACCGACAACCCCATCAAGCAAACAATGAGAACCATTCCATGAAGAAATTGAGTCAATATCAAATTCGAGAAGATAAATTCCATGAGGAATATTAAAATGCTGCCATTTCTTTTGCACTTCGTCTTTTTCTAATAAAGTGATTTTGTATTTTTTATTCATCACGCCCTCTCATAAACATCTTCTGAAATATTAGTAAGTTCGTCAATATTATACCAATGAGTCTCAACAAGTTCCATATCTTCACTGATATTCCATATAAAATCTGCTGAAAGTTTAATATCAGAATTTACACGGTGTTTTTTGCGAATAGTTGTGCATATAATTTTATCTGCGTAAATTCTTGAATGCTCAATAATATGTGCACCGCCGATAACTGAATAACAAGAGTCATCGCGCTGAATAAAACAATTATAACCAAAATCATGTCCAGAAACTTGAACTTTATTACCTTCTAAAAATATTTGAAACTGTGTTTCAGTAATATAGAGGTCAGCAGTTTCTCCGGATTTAGTTTTTGCATAAGGACGAGAAAAATCTTGCACTACAATATGTGAACGTCCATGAAGTTTTCCTCTTAAGCTCATAAATGTTTTTGCACCCATAATAAGAACAGTATCTTTAGTTCTGGAAGCAAAATTTTGCATGTCCTGCTTGATATGTCCCCACGGAAGACCAGTGTTTAATCCAAATGCAAATTCATTTTTATTGTCGACAGTTTTAGTAGGGCAATATGCAAAAATTAACTGAATCATTATCCTTGCCTCATTTTACAATTAGGACAAATTCCACCTGCGAACAAAAGTCCGCCGCCGCAATATTTACACTCCCAGTCGGTTAAAATTTTCATCTTAAGTTCCTAATACGCTCACGGATGATATTCAAAAACCGCCGGGTCATTTCGATATTAGCGCCACGACAGACCCGACATAAGAAGTTACTATTCATATCATTGTATTCAGCAGTCACATGGTCGTTGAGCTCGCATAATGCATGCAATTTGCCGTGCTTTACTGCGTCAGAAATTGCTTTATCAAATTCTTCTTTTTTCATTGTGATTTGCATTATTTGTTTGAACCCTTTTTAGAGGCTAAAACCATGGTACGAAGCATTCTAAGGCCTTTGTCAACAGCTTCAGCAATTTCGTCGGCAACATTCTCATTGAACAAACCAAGAGTTCCTGATTTGATATCTTCCATTAAAATATAGTTTATATCATTTTCAGTTAAAGAAATTTCTGGGCCAATTCCACCCGAAAAATTAATCTTACAAAATACATTCTGTCCACGTTGTTCTTGGTAGCGAATATTAATGTGTGTCACACCAGGAACATGGTCAAACTGACAACGAACATTAACTTCGGGAGCAGCAGAACACCAGATATCAGCCATTATAATTCTTCCTTAGCTTCTTTAAATGATTTTTTGAAATCTTCGACGTATTCGATAGGAATCCAGAACCCAGAACCATAACCGTCTTCATAGCATGGGCACATATCGCAAAACTGCTGCCAATGAATAGTTTTACCTTCTACTGTGAAAGGAGCTTCCATTTCACATAAAGACTCTTCAACAAGTTCAATCATCGCCGGGTTTTTGTCATAAATGCAGAAATTCCAAACACCTTTAACTGTGGAATCTTTAATGCTTTCACGCTGTAATTTCATTTTATTATCCTCAATTGTTTTGATAGGGTTATAGTATCATAACCATAACCCGTTGTAAACTGTTAAATGTAAATTTATGCTTTCCTAACTTAACTCAATGCCCGGAAAGCTCATAATGTAGTATGTCTTATTGTTCCATAAATTCATCTAGCATCCAATCAATATCTTCGTATTCGCAAATTTCCAAATATTCGCGGATATCTTCAACTTCACCAATGATTTCAACTAAAGGCCATCCACCACCTGGGCCGTGTTCTGCTATAACGTTAAATTCCAATTTGCCGGGAAGAATTTCCATGAACCGAGTGCAATCATCAAATTCTAAATCCATAATCATTCCACCTTCATCTTTGATAATTTCACATACTAAGTCAAGTTCTAAACGTGCCATGATATTTTCCTTCATTTGTTTTGATAAGGTAATAGTAACACAATTTAAAGCGGATGTAAACGGTTAATTGCAAATTCTCGTATTCTTTTTTCTAAATTTTCTTTTCAGAAACCTTTCCCGGCTTAGCCCGAAGTTTAGAAATATCACGCATATTAATCATTTATTATTCCCAAATATAATCTATGAGGCTGTAGTTATGGTACAGCCTCATAATGTAGTATACGTTTTATTGTTCCATAAATTCATCTAGCAGCCAATCAATGTCTTCATATTGATTATCTTCAAGCCATTTGCGGATATTTTTTTCTGACCCGCGAAGATAAATCACTGGCCATCCGCCATGACCATTTTCGGTTATAAGGTCAAAATCAAGACCATGGTCGACATCATAAAAACGACTTTCATCATCAAAAATTAAATCACTTGCAATTCCGTATTCATTGCGGTGAACTTTAGCTACAATATCAAGTTCTAAACGTGCCATTTCAATTTCCTCATTTGTTTTGACGAGATAATAGTATCACAGTTTTCTAAGGATGTAAACGGTTAATTGCAAATTATTGAATCAAAAATTTCTTCAACATACTCTTGGTACATTCCTACACAATATTCACGGTTAAGATAAATTGACAAAGTACGAAGTGAAGCCTCAATTGTGACTTCATTGTCTTCATCATTTTTCACACGTTCAACTTCTCGTATTCCATACTTATCAAGACAAGTTTCGCGGAAATACTCATAATCATACACACTTAAAGTCACTTGAGCCATTTTTTCTCCAATATACCATTTAGTCAACATCTCGTTAATGAGATAATAGTAACACAGTTTTCTAAGGATGTAAACGGTTAGCTCCAGAAACAACAAAGGAGCCCGGAGGCTCCTTTTATTATTATAGACCGTTCAAAATGTCGTCCAGGTCTTCATCATCGGATGAACTATCATCTGGGATAGAATTTTTGGTTGTAGAACCGGAAGAGAAAGCTTCCATATCTTTATCAAAAGCGTCCAGGTCATCAGCTACACTGTCAGCCTGGCGTTCAGCTTTTGCGGCAGCACCGCCCATAGCAGCAGTTCCCATAACCTTTTCAAATTTCTTCAGGTTATCTTCAAAAGATTTAAATTTATCTTTAGAAGTCATTTCAGTTAAATCAACCATCTGGTCATTGAGAGATTTCTGAACAGACTCATCGTCAATATTTGGGATTTCAGATTGGCCCAAGAATTTCGATTCGTCGTAGTTACTAAAACCGGATACTTTCTTAACTTTCAGTACAAAGTTTGCACCTTCATAAGGACAAGTTACATCAACCGGAGTTTCACCCATATCAGTATCAACTGCAATCATTGCGTTGATTTTGTCCCAAATTTTCTTACCGAAACGATATTTGAAAACTTTACCTTCATTTTCTGGACAAGCCGGGTCCTTAATAACCAGGATATTCGCCCAGTAAGAAGTTTTGCGTTTCAGTAGTTTATATTCTTCTTGGTTTGTGTTATAACTATCATTTTTGGACAGATGCTGACATACCGGGCAAGAATCGTAATCACCGTGAGTAGATGTACAGTTTTCAATGTACCACTGGTTATTTTTCTTAAAGCCATGATTAATCAAAATTGCAAACGGAGCAGCTTCTTCATTTTTGGAAGGCAGAAAACGAATCACCGCTTGGCCATTACCTGCATTGTCGAGCTTAAGTTTCCATTCGCCTTTATCTGAATCTTGGAAACCACCTTTGTTACCAGACAGAGCGGCCAGTTGAGCTTGAAGTTGAGCGGGATTTTTACGTTTAAACATATTATTTACCTTATTAATATTTACAGTTTTTTACAGTTTTTATGAACAGTTGTTTTGCTTCTAATGCATCAACATCAAGAATTTTCTTGTATGAGTTGAGCTTAGTTGAATAATTTGACCAAACTAAATTATCTGTAGCCTGGTCATGATTATTTATAATATCCAAAAATGAGTCAAGAATTATAAAAGTTTCAAAAGAAATAATACTACTTTGAAGTAGTTTAAAGACATATGATGTGTTGATTTTGTTATTATATACAAATATTTCGTTTAGCGTTTTAACTTCAACTTTTTTGCTAAAGTAATAGATGTTTCTTACGTCTTCTTCAAACGTACTTTTAATCATTTTCAATTTGCCGATATATTCTCTATAAAATACAAGAGCATCGGCATCACTGATATCTCCAATCCAAGCATCTTGATTTGCAACAAGATTGCTCATGAAGATTATTGCAAGCTCTTTGAGCTTGTATTTTTCTGACAGTTTTTCAAAGAAATATTTATCGCGGCGCTTCTGATACGCCTTATCAGAAACCCGCATACGCCAGTTGTATTTTATTACATCATATCTGCCGGCGAAATGATTTTTTAACATCAAATACAGCAAATAGACTGATTTACCATTGATGTATCTATCACCATCAGGCGGCATGCGGATTTTAATCATAACAGAAATTCTAACGTGTTAGTTTTTTCACAGCGAGAGACACTAGGCCTTAGCATATGTTCATCGATAGCTTCTGACCTAATTTTTTCAATAATACCAGATGGTACAAATTTAGAGTACATCGTCTCAGGGATGGAATTTTCTTCCATCCACATCGTTGTAGCTTCTAAATACCCTAATCCATTTTCTTCAACTAAAGTTTCGATAATAAACCCATTTTGCTGTTTATCTAGCAGCTCATTCAATTTATCATTTTTTCTTTAACGGATTGGACTGGAGTTGTTTCATCATTTAGTGAAAATAGAGTCATAAATTTCAACTACCTTATCTTTTTCTTCTTCAAATTGTTCACGAGTGTCTTTATGATACATCGCTAATAGCTGGTTAAAAGCTTTTGAATCAACGCCGAGGTCGTCTTTAGCGGATGTTTTTAAATCAGCGATTAACACTCGATAACCAGAAATTTTCAGAAGATGGTCAGAAGCTTCTTTAATTTTCTTGCGGAGGTCTTCACCATGAATAGCTTCATCAAATTCTACAGCAACTTTCTTTTCTTTAGCCATTTTAAAACTCATTGATGTGATTAGTTAATTTAGCAAGACCCGACTTCACAAAGTAAGAATAAATCTTACCGCGAGGAGGTGTTTTGTATAATTCATAATATTCTATAATCGGTTTAGCAATTTCTTCTGGAATATAACTAAAATCGATAAGAACCCGATTTTCGAGATAACGATTATATTCAGCTTCTGTTAAAAGCGTTTTCATTCCTTCAGGTCCGGCGTCTAAACATTGTTCAAGAAGTTTAGTTGAAAATGAAGGAGTTCGTTCACCGTCAATTTTAGTGTACCAATAATCGGAACGCACTTTAACTGACGCGATGTTATCTTTGCGGTCACCTTTCAACACTTTAGTTAAACATTCAAGTTCGGCGTCACCGGTTTTGCATACAACGAATTTCTTTTGCATCGGGGACCATTGTTTAACATTAGGATACCGATGAAGTTGTTTAAAGTCACCATCAGAAGAAACAATCATAATTTTATGTCCCTTCAAAGAAAGATAAGGAACAAGAATACCAATATGGTCATCCGCTTCATATTTGTCAATATTCATGACGGTATAAGGCATATATTTTTGGAATTCATCAATAATTGTACGAATTCCAGTAAAATATCCTTCCCAATCCCAAGTGCTTTCTTCACGACCTTGTTTACGGTTCTTTTTATAATAATATGCAATATCACGACGCCAGTACCCAGACTTAGCGTTATCAGTACAAATTACAACTTTTTCATAACCTTGCTTACGAAATTGCAAAACATTCTTTTTAAGAGTGCTGAGCACAAGATGCCGCATCATAGCGGGTTGAATTTTCTCTTTATCGGAGAAGGTATTCAACGCTGTAGCTAAAGCAATTTGTGATAAATCCACTAACACAACACCTTCTTTCGTTTGGTCTTCTTCGCCAAACAGACAATCTAGATTTGACATTGAATAATCTCATTCAGTAGTTAACAGAACTATTATAAATACATTCTATAATAGCAAACAGGAGCAATCATGGCCGAATTAAAACGTAAGTTCAGAGCGCAAGAAGGTCTGGACGCTGCGGGTGAGAAAGTCATCAATGTTGCCAAGGCAGATCGGACGGTCATGTCTGACGGTGTTAACGTTGAATATCTCATCCAAGAAAACACATTACAACAATATGACAGCACTCGTGGTTATCCTGCGCAGTTTGCAGTCATTTATGATAACCGTATTTGGGTATCAAATCGTGAAATTCCTGAACCAGCTGGTGCTTTCACTGAGCTTTATTGGAATTCCGTTCGTACTGACGCAAAATGGAAAACGGTATCATCTGGAACCACAAATTTAAAATCGGGTGATTTTATTTCGGCTGACACTGCTGGAAGAACGGATATGAAATTTATTCTTCCTAGCAATCCTCAAGACGGCGATACGATTTTTATCAAAGATATCGGTGGTCAAACTGGATATGCTTCGGTTAGTATCGATGCTTCAGTTCAATCAGTACTTTGGCTTGGAAAACAAGTTAGAACTGTACAGATGACTCATCCGTATTCGCAAATGGTATTCGTTTTTAGCAATCGTTTGTGGCAGCTTTATATAAGCGATAATGAAAGAAAAGCTATTTACATAACTCCAGCAGCTATTCATGAAGCTCAAGCTAATGAATATCTTGTAAGTATGTTTACCACTGGGGCTGAAATTTTAATAAAGCTTCCTAAATTTGCTAATCATGGTGACATGATTAATTTTGTGGATTTGGATTCAATGAATCCGGTTTTCCATACTACTATAAGCACATTTGATGTAAATACTAGCATTGGTCAAGTTGGAATTCATTCAGTTCAGACTAGAAAATCTGGCGCTGGATTTGTGGTGTTTGACTCATCCGTCAATTTATGGCGTTGGTGGGACGGTGACCTTAGAACCCGTTTAAGAATCGTCACGGAAGATACTAACGTTCGTCCTAACGAGCATATAATGGTTTTTGGGGCCGATAACAACGAATTAAAAATTGTTAATTTAAATCTTCCTGAGCAGCCGGCTCTAGGAGATACTGTTAAAATTTCTCTGAACTACATGAGAAAAGGCCAGACAGTAAATATCACAGCGTTTGGAACTGATACTATCGCATCTAGTGTTGCTTTACTTCAATTTCCAAAGCGTTCTGAATATCCGCCCGATGCAGCATGGGTACAAAATAAAACTTTGAGTTTTAATGGAACTGAATCTTATGTTCCGGTTATAGATTTATCTTATATTGAAAAAGGCGCTCAACGCTATTGGGTAGTTTCTGATAATACTCCAACAGTTGAACGAGTTGATTCAACGAGTGACACAACCCGTAATCGTCTTGGTGTAATTGCTTTGGCTACTCAAGCTCAGGCAAACGTAGATTATGAAAATAATCCAGAAAAAGAAAGAGCTATAACTCCGGAAACTCTGGCAAATCGTATTTCTACTAAAATTCGCCGAGGTATTGCTCGTTTGGCTACTCAAGCTGAGCTTGAAGTTAAAACTGGCGGAACTCTACTTGACGACGTCATTGTTACTCCAAAAGTTTTGAATGACCGCACTGCTTTAGAAGACAGACAAGGACTCGCTGAATTAGCCACTCAGTCAGAAACTAATGTCGGCGTAGACGATTCAAGAATTGTCACTCCTAAGAAACTTAATAACCGTAAAGCAACTGAATTACTCACGGGTATTATCGCTTTAGTAAAAACTGGTATAAGCACTTTAGCTGGTATAAATCGTGATACGAAAGGCACAAACGTATATGATTATACTGATAATGAAAAAGCTGTAACTCCTGCTTCTTTGTTTGAAAATAAAGCTACATATACTTCGCAGGGCGGGACTTATTTAGCTACCGAAACTGAAGTTATTCAAGGTACTCCGCACGACCCTAAAGTACCTACAGTTGTAACTCCTGTTGAATTACAAAAGAAAACTGCTACTGAAACTCGTATCGGCTTTAGCGAAATTGCTACTCAAGTTGAAGTTGATGCAGGTACAGATGATTTCAGATATATTACTCCTAAAAAATTAAATGGACGTAATGCTACTGAAACTTTAACCGGTATTTCACGAATTGCTACAGACGCTGAATTTTCAGCTGGCACATTAGATAATGTTATTTCAACTCCGTTGAAAATTAAAAATTACTTTTCTTCTGTTGCTCGTCATTCTGTTATTCCTGAATCTGGACTGGTTGAAACAGGGAACTTCTGGGACCATTATAACCTCGATATTCAAAAAGCATCTGAAACCCAACGAGGTACACTCGCGTTGGCTACTCAAGTGCTGACTGATGCCGGTGTTGATGATACTACAGCTGTTACTCCTAAAAAGCTTCAAGCTAAAAAGACATCTGAAACTTCTGAAGGTATTATTCAAATAGCAACTCAGGCTGAGACAGTAGCTGGTGTTGTTGGCAATAAAGCTGTTCCGCCAAAGCATTTGAAATATGCTATACAAGTACAAGCAGATTGGGAAGCAACACCTTTACGTAGAGGCCCAATTAAATTAACAGAAGGCGCATTAAGTTTTGTTGGTGATAAAGTATTTGGTTCTGGTGTTCAATTTAATACTTTAACCGGTCTCTATGAAAACGATGATGCCAAATTAGCATTAGGAAATTATTTCAAATCAGGTTATGCTATATCTCCGTTTGAAATGAACAAGACACTTCAAAACTTTTTGCCGATAAACGCAATTGCTGTTAATTCGCATAAGTTAGACAATCTTGATTCAACCCAGTTCATTCGAAGAGATATCGATCAGACAGTTGAAGGTTCATTAACGTTAACCAAACAAACCAACACCAGTGCACCTCTAGTGTCCTCTAGTACCGCGAAGTTTGTTAGTATGTTGGTTACCACAGAAGCTACTATCGGTGACTCTACAAGTCACTCTGTGATTAATTTGGACGCTAAAACCAATAAATGGGTTATTGATGGCCAAGCTGATTCTTTGTACTTGGATTTCACTGCCGGTACTACTGATGTCCTTAAGCTGAAACGTGACGGGGATGTTAATGTAGCCCAAACACTTTATGCTGGAAATAAAGTAGACGCTTCTAAAGGCTTTAGCGTTGAAGGTGGTACAATGGTTATTAACCCTACCGCCACTAATATTCAAATTGGTTCTCAATCGAAAGCCACCAATATCCAAACAACGGATGCTGGTAATTTACAAGTAACTGACCCGTCTGGCTCGTCTGTAGTTCTGACTACCAAAAACGCAATTACTATCGTTGGTAATAATTTCGTTAATAAAGCCGGAGACTCCATGTTTGGTCGTTTGGATGTTTCTGCTGCTGTGAGTGCAGTTATTACTCAGGCCAAAGCTACCGGTCCTCTTACTAACGAAACTGTGGGTAATTGGTCTTCTGAAATAATTGACCCGTTAATTTATAATACTTTGCCTGGATTTATGGTTCCGATTTATTCAGACGAAGGAGGCGGGAAAGTTATAGTCGGTTACGTCGATTATGACCCGGCAGATGCTTCTAAACGTGGTATAAGAGCTCCTGGTATACTGTCTCAGATTGGAACGAATAAAAAGGAATTTACTTATCAAATATGGAACCCTCGTCCAGCTACATCATATCCGGATGCTAAATCTTCTCTATGGATTAGAACCTATGACCCAGTTAAAGGTGCATTTAACGAATGGGGAAGAGTTTACACCACTGAAGCACCAGTTACATCTGCTGAAATAGGAGCCGTTTCTACTGCTGGTTCTGCGTTTAATAACTTAACAATCAGAGATTGGTTACAGATTGGTAATGTTCGTATTACTCCTAATCCTGCAACACAATCTGTTGATTTTACTTGGGTGCCTTAATGGAAAAAATGATGGCGAGTTTTGGTGACGGATATACCAAAACTCAAGTTATTTCTGAAAATAATTCCATCAAATACAAAATTTCATTTGCTGCGGGGTCGGTATTTTCGACCCCATCTTCTTCATATTTTACCTTCCAGGACAGTCCTATAGGTGACCAGCAAGATGGTGCTGGTATAAATGTTAGAATTTTTAACCCAGCATTGAATAGTGTATCTACAAAGAAAACATTCTTATTAACAGCTAATGACGCTGATCCAGGAAACGCTGCGTTTATTGATTATTTGTCATCGTTTACGCAAGATAACACAAATTTATTAATATTCACAACGTCCGGAAATATTAAAACTAGTACTTCAATAGAGAATAAATTTAAGTCAATTTATTCAACTATGTGGCCTAATAAATGGATAACTTCCCGTTATAGTTGTACATATTGCGGATTGTTTTCTATTAAAAATAACAAAATGATTGCTGAAAACGTAACTTATTCTGATGGTGTTCTTCGCGATGAAGACATAAGGCCTGCACTGGAATTTGTTTACGATAAAGCAAACGATATAGGAGCGACTGGGTTTTCTTATAGAGCGTTAGAAGATTTTAATGAATACACTAGTTCTTCTGCGACGATAAAAAGATATCCAATAGATTCTGCATCGGGTGTAGATATTAGCACTATTGGAATATCTCCTGGTGATATTCTTTTTTGGTCATTTGAGTTTTTACACGGGGAAAATATGCCTCCTGAAGTTCCCGGAACGAATGACAATAAAATAAGAATAGAAATAAGATGGTTGAATTCGGCCGGAAATTGGATTAAATCGGTTAATGTGGATTCTAATCATGCAAATGCCGGGAAGTGGATAAAACACGAGCAGACGGTTGAAGTTCCAGCGGACGCGGGATGTATAGTTATTCTTGCTTCTAAAACTACTCCTAGCGATACTGTTGGAACGGGCGGTGTCCGTAACATGATATTGACTGAGACTTCGAGAGCGGTTGAACCAATGACTTCTCCTGCAGCAATATCAGTCAATGGAATTCGTTTGAATTCTATAGTATCCGGTACTGACCCAACACTGCTTATTTTACCTGCTAATGAATTTGATTCGTCTGGTAAACCATTACCGGGTGAAGACATTTCTGGTATAATTTATAGCTCCGATTGGAGAGAGTTTGAAAAATAATTAAGGGCCGCAAGGCCCTTTTTTCTTTTATAAAATAACAAATAAATATGAATATACTCTAGAGGACTTCATATGGCCGATTTAAAATCAAATAGTACAGTGGGCGGAGCTCCTATATGGCATAAAGGAAATTTTCCTTTATCTCCGGTAGGCGATACTCTGCTTTATAAGACTTTTAAAGTCTACACAGAATTCGATAAACCTCAAGCAGTAGATAACGATTTTGTTTCTAAAGCTGCTGGAGGAGAATATTTAAAAAACGTTAATTTTAAAGAAGGTTTATCATTTAATGATAAAGCTGGTGCTCCGATTTTTATTGGAGTTCCTAAAAATACTACGGCGGCAGCTACTTACACAGCATCTATAAAATTAACCGGGTCATTCGCTTTAGAAACTCCCGATAATAAACCATTTATCATATTCAACCCAATAGAAACATTCGGTCCTGATATATACCGTTTGACCGTCATGGGTGATATGATTGCTCGTCAAATTTACGACGAATCAGGTAGAGTTTTTTCTCCGGGAAATACTCCGTCTAAAGCGCAAGTCGGTTTAGGATTAGTTGATAACGCTAAGCAAGTTCAACTAGAGCAGGCCGCTGTCCAGACAATGACGGGTGTTTTGGCAGCTCCAAACTTTATAAGCACTAATCCGGCAACGGCTGATAATCACGTAGCTCGTTTTGACCAGATTGTAATAAAAGACTCAATTCAAGATTTTGGATATTATAGCTAAGAGGACATATGGCTACTATAAAGCAAATTCAATTTAAAAGAACAAAAGTAGCAGGCTCTCGTCCTACTGCCGCTCAACTCGCTGAAGGCGAACTTGCTATTAACTTAAAAGACCGCACTATTTTCACAAAAGATGATTTGAACCAAATCATCGATTTAGGTTTTGCTAAAGGCGGCGAAGTATCTGGAGATATCACTCAGGTTGGTAATTATACCCAAACCGGGAATTATAATTTAACCGGGAATGCTACAATATCGGGCAAAACTACTACCAACACGCTAGATGCCGGGTCTATTTCAGACCTAAGACAAACAAACTTTAGACCAGTATTAAGCACAACTACTGGTTCTAATTTTATTATATCAAACTCTGGCGGCTTAATTAAACCAATTACTTTGACGATAGAAGGCACAGCTACAAGCTCAAACACTATTCTGCGTCACTCAGTTGATACTACCGTAGCCGCTTCTGGATTTATCGATTCAATTAATGTTTCTTTAAATCCGACAGACGGAGCTCTTGTTACAGCTCTTAATGGCACCGTGAATATCGGTAGTTCCCTTAAAACTCCTAAACTTTCAGTTTCTGATGCTGAAACTATTTTGGGAGAATACAGTATTTCAATAGGAGATAATGATACCGGGTTCAGATGGAGTTCTGACGGAATATTCAATACAGTAACTAACGGCACTTCAATTTATACACATTCCAACGGGATTACTTATTCTAACCGTCCAACACATTTCCGATATACATCGGACAATGATGCTATGACGCCGACCGCAGTGTTTGATGGCGGGTATTTAGCTATGGTAGATACTTCTACCGATGGCAATGCTTATGGCGATGGAATGAGTTATCTTGGATATAAAGACGCGGCGGGTTATAGTTTTTATTATCGCGGCGGCGGAACATTTAACGTAGCTTCTAAAGGCGGATTTAATGTAGATACAGCTGCAGCTTTTACCAAAACTGTAGACGTTTCTGGAGTTTTAACTAACAGCGCCCAAATAAGAGTAATGAGTTCTGGTACTGTTCATATTAATAATGATGGTACTATTGCGCTTGGCAAAACTTTAACATGGCTTCCGACCCATGCTTCCGGAACCGATGGAAAGGCGAGAGACCCTATTACTATTAGTGCTTGGGGTGATGCAGGTTCCCGAGTAAACGTTCTAGAAACTGCCGATGCGACAGGCTGGCTATCTTATATTCAACGAGCGGGTCCAGGAAGCGCTTCTCCTACTGGTGTCGAAAGTCGAATTAACGGGTCTTTGCAAGCTTCAGACTTAATTTCTGATAATACTCTTAGAGTGGCTGGAGCTTTCACTTGTACTAGAAGAAACTCAGCCGCATGGGCAGATAACGCTGGATGGTACGCTGGAGCAACTCCGGTTGTAGCTAATCAAGGAAACGTTCAAGAAATGGACCCCGGTGTAGGAGGCTTTTATCCTGGATTCGCGCAATATAACCATAATGGCGGTGGATGGAACCAAGCATTTGTAATGGGGTTATTAGGTCAGGGTGTACAAAGATGGCGTAAAGGAGTATTAGCTCTCAGAGGAGATGGTCCTGTTGATGCTGGACAACAAATTGCTCGTTGGTATTTTAGTCAAGAAGATGGAAGTTTGGAATCAGAAGGTCCGCTTAAAGCTCCTAGTGTTCAAGCCGGGCAAATAACATCTTTTGGTGTGAACGTCACGAATGCGTTAGGTAGTGCGTCTATAGCAATAGGTGACAATGACACCGGCTTGCGTTGGGGCGGTGACGGTATCGTGCAACTTATGGCAAACTCCACCCATGTTGCAACATGGGATGGCGGGTCGTTTTACACGGCTGCTGGTAAAGGTCTTTCATCAAACGGCGGTATGTGGTGTCGTGATAATCTAGACGTCAATGATGTTTATATTCGCTCTGACCGTAGAGCTAAATCAAACATCAAACTGATTGAAAATGCTCAAGAAAAATCCAAGAAATTGGGCGGTTATACTTATCTTTTGAGAAATACCGAATCTGGTGAAATCAAACCTTCAGCAGGATTAATTGCCCAAGAAGTTCAAGACGTTTTACCCGAGCTTGTTACAGAAGATAAAGAAACCGGATATCTGCGTTTGAACTATAACGGTATTGTTGGTTTAAATACTGCTACAATCAACGAGCATACAGATGAAATTAATTTACTTAAATCTGAAATTGCTGAACTTAAAGCACTCATTAAATCATTATTGTAATAAAGGGCCTTCGGGCCCTGGAGGTTATTATGGCAGTTGTAGGAATTCCAGGAAATATAGGGTCATCCGCTAAAGCAGAAACTGGTCAAGCATGGATGTCAGCAGCAGCAGTACAATTAAGATTGCCTGGTTCCGATGTATGGATGTCACAATTTGCTGGTCGTTCTAAGGAAGAAATCTGGGAATGGGGCGGAGCAAATCATAGTTTTAATAAAGATTGGTTAATAGGAGAACTTCGCAATAGAGGCGGTACTCCAGTAGTAATTAATATAAGAGCGGACCAAGTATCTTATACGCCAGGTGTTCCATTATTTGAATTTCCGGGAGACCTTCCAAACGCTTATATTACGCTCAACATTTATGCTACTATATATGGAAGAGGTGGTAATGGTAGTAATGGTTCTTCCGCCGGCGGCGGTGGCGGTGATTGTATCCATAACTGGATAGGAACTAGACTTAGAATAAACAATCAAGGCTGGATTTGTGGAGGCGGCGGTGGTGGCGGTGGTCTGCAAATCAACGGAGACCCGTCACAAGGCGGCGGTGGCGGCCGACCGTTTGGTCTAGGCGGAACAAACGGATACAATTTGAACGGTACTAATGCATCTATTCTTTCTCCGGGCGCAGGATATAATAACGGATACGGGGACGTCGCGGGTAATGGTGGCGATGTAGGTAATGGTGGCGGCGGCGCGCATTCTGAATCAGGATTTTATCAAACAGCTCCGGCGGGAGGAGCAGGAAGAGCAGTTGTTGGAACATCGCCGCAGTGGATAGCTACCGGTTCGATTGCTGGCTCTTGGTTATAAATATCTCTAAGGAGATAATATGGCTTCAAAAATTTCGTTACCAATAACGGATATAATTTTTGGAGTATGGGACAGAGTTTTTAAAGATAACGCATCCGGGAAGGTTCTCGCTTCCCGGGTTATTGTTGTAATTATTTTCTTTGTACTTGGTTTAGTATGGTCTAAAAGTGACGCAATATTAACCACTTATAAAGATTCGTCTTACGATACGTACGCAAAAATTATACAACAAGAACGCGACGCACGCTTTGAAACTACCGCTCTGGAACAACTTCAAATAGTTCACATATCCAGCGGAGCAGATTTCACTGCTGTGTATTCGTTTAGACCAAAAAATTTGAATTATTTCGTTGATTTAATAGCGTATGAAGGTAGATTACCCGCTACAGTTTCGGAAAAAAGCTTAGATGGATTTCCGGTAGATAAAACTACTAACGAGTATTCTACCCATTTAGGAGGAAGAGTTTTTAAATCATCACAAGAATTTGCTTTTTTACCGTCAAAGAAAAAAGCAACTGAACTAAAATATATGTTCAGTTGTCCTTATTTCAATTTAGATAATATATATGCCGGCACTGTTTCTATGTACTGGTATGACGGAGCTCCAAGTGTAAGCCCGGAACGACTTGAATCGATATGTGGTCAAGCCGCTCGTACATTAGGAAGGTCACGTTAGTTGTTTGTGTGCATCGTCAGATGACGATAGATATCTTCAAATCCTTCGTTGAATTCTTCAACGAGCATTCCTTTCTCTTCTGCAGTTAAATCAGAAATTATTTTTCTAAAGCTACTCTGATTTAACTGCTTCCAATTTTTATCAGCACTCATCGTTTCATTGATAAAAGCAATAAAGTTATCTCGTTTATCAACAATATCATCGCGACCAAATTTAATCAACAAAGACGCAATAGTAACAACTTCACGAGCAACTTCAAACTTAGTCATCTTATATCCTTTAGTATCAAAATTTTAAATCAGTAAACGGTATAGAAGTATAGTATCAAAATTCTGTGGTGTTGTAAACGGCTGAATGAATTAATTCAAAACTTCCCAGCGTACCGTCAGATGTTCAGGTTGAGTTATGTACTCATTTCCAGAATTGTTCACCCTAACGGCGTAGCGGCCTCCTTGCATCGCAGCTGATATATACCATTCGGCTCCTACCGGACGAACCCTACGTCCCATCCAGTGACAGATTTCCATGGCCTCGTGAAAGGAGTAATCTTCTTTATCCATTGCCAAATTAATCATCATACTTTCAATGTAACGCTGAATTTCTACAGTTTGGTTGCTCATAATTTTCCCTTCAATTCTTTAGATAAAATATTATCAAAATAAATCACAGCAGCTTCAAGAATGTTTGGATTTTGATAAGTAGAAAATTTGAAATTGCATCCAGAATAAGACCCTCCCATGTACTTCACATGAACACCGTATTTTTCATACACACTTTCTTCTGCCCTCTCAATTTCATCTGGAAAATCACTTCCAAACTTTCCAAATTTAATTACTTCAGAAGTGTGTAAATAACTGTGCTCTGTAACAATATTTTTATGCTTGAAAGTCATTTGGCTTTCCTTTGTGTTTTTGCTTACGTTTGGAGTCATTAGTGGATTTCTTTTTATCTTTATGAAATCCACCTTTGTTAAAATCATTTTTTGCTACTAAGTTATTCAACTAATTTTCCTCTTGCGTTTTTAAGCTGTTTAACTTGATGAGCCAAATGCTGCAGTGGAATATTTTCCTCTTGGTTAAGATTTCGTCTAATTAATTCAACAAACCACTCATATTTTGGTCTTTTTGATAATTCAGCCCTAAGTTTAGCATTTTCTTGTTCAGCTATGGTAGCTCTCTGCCTATAATCCATTTTCTTGTCCAGCATTCGTAGCAATGATTAATGCTTCTTCTCTTGTAAAATATTCGCCCCATTGGTCAATAAACCCGTTAACACCGCTATACACTATACGGCGTTGAACTAATTGCCCATCAACACCCACGCTTTTATAACATATATTCACACGCTGATGTTCAGTTTCAATTCTCGAAAGAGGCGGCGCATCTAATGACGATTTATATGTAATCATTATTTGAACCACATTTTAATTCTCATCCATAGGGATTTTTGAACAGTTTTGTTTACCCCATAAGAACGAATTACTGGCTGACTTTCTTGAAGCTCTTTATAATCAGCTTTATACACTTCACATGCTGCGGGAACAAATGAACTAATTGCTGCCATAAAATTTGTACGTTCGCCTAGAGGATTTACTGAACTATTGTGAACAATCAAATATTTTCCAGCTTTAACCTTCACAATAGTTCCAAGATATGCACCATGGTACCAAACATCCCAACCTTCTGAAGTAGGTTCTACACAACGCTGAAGTTCATTCATAATTGCAAAACGGTTCATAATACTTCCTCAACTTTAACAACGTGTTCAATAAATAACCCATGTTTATTTTCGCCTTGAGTGCCTTGTATAAAGATTCTCACTGCGTTTGGAATATCTCTAGCAAATATTTCAACCCAATATGTACCGCCACCAATCTCGTAAGTGATTTTATATTTGTTCATAATTCCTCACAGTGCGTCAACAGAGTTGATGATAGTTTCAATATTTTCTTGAGTACGAGCGATATCTAAGTAAATATTTCCATTTTTAGAATGTTTAGCAGTCATACCAAGGTCTTCAAAGTGTTTAACTTGTTCTTCAGTCATTTTATAACCCGAAATACGGAAGTTACCTTTATTGCTAACCTCAAAACTGCGAATACCGAATGTACGTTTTTCAAGAACCGCGATAAAGTTACTACGATAAACGTCAAGTTTTTTGATTTTGAAAAGTTCTTCTTTAGTTCCAAGAAGCTCCATCATAAAATCTTTATCTGCTTCCATATCACCCGTAATCGGCCGGGCTTTACGAGTATTACGTTTTTCTAAAAGTTCAGGAGCATTTTCCTGCGCATAAAGTACCGCCGCATTTGAGATGATGTCCTGTGCTTCACCTGTGATTACTAGACCATCACCAGATTTTTCAACTAACCCTTTCTTAATCAAAACTCCAATATTACTATTAACTGAAGATGCAGTCATTTTATCTTCTAACTGCTCACGAAGTTCAGCTGAAGTGATGAAATCTTGTTTTGCGACTTTAACTAAAATCGATGCAGTTTTTTCATTCAGAACATCATTAGAAGCTTTGATGATATAAGTTACTTTTGACATTTTGTTTCTCCGATAATCTATTTGTTTGGTATGAAGTAATAATAACACAGTTTAAAGCGGATGTAAACGGTTAGTTTAGCATCTTTTTCAAAGATGCTATCAAACAGCTTAATTTACTTCGAAGTGTTCAACACATTCTTTACGAGTGCCAGTGAAGTGAGGGCATCCGCCAAAATCTGCGGTAAGTGTTTCACAATCCATAAAGATGCTTACAACTGAATAGTTGCCTTCGTTATCATCATAAACGATGGCATAGTAGATTGCGACAAGTTTGTTATCATTACAAGTTTGACGAACAAATTTAACTTCGCAAATATCATGAGAATCAACAAGGATACCTTCATTTTCTAAAGCAGCTATTAAAACGTTTTTCATTTTATTACTCCGTCAGTTTAGTTGATAAAGTAATAGTAACACAGTTTAAAGCAGAAGTAAACAACTGAAGTAAAAATTTTTAAAGTTAACCAGAACGGTTGAGAGTAACACAGAAGAAAGGATGATTAATTATATGGACCGGGCTCTAGAATTTACTAGAGCCGCATAGAGTTACAGCAAAATGGAGAGAAGTGCAAGAAGAAGGGCTAAACCGCCTAAAACTACGACGATTGATAATAACCCGGCCACTAAGACCGGGCTTGCATACCAAAGAAAAACCGCCAGCGAAATTATCAGAGCTACTCGCATAGCTCCTCCAAATCCTTCATGAACTCAACTTCTGGAGTGGTATCTTTCCAGTACTGATACTCTTTCTTGAGCTCTTTGGCAGCCTCTACGAGTTTTTTGGCTTCATCCGACGTTATGTGATAAATGTTCATACCAACCAATTTATCAATATGAGCCTTGAACAATTCAGTTTTCTCTAGTTCTGTTACAAGTTGCTTACGAGTTTTTCCTTGAATAACAATTTCGCCCGAAATTACTTGTTTGATGAATTGAGCTTTAGCTACTGCCAAGTTCAACTGAGACAAAACATCTTCACGCTTAAATTCAATTCGTTTTTCAACGAAAATCTTACGGACTTCAACAAAATGTTTAATGAGTTCAGACGCTTTTTGAAACTTATCGTTTAATTTGCCATTTTCATCAATGACCACAATGAACTGTGAAAGTTTTTCAATTAATTTGAAATCTCGCATTACAGCATCGTGACGTTTATCTTCGTCTGTAGGTAACCCGTAATCTTTCTTGAATTTTACTTTAAAGCCGAACCCAGATTTTGAACAATCATCCGTATAAGTAATAAGACCTTTGTCTTCTAATGGGTCGAGTACTTTTTCAATGTAAGTATCACGGTCAAATTTATATGGAATTTCGCTGATATACATCTGTGTAGCTGAAGTGAATTTATATACACCATGTAATTCAACTCCGCCGTCATCAGTCGGAACTATTTTGCCATTAAATTTTGGAAATTCAACTTCCGGCTCTTTGTCAAGCTTTCCTTGCAAAGCGAGTTTAGTGCATTCTACAACTGATTTAAAACTGTGTGGAAGAATATTAGTTGCATATCCAGTAGCAATACCACGAACACCATTCAATAATACGGTAGGAATAACCGGAAGATAGAAAGCTGGCGGTGTATGTTCTTCGTCTTTGTGCTTTGGAGCAATCTCTAAGTCTTTATAAACTTTACGGAAATTGTCAGAAATACGGCAAAAGATATAACGAGATGCAGCGGCTTTTTGTACTAAACGCGAACCAAAGTTACCTTGCCCGTCCAATAAAGGGAAATTGTTATTCCATGTGTTGGCCATTAACGCACCTGCGTCTTGAGCAGAGCCTTCACCATGATGATACCCTAAATCAGCTACTCCGCCAGCGACTGATGCAAGCTTATGAAATTTTTCTTTATTACCTTTACTGAGGTCTAATGCTCGACGAATAACAAACCGCTGTACTGGTTTAAATCCATCAATCATGTTGGGAATTGCACGATTTTCTACCGTGTAGATTGCGAATTCTTTAGCTTCAGTGTCAATAATACTTTGTAAACTTCTTTCATTTAATTGCATATTATTTCCAATTACCAAATGTATGAACTGATGTCAATTATAACACGCGAAAAGAAAAGCGTCATCTGTAGTGCTATAAAATACGAACTTGCGAGAATTATTCCAAATATCACTAAACAAATTGCGAGAATTGACAAAATTTTCATTTAATCATGCCGGTATAAAAGAACAGACGTTCAACCGCTAGAACAGCTATTCCGAAACATATAGCTCCAAGAACTCTTGGCGGAGGGGTTAACCCCTCCCAAATAAACACTCCAGAAGCAATGAACACTGGAGCCATTACCAAGAACACTAATACCCAAATTTGTTTAAATGGACTCATATTAATATCCTGGATAATTTAAAATTGTTTAAACGCGTTAATGACTAAAACTATACCAAGAGTCAATTGTGCAAGAAATTGAGACGCAACAGAAGACTCTTTTGTCACCATAGTAGAAATTGCAAGACCAAACCATATCAACGCAATTGCTAAATTCAACATTTCAAATCCTCTTAATATTTCTGCATAATGAATTTAAAATTATCATTTAACATGCGGTTCATTTCTTCGAGGTTCTGAAATGCATCTTCATGTTTACGAGTGAAAGCTAAAGACAATTGACCTTTACCATGCCCCGTTGTAAGCGGTTTCATTTTTTCAACTGGAACAAATACTACACTATAAATTCGGTGATTATTGCTCAAAGTTCGACCAAGCTGAGAGCGTCCTTGGCGAAATTGCGACAAAGTATTAGAAAACCCTGTTTTAGACCGCTGGCGACCAACATAACTGCGAGATACCGCAAAACCACCATTATTCATAATAAAGTAAAAACCTGGACGAGATAGTTCTTCTTCCATCGGAACGCCACCCACCCAGTCTGCGTTTTTAATTGTGCCAATTACAGTTGCACCAGCTTTTGCCAAAGTTTCGATAGACAAAAATGTACGACGGGTCATATTGATATCCTCAAGTTAAGTAATTTATTATCCTATAATATCACAAATTTTAATTGATGTAAACGGCTATGATAGTTTCCATAACAATAAGCTAAAACAAACACAAATCAATGGGATACATAATATCCAAATTAAACACCAGGCTTTACTGCTCATAATTACCTCTTAGTAATCCGCCAACATATCAACAATAGAATCGCGAAAATATTTAATGTTAATACGTTTAAATTCAATGTCGCTTTGTTTAGCGCCGGAAACAATCATGGAATTAAGCTCAGCTTCCAAAAATTGAAGTTCTTTCACGCATTCGTTTTTGTACTTAGCCATCCCGCGTTTTGCTTTGGCTTTCTTAAGATTAGATGAAGTGAATTCCATTGGTTTATCCTCATTTATTTTGATGAGGTAATAGTAACACATCCTTCCATGGATGTAAACGGCTGATAGTCAAATCATTAAGTACCAACCCTGATACTTGCTTCTTTTGACAATTTTCTTGGTATCTTCTGGGTCTCCAACGAACACTGGGGTAAACTCGAAGCCTCCAGTTAAATTCTCTACCACATCTAATATAATTATACAGTCCGCGACTTGATGATTCAGGAACGGCCCTAGATTAACCCCGTATCCATAGGGAAAGTCACCAGAGTATCCAGTAGTAACTGAAATCCACTTAGAATCTGATTGATGTGTTTTTACTTCAATGCGAAGACCGCAGTATCTTGGATGCGCAAGTACGTCCCACGCGAAGGTGTAAGGGTCATCATGATTTTCTTGACCATGCATTACATAACCATCAACCCATTCTGCGACAGCTTTTTCAGCTAATTGCGCTATCATGCATCTTTTAACTGCAGCTTCTTTATCTTGGTCTGGGTCTTTTGACATCGTGTAATTTACGGTGTCTTTTATTTTAACCCTGTCTTCTGAAGTTAAATCACTCTTCCCGCGGGTAAATGTCGGCAGTTTCTTCAGTCTCAACAATCCCGGATTGTTCTTGTTCATTTTTCTCACCTGTATAAATGTCTTTTACTCGAAGAATACCACAATAAATTCGGTCTTCAAAATTCAAACTTTCCTGGTTTGAGAGAGCAAACTGCACATGTTCTTTACCAATAAAAACATTATCACAGGTCAGTACACCATCAACATTCGGGTCAATCACTACGTCCAAAGCGTACACATTTTGAGCTTCGTGGTTACCATGAAGGCGTGATTCATTAATTTTCGAATCAGAAACGTTAATCCAATTAATCATAATCATCTCTTAAAGAAAAAAGGGACCGAAGTCCCTTAGAATTAAATTAGTGATACGACGGTATTAGAACGTACCCCATTTGCTAGTTACATCTTCAATTACTTGATATTTACATGTACGCATTTTAGCATCGCCGTAATCAACCGGGATAGATACTACATCACGCGGATGGACTTTAACTGAAACAATACGGTCACTAGAACCACGGAAATAGCTAATATAACTCTTAGAGCAAACGTGCAATCCAGCTGAACACGTACGTTCGTCGTCTTCATCAACCTGGTTACGAGCCATTTCTACAGTAACCCCAGGGGAGTTATCAAAAGTGCGGCTATGGCAATCTTTGTAGTTTTCAGTAACAACTTTCCAAGCGATAAAATGTCCGTCATCGGTGATTTCAATATCATTCGCAACCAAGAAATCAAACAGACGAGCTACAGCTTTGCGGCTTGGGTTTTCCATCAAATTTTCAAGGAAAGGCATATAGAATTCGAAGTTCTCGCCCTGTTCCATGGATTTCAGGATACGCTCTGTTAGACCAGATTTAATTTCGATGTCTTTATAGAACAGACGGCCTTCGTCAATTTTAACATTACCTTTGACGTAAGAGGTCAAACCTTTTTCAGCGTTAACGATTTCCAATGCGCCTTCAATATCACCATCAATCAAGCGCTGCAGAGCAATTTTAAACCCAGGGAGTTTATCATCTGCCGGATAAGTTTTATGAGTGCTCAAATCGGTAATTGAGATAAATTTATTAGAAGCGTTCCAGATATATTCTGGCGCAGCGACCGGAGTTTCAACTGCTTCAATTTCTTCGACTTCTGGTTTAGTTTCTTGAGCCATTTCTTTAACTACGCGGCGGATAGTATCTACTGAACAGTTGAAGTGTTTAGCAATCCAGTCTCGTTTGTAGCCTGAATCAACGTAATCAACGATAGACAATTTCTGAGAACGAGTAAACATTTGTACGGCCAT